AGGGCGATAAAATGGGAAGAATGAGAGGATACAGTGCAGACGTACAATACCTAACTCTTGTCAAAGAAATTCTAGAAGAAGGCTATTACGATCAGAACCGCACAGGAATGCCTACCAAAAAGATTTTCGGATGGGACTTCGAATTTGATTTACAAAAAGAATTTCCTATTTTGACTACCAAGAAGGTTGCCTTTAAAACAGCAGTTGAAGAAATGCTCTGGATTATGAACGGAAATAATGACGTAAATGATCTTGAAAAGAAAGGTGTTAAAATTTGGAGAGAATGGATGCAAGACGATGGCACTATTGGTCGTGCTTATGGCTACCAGATTGCGAAATACGATCAGGTTAACAAGCTTATCCATACACTAAGAACAAATCCACAAGATCGTGCTATGATTATCAGCCTTTGGAACATCGAAGACTTGCCATACATGGCTCTTCGCCCATGCGCGTTCATGACAATGTGGGATGTAACGGATGGATACCTGAATTGTACGCTAGTGCAACGTAGCGGAGACGTTGGCTTGGGTATTCCATTTAACATGACGCAATATGCCGTTTTCATTCACATGATCGCTCAGGTGACAGGTCTGAAAGTTGGCAAGTTCAAACATTATATCAATAATGCTCATATCTACGAAAATCATTTTGCTCCATTGACTGAACAACTCTCTCGCGAACCACTTACGCCTCCTAAGTTCTGGATTAATCCAGAAATTAAGGAATTCAAAGACTTCACAGTAAACGATGTCAAGTTAATTGACTATCGCTCTCATGATTCAATTTCGATGGAGGTGTCAGTATAATGAAATGTATAAATTGTGGGAACGACATTACTTTGTTTTATGTTGACTCAGATGTGGCAGGAAGGATTGATGTTGGCTTTCAATGTGATGATTGCGACTTAGTTGTATGGACTCATAAGGTGGAACGTGCGTCAAAGGTGTTTGAATGATACATTTGATCGCGGCGATGGATAGAAACAGAGGAATTGGGAAGAATAACCAACTCCTCTGGAATCTTCCAGAGGATATGAAACATTTCAGAAATATGACAAATGGTAAGATTGTATTGATGGGACGAAAGACACACGAATCAATTGGTAAAAAGCTTCCCAACAGAATTAATCTTATTATGACTAAAGATAAAGAGTACTCCTCTGATGGTTGCTATATCATAAATTCGCTTGAGGAATTCTTAAAGCTTTATGATGATGAACTACTAGAGCCAGAAGACGATGTATTTATCATCGGAGGAGCAGAAATTTACGAGATATTCATGCCTCTTGCAGAACGTTTACACATTACAATTATTGACCATGTATTTGAGGACGCTGACGCATTTTTTCCTAAAATAGATGAAGATAAATGGGAGGTTACATCTATCAGAATCGGTAACGAAGATGGCAATAGCCCCTATGATTATAGTTTTATTACATTGACTCTAAAAAGTAGTTGACAGACTAGTCTGATAGTGTTATGATATAGATAACTTGGCAGTGGTTTCCTTTAAATTCCTTGTAGGGGGCGATTATATGTTCAATGTAACAATCGAAGACAAAAGGAAGTTTATCGACTGGTTTCTGTACTATTACCCATTGGCAGATGCAAAAGTTCGAGACTTACTGCTTTATTTAAGAAACAACTTGCTTGATCGCGTCCATTTTATTGATGATGTCCGTTACATCCCAAGGGGGTTCTTGTTTTCCTCAAAGGAGAGTAAGATGCCTACATTTAAGTTTTATAGAAAAGGGGTTGCCAATACTTCAAATGTTGATACAGCACTAAAATATATCCATTTGAATCCAGAGGCTGAATTTTATGTCAGAATATATTTTAGAGATAGCAACAAATCGCCAGAGTATATGGGCGTTTGCATAAACAACACCTTCGTTGATGAACATGAGAATGATGTTCATGATGATCTTTATGCGACTTTGTTTTTAGCAACATCTATTAAAATTGCTAACATCAATCGTTTACGACAAATGATTGATGAAGCCATAGACAATGGTGACGAAAAAGCATTCATGAAATTATCTGCCGAACTTCAACAGCTTGAAGAGCAGGATGTTAACATGTGTGATTCTAACTATTCATAATATTCACTCGGGCAAAAATGGTAGGAGATAAGTCCTACCATTTTTTTATCTTCTGATGTATTGACAAATCCTCTAATTATTGCTAGACTGTAGTTAGAGGTGATACATTATGACGGTAAAGTCTTCCGTTACACTTGGGCAGATTCAGGAATATGTAAAAGAGGTTGAAGTAACAAAAAAATGGGATAAGCAAATTGGCTCTTTTGGTGGGCTTCTTCTGGTGGAAGAACTGACCGAAATTCAAGAGGCAATGGAGCTTCACTCCAATCTGAGCCAACGCATTGGTCGCGTAGCAAAAGCAATTCGCAATCAGGAAGTCGGTCGCTTTGGTCATGACGAGATCAATAATAGCGATCAACAAAAACTTGAAGCTATTGGCGATGAATGTGCTGATGTGCTTTTCGCTATTGTTAAGGTAGCTAACTACTATGGTCTTGACCTTGCAACTCATTATCATAGATTGCAATACAAAATTAAGGATAGATTTCCTGAATTAAAAGAAAAAGATATGAAAGTCATTTTACTACAATGTGGAAATGTCAATGTTGTGAATTGTGTTTCTTGCAACAAAACTCACGTTGGCATTCCTTCTTTGATCGAAAACCGCGCTGATAAGGTTGGGTGGTTTGTATGTCCCGTCACTGGAAATAAAATTCTCATACCAAAGGATTGATAAAACAGGAGTTCCAGTACGCAACGCAGTTCTCGAAGCTAACGATAAACTTTAAAGGGAGATGTCAAAAATGAAAACAATCTTTGAAATGATGCGTAAGCGCCAAAATAAAATTCTTCGTGTTGATGCCTATGGGTTTTCTCATAACATGTTGAAGATTGACACGTCTTTCGAGGTGTCGCACATGTACAATCGTCGCAGACCACAAATCCTCTTCTTATTTTCGCATTATGTCGCTGAGGCGTTTGGTACGCCTATCACGATGGAAGATGTTGATGAGGCGCACGAAATCGCAAAAGAAATGGGATTGGTCTTTCCGCGTCATATTTTTGAACGTGTTGTAAATGAATTCAAAGGGTATTTTCCTATCAAGGTAGAGGCGTTGCCTGATGGTTTCTATTGCCCTGTAGGTACACCCTTCTGTCAAATCTCTAATGTAGCTAAGGATTTTGATGATCTAAATGCATTCATTGCATGTCTTGGACACGCAGGTTTTGGTGAACTTGTCTCTTGGGATGAGGCATATCTGATGAAAGCTTACTTTCCTGCCGCCGCCGCTACTCACGCATTCGAGATGAGGGAATATCTCGAACAACAATGCAAAGAACATGGGTACGATTGGGAGCAATTTAAGTGGCGTTTCCATTCTTTTGGCTATCGCGGACATGCTTCTGAGCAAAACGCGGCACTCGCTGGATTGGCTTGGAATATGTCTCTGTTCGGAACTGATGACATCCACACAAAACAATATTATCGTAAAGCTCCTGTTGGCTCTGTGGCGGCTTCTGCACACAAGGTTGTCCAGCAGTTCGATGATGAACTACAGTCCTTCCTGTATGGTGTAGATGCTGTTGCAGAGGCGTTCCATCAGCGCGGTGAAGGTTCTCCCATCTTCCCTTTCCCTATCGACACATACAACGCGAATAATGTGATTCAAAATTACATTCCTGTTGTTGCGAAGTATGCGGCTGAAAAAGATGTTCGAATTACGCCTCGCCCTGATAGCGGCAATGTCATTCAACAAGCAATCGACATCTATCATGTTGCGCAAGAGCATGGTCTGACTAATGTGAGTGTAATCATTGGCGAAGGAATGTCCTTTGAACAAGTCAAAAAGTATGATGCTATCTTGCTTGAAAACAACGTTCCTTTGAACTTTGTGCTGTATGGCATTGGGGCAGGATTTTACACTCATCTTACTCGCGACTATTTGGGATGGGCGATGAAAACTTCATTCTCTAACAAAGATAGCCGTATGAAGTTTTCTGAAGTTCCTATTAAACAATCAATTCCAGGAATTGTCAAGCTGTTTATTGACGAAGAGATGAACATGGTCGTTGATTATAGCAACGATGGAAAGTATGCTGGCGCTATCAATGCTGATAATGGATTGTATAATATCCTCTATCATTTTGATGGCTCTACAGACAAGCCCTTTGTCAAGGTCTTCACCATCGAAGAAAATCATATGCAGATCGAATCTCAGCGTGAAGCACGTGTAGCTGACACCATTGTCATTGCTCCTGCAATCAAGGAAGAGATTAAGCGCATTCGCGCATTACATGGGCTGTCCTAATATACCCATTTATGTTTAAACTCACTCCTGAACTTTTAAAAAGGCTCAGGAGTGGGGCAAATGCAAAGATCACCTATAGGATTTTGCCAAGGAGGGAAGGTAATGGAAAAACAATTTAAAGCTGGCTTCATGGTTGGACGCTTCCAGCATATCCATAAAGGGCATCAGGAAATCATTGAGCGCGGCATCAATTCGTGCGAAAAGTTTGTGGTATTTGTAGGCTCCTCTCAGGAGAGTGAAACACGACAAAACCCTTACAGTGCCGCTGAGCGCATTAAGCTTATCAAGAAGATTTATGGCGACCTTGTTGAAGTTATCCCATTGCCTGACATCACGACCCCTGATGACATCAGCGAAGCATGGGGTAAATACGTAATGGAACAGGCGACAATGGCTCTTGGTGAACATCCTGACTACATGGTCACTGGTAGCGGTGACAGTCAAAGCCTATGGTTTACTGAAGATCAGTTGACCTTCCAAAAAGGCAGAGATATGGCAAGAATGTATTTTGACATCGTACCGCGAAGCAACACGCCCATCAGCGCAACTGAAATGCGCCATTATCTGCTGACAGATAACTTCCAATCGTGGAAGCAGTTTGCAGACATTCGTATCCATTGCAAATTTGAGTGGCTTCGCCTGTTGCTTCTTATAGTCGAGTATCACAATTTGAGAAGAAAGCTTATCGTCAAAGACGAAAGTGAACTTGATGATGCTAATTTCTAACTCATAGGAGGGTTATATACAACAATGGAACAAAAAGCATATATGGACATCGTTCGCCTTGGACACAAAACCACGCAAGGGATTCTGAACGATGGCGACCACATCGTGGTTCAAGAAAAGCTGGATGGCGCAAATGCATCCTTTTGTCTGAACCCTGCGAATGGCGACCTTGCGGTATTCTCTCGCCGCACAAAACTTGATGAGAGCAACACTCTTGGAGGCTTTTATGGATGGGTAATGGACAATATCGCTGGCAAAGTCCTTCGCCCTAACACGATCTACTTTGGCGAATGGCTGAATCCCCACAAGGTCAAATACCCTGAGAAGACATTCTACCTGTTTGACCTGTACGATGTAAGCACTCATCGTTACCTTCCCTTCGAAGAAGTCAGGAATGAGGCTCAGAGACTGCATCTGAATTTGATTCCTGTTTTCTACGAGGGAGTATACCAAGGTTATGCTCATCTGGAGCAGTTCGTCGGCAAGACACTGATTGGCGGCAAGCTTGGCGAAGTGGAGCAGGGTGAAGGAATCGTTGTCAAAAATGTAACTTTCATCAACCAATTTGGCAGACAGATGTTTGTCAAGATGGTCACTGAGGCTTTTGCTGAGGTGCAAAAACAAAAGTTGCCAAAAGACCCTAATAAACCAAAGAGCAAAGAACGTTTATTCGTAGACACTTACGTTACCAAGGCACGTGTTGAGAAGTTCCTGCACAAACTTGTTGATGAGCAGGTATTGGATGCTCAATGGGGTATTGAAGATATGGGTGTCGTTCTCAAAGAGCTAAACCATCGTATTTATGATGATCTTATAAAAGAAGAAGCCGACTATCTGCCGAGTGTATACGACACCAGAGAGCTTCGCAAAAGCCTTAGCACAGTTATGCCAAATTTTGTCAAAGAAATTATCAAGGAGAGACAAAAAGATGAAAATTGTTGATAAACGCGTAAACAATAAAAGGGCGAATTTCGGCTCCTTTGTTGTCCTAGACGATGAATCCTATCTATTCGTTACTAACTACTCTTCCTTTGAAAAAGCTTATCCTGTCAAACTGTTCTCTATAGATTCTGGATTATTCGTAGAGGGTGTCGGTTCCCTTGATGAGCTTTACATTGGAAGGTGTATTGGCGACCACTTAATAAAAGATATTATAACATCGAGCGAAGCAACTCTTGTTATTGGGGAGGAGGGCGTTTAGCCCTCTCTTTCTCCAAAAGGTAAATGTATAAACTAAGGAGGTTGGAGAACATAAATGAAAGAAATAATACAAGATTTGTTCTCTGTTGATGATTCTTATTTTTTAGCTCATTGTATTTCAGCAGATGCCCGCATGGGTGCGGGGATTGCAGTTGAATTTGTTAAACGTTTCCCTCAAATTACACGTCTACGTAATGATTGGCAGACCTATAATGCTGTGGGCACATGTCGAAAAATAGGAAGAGTATTTAATCTTATCACTAAATATAGAGCTTGGGATAAACCAACCTATGGAACTCTTACTCGCTCCTTGGAGGATATGAAACTGAAAGCGATTGAGAAGGGTGTTGCGAAAATTGCGATGCCACGAATTGGCTGTGGTCTAGATGGTTTACAATGGCACATAGTGAGAAATGTTATTGAAGATGTTTTTGACGACACTGAAATTGAAATACTTATTTGCAAACCAGAACAAGGGAGATGATACAATGAGTGAATTTGAAAGAAATATCATTATCAGCGATCAGATTACACCTCAGTTGGCAGGTGATATTATTAAACGTATTCAAGATATCAATATCTTTGATTCTCAAGAAGAGGATGAAGTAGAAGCGAAACGTTCTATCTTGGCTGAACAGATTAAATCACGTACAACAGGCTCTGATGAAGAAGTGTATTCACTTGTGGATTTAATACTCCCTCCTTATCAACGCGAACCGATAATTATTACCGTTAATTCCATTGGAGGCAATGCATACGATGGCTTTGCAATTATTGGTGCTATGGAGATGAGTGAGACTCCCATTTACACTGTTTGCACTGGTTCCGCTATGAGTATGGCTCTATTGCTCTTTGTAGCTGGCGATGTGCGCTTTGCTCATAGAATGGCTACGTTCATGTATCACGACTCTAGCTGGGGCGGTGGAGGCACTAACACGCAAATGCAACGTCATATAAAGGAAATTGAGCGTTTAAATAAAGTATATGATAATTACTTGCTAGAGAATACTTCACTCCCACAAGAGTTGCTTGACGATGTTCGCGGCAAGGTTGACAATCTATTTTTTGATGCTTATCAAGCGCAAGAGTATGGTGTTGCTGATGTTGTACTTCCAGATGATAACACAGTAAATATCAAAGTAATTGCAGAGCAATTACTTGCAGAAGCCGAGGGGAGCGAAAAGAATGAAAAAAATGCTCTCTAGGTATGGACGCACTTATCCTTTACCTCTTCTATTCAAAAAGTAACTTTTCGTGGAGAGAAACATCTGCTATATGCTAATTTGAGCTTGACAAAATAGAAGATTGATGTTAAAATTATTGATGTAGACCTCAATTGGAGGATGCGTCAAATGATGATGTTGCTTATACAATTTGTATCTCTTATAACCCCTTTCGCTTTAGCGCTAGGGGTTATAGGGTACATATTGAAAATAGGGAGGGAACATGGAGAGAAAAAACGTCAAAGTTCTTGATAAATGGGTTGCCATTCGTGATTCAGTCAAAAAAGGAAATAACTTTTTTACTATTGGCAAAGACCTTCGAAAGCCCACTGCAAAAGGAAAAGATGAACCAGAAATCATTGCTGTTGTTAATCCGAGTGGGGATAACCCAATCCATTTTGGCTTAGATGATCTTCTTTTTGGCCTTTCCCAGCTTTTTGGGAAAGAGGTTTTGGCAAAAATGCTTGATGTTCCCACTAATCCTGATATTATTGAAAGTAAAAAAGGAGATGGGAAAAAGCAAAGGGAAAATCCAGTATGGATTCCAGAGGTTAACCCTGATGTTATAACCATCTATTCTGATGGAGCAGTAAGCGGAAACGGCACACCTGATAGCTATGGTGGATGGGGCGCAGTAATGCTTTATAAAGGCAAGGAGAAAGAGGCGTATGGCTCTGTAAATGAACCTACCACTAATCAACGAACTGAGCTTTTAGCCGCTATAATTCCTCTCGAAGAAATTAAAACAACTTCTATCCCAATCGAGGTATATACTGATAGTGCTTATCTCTACCATTGCTTTCAAAATGATTGGAGAGAAGTGTGGGAGAAGAATGGCTGGATAACTTCAGATAAGAAACCAGTAGCCAATCGTGATTTGTGGGAGCGACTGTTTGCCGCTATTGACAGACAGCGCAGAGTAAAGTTCTTTAAAGTCAAAGGCCACGCAGGAATCCCACTCAATGAGAGAGCAGATAAATTGGCTCTCAAAGGAAAAGAAGAGGCAAAACAAAAAAGGGGGTTATAATATGTCTAAAAAAACTTGGACGACTATTGAGGTGAACGATGGTCAAGTCGAAGTATCCCCCAATCATGATGAATCTTGGGAGGTATCAAGCAAGTATGTAGATTCTATCTGCTTGTATATCAACAACAAATTCTCAGAAACTTCATCAGGCATTGGGTTATCTGTAGAAGAGGCGTGTCAATTAGTAAAAGCTTTAAATTTTGCAATTGCCGCTGTTGAGCAATGGAAAACCTTCAATAGAAAGGATAGATTCGATGTTTAAGAAAATTGCTGAGAATATTCGAACAGCTATTAATTGGTTCATTATTGCTGTGGCTATTGTAATGCTTGTTGTCTTTGTGGCTAAGATGTTTACAGTGGCAGTTGCATTGATTGCTGTCATTATTACGGTAGTTTTTGCTGTATATTACACTGGCTACTTTGTGGGCTTCTACAAAGGTAAAAAGAAAGGGGTTAAAAAATAATGAAATTCTTCAATGTGTTTAACGAAAAATACGAGCAACATGCCCAAGCGCTTTGGGTGGGAGTAATTCCTGTCCTGATTGTTTTCTTCACCCTGTTCAGCCTCGTACAATTCGTCCTATGGTGTGTTGGTGCAATAATCGTTTTGATTGTTCTGTATGCCGCTTCCGTTCACGTTGGTAGATGGCTGATTGCTATGTACCATAAGATGGTGAAATGATATGAAGGTTAAAAAGTGCATTTACTGTGATTCCAAGAATATTAAGTTCAATGCAAAATTGCAGGAGAACAATTGCAGTGATTGCGGTGATAGCTTTACCGCTGATGACATTAAGGTGGAGTCTGGTCAGAAATCTACCAGAAAACGTCTGAAGACTTCGAAAGGGTGGTAGACATTGAATGCTAGTTTCATCTCGAAATTCGCACTTGTAGGCGAAATTACGTCTGGTTCGCTCTATAATCAAGTTACACGTACTATTGAGGTTTTTGATGAGAAGCCAACTGAGTCACAAGTTGCTGAAGCCCTTCGTTTAGCAACCGAGATGCTAGATAGCAAAGGTTCGTGCATTCTCACAGCTCAAGTTTACCCAATCTATTATCGTAAAGGTATAGAGAGTAACATTCTTTTAAGGGGTTGGGTAAGCTTTTAAAAAAAGAGCCTGATACATTATGTATCAGGCTTTTCCCAACTTAAATAGGGGGTAATCAAATGAATATACCATATCAAATGTTTACTAGTATATTTTATTTATTATATAAGCGCGGAATAATAACAAAAGAAGAATATTTAGAGGTTGCAACGGCAGGAAAGCCACGTGGCTCTATGGAAGAATTCTACGAGAAAGTGTTCGAGATAGCAGATAGAGAGTAGGTGATTATTCTGTCTAAGATTGATGAAAAACGTTACGAGAATCAAATAAGCATAATGAAGCTCGTTAAGAGCAATCGTGAATGGCTATCTAAGACTAATTACGATATGCAACAATTTGATTCTAAGTTTAGCGAGTTAACCTCCATCTTCCGCGAGGTAATAACTGCTGAGGACGAAGAGATAGAGGAAACTATTTCTAAAAAATTAAAGGAAATGGCTAAGGATTACCTTGCTTCTATCCATCCCTACAGAAGATTCTCCAGTCTTCACAATCATACCAACCGAAGTTTACTGGATGCTATTGGTACGCCAGAGCAGATTGTGCAACAAGCTTATGAGTTAGGGTTTAATGCTGTCGCTCTTACTGAGCATGGCAACATGTTCTCTATGATTGATGGTTACAAGAAGGCGAAGGAATTGGGTATTAAGTACATATTCGGCTGTGAAATTTACGAATGTGACGATATGTACGATAAACGCCCTGAAGTGCTTTATGATAGATACCACTTGATTTTGCTTGCGAAGAACAAAACTGGTGTAGAAAATCTATTTAAAATCGTTACAGCAGGACAAACTGACGGCTTCTATGGTAAGCCGCGTGTTGATAGAAGGTTCCTTGCAGAACATTCTGAGGGGCTTGTCTGTTTGTCCGCTTGTTTAGCAAGTAGAATCTCACGCTTGCTAGTTAACGACAGATGCCCTTGTTGCCACGATAAGCCAGAAGAAGGCGGCGATTGTGTAAGCTTTGAACCTGATTGGGAGCAAGCTAAAAAGGAAGTTGAGATTTACAAGAGTATTTTTGGTGATGATTTTTATATTGAACTTCAAAATCATAGAAGCGATGCACAGCATCGTTCCAATAAAAGAAATCTGAAGCTGGCTCTTGAAACTAATACGGAATTTACCATTACATTTGACTCCCATATGTTGAACGAGAGCCAAATGAAGATGCATTCCACATTCGTTAAAATGGGGCAAGATAGAGAAGCGGGCGAAACTTATCTTGACTGTTGGCAGACAGACATTGATGGTATTCACGCTATCATGGATGCACAAATTGGGCGTGAATACGTGCTACAAGCAATCGCCACCTCTGATAAAATTTCTGCCGAAGTCAACTTTGAGTACGAATTACATCAAGACCTTATGCCACACGTCAAAATTCCTTCCACTTTTAAGGATGACAGGCAATACTTGAAGCACCTCATCAATGAGGGTTGCAAGAAGCGTGGCATTGACAAGCTTCCTGCTGACATTCGCAAGGTATGCTATGATCGTCTAAGATATGAATTTGAAGTTCTAGACTATTTAGACTACTGTTCATATTTCATCATGCTCAATCAGCTTGTGACAAAACTCAGAGAGCGTGAGGTTCCGCTTGGATATTCACGTGGCTCTGGCGGTAACTCTTACACCCTTTATGTGATTGGGGTTACTGAGGTTGATTCGATCAAGTGGGATTTGGACTTCTCACGCTTCGGCAATAAAGGGCGTAAAGGTTCACCTGCTGACTATGATATGGACGTATCACAGCTTCGTAGAGGGGAGGCTATTGAGGTTGCGGCTGAATTGTTTGGCGAAGAAAACATTTGTCAGCTTGCAACTTTTAACTCTCTGACTCCTAAAGTTGCATTTAAGGATTTAGCAAAAGTATTCCATGCAGAGGGAGTCTATAACATTCCGTACAAAAAAGCAGAGGCTATTTCTAAGCTGATACCTGACGACCCTAGTAAAAAAATCCCTATTGCAGAAGCGCTAGAAATCAGCCCTCAGCTTGCGGCATACAAAGAGCAGTATCCTTTGATATTTGAGTACATTGAACAACTTCAATACGCCCCTAAGAGTGTTGGTTGTCATGCGGCGGCTGTTATCATTGCACCAAGACCTGTCGTAGAGTTCGCTCCATTGATGTACAACGAAAAAGGTAATATCATGATGCAACTAGAGATGGGCAATGCAATGGATGACATTGGCTTGGTTAAAATGGACTTCCTTGGACTCGTCACTGTCGATGTTGTAGACTATACGCTAAAATTTGCTGGTCTAACATGGAAGGATATTGACCTCGCAACAATGGATTTGGATGACAAGGCTGTCTTCTCTGAGATTTATGGCAAAGGCAGAACGCTTGGCATTTTCCAAATGGAATCTAAAGTTGCACAAGAGATGTTCCGCAATATGCAACCTGATAACATTAACGACATTTTTGCTGTTAATGCCTTGAATCGTCCAGCTATTCTTAATGTTGGTATGGATAAAATTTACATTCAAAATAAGCATGACAAAAATAAGATAAGGTATGCTCATCCTGATCTGGAGGAGCCATTCGCTCCAACCTATGGTGTTATGTTATATCAAGAACAGGCACTAAAGGTATTCTCTATAGCTGGTTTTCCAGAGGATGAAACTGACCAAGCAAGACGTGCTATAGGCAAGAAAAAGCCGAAAGTCATGGCAAAGTTGTATGCTCAATTCAAAAGTGGTTTGGCAAAGCGTAATTGGACTGAGGAGGCTGTCAAAGAAATCTGGGATTTGATTAAAGCTCAGGCTGACTATTCCTTTAACAAAGGTCACTCCACTGCCTATGGCTTGCTGTCATACGTCACAGCGTGGCTAAAATACTACTATCCAGTAGAGTTTATGTGCGCACTGTTGATATCTGAAATTGGCAACTATGAACAAATCACCAAGTATATCGACGAATGTAAAAAAATGGAGATTCCAGTACTTCCTCCTGATATCAATAAGTCTGAACGACATTTTTCTATCGTTGATGGCAAAATTCTGTTTGGACTTGAAGCGATTAAAGGTGTTGGAGCTAAGGCGACTGATCTGATTCTCTTTGTCCGTGAGTCAATTGGAAGATTCGATAACCTTGAGCATTTCTATCACATTATGGAGGGAATCAATGATGACATTAATTTTCTCCAAAGGTTTAATTCGCGCAATGCTCCACTTGAAGCTGTTAATGCTGAGCTAGAAGAAGGTATACAGAAGATCAAGAAAATTGATTCTGGTACGATGATAGCCCTCATTAAGAGTGGTGCATTTGGCTCTAATATTGATGAAATTCTTGTGGAATTTGCTCATCTTCAATTTCCAAAAAGACAATATAAGCCTGTGGTGGGACTTCCTACTAAGAAAGTTTGCTTTGAAACTGGTCTTGCTACTTCTGAAGAAGAATGGAAGAAACATAAAGATGTAATTCTGGCACGTTACAACGCCAAAAGGGAGGAAGCGTTCATAGTAGAGCAAAATGAGCGCTTAGCCAAGCATCTTGAAGAGTTTGAAAGCAAATACATGGCAACGCCCGAAATGTATGAGTTTCAAACTTTGTCGATTTTCCTTAGTGGAAGTCCATTTGACCATGTGATGGAACACTTTAAGGATTTTGACTTAGTTGACGATGGAGAGCCAATTACGATTGCTGGTACGATTGCCACTCTTCAACGCAAGAAGAGTAAAAAGAAAGACGGCAAGCAATATGCTAGGCTTTCAATCCTGACTGTCAAAAATGGTGTCATCGAAGGCATTTGTTTTAATAAGCAGTATGTGATGTATCAGGATTTATTAGTCAAAGGCAATAACGTTGTTATTCTTGCCGAAAAAGATGGTGATGGCTTTAAAGTTAATAAGATGAAGTCTTATGATGTCTGGAAGGCCGAAAAAGGCATCAAGTAACCATTGACAATCTACCGATAATTATGATAATATAAAAGGGAGGTCGGTCTTACTGACTTCCCTTTTAAAAGGAGGAGGTGAATTTATGCATGTTAGCATAAGAGGAGAAGGAAGGGGCATTGAAGTAACCTATGTTCCTAATAGCGCAGAGATTGGGATTTTGAATACAATCAATGGGTTCGCTGACAAGGGTTTTGCAAAAGATGTGAATGTTGAACTTTCAACTCTAGAACATAACGCCCTTTACAACCTGAAGTGTAACGGCTTTATTAAAAATGTATCTGACTCTATGTACAAAGAAGTATGGGTTTTGACACATCTTGGTAAGGCTATAATCACTCATCTTAATCAGGAGGCAAAATAATTGAAAAAGACATTATCTTTGACTGCTTGTGTAGCTCTTCTGCTTTTCGGCTGTGGAACTACCACAGCAACGACAGAGGAAGCTTTGCGTTTTGCTGAGCTTTCTAAGTATGAACAGCCACAAATTATAACTGATACAGAAACAGGATGCGAATATCTTTATATTAAAGGCACTCATGAGGGTGGGCTTACAATTTTACTTGATGAAAATGGAAATCCATCAGGATGTAAAGGATTACAAAAGTCAGGCGGTGAACAGAAATGACTAATGAGCAACTTGAAAATTTGAAAAGGCTTGAAGCAAGCCTACCCAATGAACTTGTAGCGCAAACTTACTATAGCCAAGGTATGCAATGTTATTGTGTAATAGGCTATGCGCTTCATTATCAATGCAATGTTGACCTCGATAGATTGATGACAATGAATGATTGGATTGATACGTACAACAATTATTCAGGAATGCTCCAAGAGGTCTACGGCCTATCAATCGAAGAGTTGCGTGATCTCCAAGACATAAACGACCATTCTTACGAGAATGGCAAACATGAACGCGCTATAGCTGTTAAAGCATATCTTGCACGACTCATTAAAGAAAAGGAGGCTGAAATCCAATGACACAACCAAATATGACGATTGTTGAATTCGCCAAAAATGTCCTTGGCTTCGATCTCACCGAAGAACAAGAAGCAAAACTTGTTACTTTTGCAAAGGGTGGCACTGTTACCTTTTCAAAAGATGAAGATGGGGCAATGCTACTAGAGATCACTGCAAAATATCACAACTACAAAGGATAAGTGGTGGTATAAATGTGGGATAATATCTTAAATGTACTTGGAAGGTGGAGTAAAAAGACTCCACCTATCTTTCTTCCTCTGTGGCTTTTCATAGGTATCGTTACTGCTTTTGCTATTGTATTACCTATGTGGCTGATAGGGTTTTGGTCTTGCATCACTTGCAAAAGAATATTTTGGATGAAGTATAAAAGAAAACGAATAGTCTATGATAGAAGTGATTGGGGTTTGGAAAATCCAAAATCTCAATGTGTCACTTGCCACTCTAAATATTCAAACAAATAATCGGAAAGAGGGATGCGTATGCTTCGATTTATCATTGGCATATTTTTAATGGTGCTATCCTTTGCATTGATTGAAGACATGGTAAGTGCAGGATGGGATGTCAAATTGTCAGCACTTATCTTTCTGCTTATTAACATGGTTGGCTGGAAAGTTGCTAAATCTGGCATAAGATTGTGACAGAGATAAGTGCACTCTGTCACAATTCTGTCCAACAGGAGGAAGGAAAATGGACATAAACAACATTGTTTACTTTGGCGAAAAAGCTGTAGAAGTGGATTCTTTACCAGATAACTCTGTGACTAAAGAACAATTCCAATCAGCACGTATGAACAGCTATGCCTTTGAAAAGATTCTGCCGAAACTCAATAATGAAGCATTAAAATATGTGGTTGAGCATCACCTTGTAAATTGTAGACGTGAACCTAGGTCTACTTATGACTGGAGTATGAAAACGAATCTGATCCCTGAGTTGTTGAGGAGAATGTCAACACCTAAGAAAGTGTGGATTGTTACGCATGGAAACTACGAAGAACAAACTACTGAATTCATTTTGGGTAATAAAATAGAAGCAGATAAATTATATGAGATTCTAAGTAGTCAAAGTCACTATTATAATACTCCAGAAGAGCATGACCTATACAGTAAAGCTTCTGATGTTTTGGGCGAAATGTAAAAAAGGAGAGATTAAATATGAACGTACAGAAAGAATATCACGCTATGTTTTCCCTGTTAGATGCTAAAGTTCGCGAAAAAATGAAGGCTAACCTTTCCTCCCATGAAGCAGACTGCTTTTTGTACCTTATAAGTCATGGGGAGATGACATTATCAAATGTCTATATTTTCCATAGGATTGCAAATTTTGCAAAAAGTGTTGGACTAGATGTTAGACAATCTACTAAACTTCTAGACGAAGAAGTAGAAGAAAGTGCAGTGCTTTTTCTCGAAATTGTCTAATAGGCAATTTCGAGAAAACAAAACTTTTAGCGAAAGGAATAAAATTGCATGAAAGCCAAGGGGACAACACTTTTAGACGATGATAAGCTTGCTGAGATCGCGAAAAAGTATGGGTACAGCGTTGCGGCTCATATTAAAGAGCTTGTAACTAAACGTATTACTGGAACTGATATTGACAAATGCCATTTCAACGTTATCAAGGCGTTAGATGAGTGCGAACTTCCTTATCGTATAATCAATAGATGTAGGATGGAGAAGTTCTTCATTGTTTTTGATAGCGATGAGACACCATTCTAATTCTATAAAAGTGCCGTTTTAACGAGAAAAGGATGGTGGGGGAATTGTTCGTCAACAGAGATTGGACACGATCTGAGCATGATGATTTTGCTTTGAATGTATCTCGTTATATGGGAAAGTATGATTGGGCAACGCCTATTTATAATATTAATGGAATTGTAATAGGATGGAAAATAAAACCTGCATACGAATAAGGAGGTTCCACACATGGACATCAGAAGCGGTTGTACCTACCCCTTGTCTGCATTGTCTAACTTCGCTCCGCATCCGTTTGAAATTGATGGAGTTGAATGTTACAGCATGGAGGGATTCTTACAGAGTCTTAAATTCAAAAATATCGACATGCAAGAACATGTTTGCAAACTTGTTGGCATCAAAGCCAAGATGAAGGGTAAACGCAAAACTTGGTGGAAGGAGCAGAAGCTTTATTGGCGAGGGCAAGAAATTGATAGACACAGTCAAGAGTATCAAGACTTGTTAGACAGAGCATATCTGGCTCTTGCGAAAAACACTGGCTTCCGCAAAGCTCTGTTGGCAACTGGCAATGGTGTGTTGAAACATTCAATAGGAAAAAAAGATGCGCACCAAACAATCTTGACTCAGAAAGAGTTTTGTTCACGTCTTATGTGGATTCGCGATCTTTTACAAAGGGGTGAGATATAATGCTTGACTACATAAAACAGGAAATAGATAAGCTTCCACAGGAAAAACGCAATGACCAACGACAAATCAAAAAAATTATAAACAAAGCTATAAAGAGAGAAAGGAAGCCTAAAATGAGTCAATCTACCATTGATTTTTTTAGCATGATGTCCATTTGTATTCTTGGCTTTGCCCTGTTAGTTGGATGCTTTATTATCGCCTCTAATTTCAAGGAGATTCCCATTTACTCCATTCAGTACACGCTTCCCACTGGAGAAGTCAAGTTCTATCATGCGGCGCAAGTATCAAGCGAAGATGGTACTTGGAGTTTCTATGACATGGATGCTAAGGAGTACATTTCTATTAGCGGAAGTGTTCAATCAAAGTATCTTGGTACGAAATTAGCCAGAGAGGTATTTGAGTAATGAAAAAATCGCACGTTTTGCTACTAGCTGTTACAATTTGGCTAGTAGCATTTCTTGTTCTTGTCGAGGACTCTATGAAGACAATTGTAAAAATTCAGCTTGCTCTTCAATTAATAGAGCTTGTGGGAGTTGGATTCCTAATTATCAGGGGTGTTATTGGTATGATTAGACACAAACAAGAGTACAAGAAAATGTGGGAAGAAGATACAAAAAAATGGAGGGGAATGCAAAATGCAAAAAGCAGTACAAAGTCTAATAAAAATTATTGATGCCAATAATCATTTAATTAAAAGTGATGTAGCTAAAGAAACTAGCGAGAGCATTGAAAAGCTTTTGCGATTTTTGTGGAATGCTATTAACCCTGATGAAATGAACGCTCTAATTCCGCTTTCCACACTTCGTAAATTTAAACATTGTCCCATGTGTGGCAAAGAGCACCCAATCTGTGATGATGGTGATTACAGAGTGCGCTTATATTGTGCCGACTGCTGTGATGACGAAGGAGGATGGGAAGAAGACCTTCTGTTGTATGAAGAAGCTAACAGGCGACATAGTGGATTAGACTGTCTGCAATTGACAGAATTTCTTTCCACATTTCGCAAATCTCAAAAATAATCTTAATTTCTTCTTGACTTAGCTACATACTTAATGTATAATTAATAAAAGAGGTGATAAAATTGATTCAAAAAAACACAAAGGTTCGAGGGAAGAGTGCAGAAGAGATGTATGAAGAGATTTATAGTAAAGATTATCCACGTCATATATCTAAGGAGCATTTAGAAAAGATACGTAACAAGTTCAAAGCTAGATTAGATAGTAGGTGATAGGAAATGTCGCAATCTAAAGCTAAAAGAAAACGCAACCACTTGAAACGTAATGGTAAGGGCGATCCTGCTAACAAAAGGGGGGTACGACCAACTATCAGTACACATGTGCGTACAACCAAAACAAGAAAAGAGAAGCTAGATCAGATTAGAAAAAAAGAAAGGATAGATGAAAAATGACTTTTCTACAAGCAACCTTTTACGTCATTGTATTTCTTTTCCTGATGATAAATGCTTATCTTATATTCGAAGTTAAGAATTTCTTTATAAAAGCAATAGCGGCAATCTCTCTTATACTTATCGCAGGATGGCTTAGCCTAGATATTTTTCTAACGATATTCACATGGTAAAACAAAGAAGATGATTCACATGGAATTGAATGATGATACATAGAGAAATATGTTGATCTAGCTCTTTTTGTCCTCTCATGGAAGGAGGAGGGTAAAGGAGCTGATTTAATGTCGAAATTATTGAAAATGGTATTGCCACTTCCAGTGTCAATCAATGCACTATATATTAACCAAGCTACTTACAACCCTAATAGCAAGAAATGGGTTCCCACAGGAAAGCGCATCTTGTCTAAAGAGGGCGAAAAGGTAAAAAAAGACATCATCACACAAGCCAAATTGCAAATGGCTAAAGATGAATACCAATGGGATTACGAGTTCACGAAGGATAACTTTATTTATATGGACACCGTAATTTACTTTAACCGTAAAGGCAGGGACGACAACAATATCTACAAATTGCTCAATGATTCTCTAGAAAAGATTGTCTATGATAATGATTCTAGAGTTTTGGTGCGTACTCAGCGAATTCTTTATGATAAGAATAACCCAAGGGTTGAGATTACCTTCCATCCTGTAGACTACATAGGCGTATTTGATACACTGGAAGATTACAAAATTTTTCATGCAAAATGCCAAGGATGCAAGCGATTCAAACGCAACTGTTCTATTCTAAAAAATGCAACAGAGGCCGTAGTCCAAGAAGAGATAGTGAAATTAGCAGATGTTTTTGTCTGTTCAAAATATAATCCCATAAAGGAGTGATAAAATGGCACTTAAACCATCAGATATTATTCAAAAATTAAATAAGGAATATGAGGATATGGCAAATACCATCGAACGCTATATTGACCAAGAGTTAGAGAAACGTTACATTGGTGGCTCAATTCATATCAGCATGAGTGCATTTCCTGACATTCCACCAAAGGTGCAAGAGAAGTTGGAAAAACTTTATCTGGACAATGAATGGAAGGTTGCTGAGTTTAAATATAGTTTCCAATATAACGAAACATACTGCTATTTCCATTTGTCTAGTTGACAGATGCTAGACTCCGAGGTATAATATAGAAAATATATTGAGGAGTGTTAAATATGGAAACTTGGGGAGAAGTCAAAAAAGGGATCACTATTCTTTCACAGGAGAAGAAAGACCTGATTGAAAAAATAGCAAGCCTTGACGCAGAAGGCAAGTACGAAGAAGCAACGTCAATTCTCAAAGAGTTGGGTATCGAAAAAGAGTTTGCTAACATTCGTATGCTTCCTGACAGCAGATGAAACAACCAGTAATTACCACTTGTGCATTTCTGCTCATTGGGGTATAATAGGCTTATCCCCACCGAAGGGAGTTGACCACTATGGCAAAGAGACTGCGAAGCATCCAATACCTGTACGATCAAATGAAGATAGAAGTGGCTCAGGAGATGGGTATTCAATTGGGCGCTAACACTTCTTCTCGTTTGAATGGAGTAGTTGGAGGAGAAGTCACTAAGCGCATGGTGGCAATCGCTGAGGCAGGGTTAATGGATGTCGCAAGAAGCTTATAGACATCCTAAAATATTAGAGGGACAGCAGTATTCCAATAAAAATAACCCCACTAGAGTTGTTATGCTAGTGGGGTTATTTTTTGTAAGCTAGGCAAGAAGACGATTTTATCCTACCCTTATTTTATACTTGGCAATTCAGGAAGATCATCCACTTGATGAGCCTCATCAATCATTGGATCATCTAGGGGCTGAGAAAATTTCATTTCTGGCAAAGCTGGTAAATTAGGTTCTGCTGGCATTTGTGGTATATTTGAACCACTTCCGCTAAATGTACTCCATACACCTCCACCAATAAGAATGAAAGTGATGATGTTTACAATATTTCCATACATAGTAGGATCGACTTCTACATACCTAGAAATAATTTGGTAAATCAAGCTAGCTACAGCCGCCAAGAAGATTGGATTTTTCAATCTCTCTAACATTATTATACGCCTCCTTTTAGTTTATTTGCCATATTGATAATTAACTGAGCAACCCATTTTCCCTCTGGAGTCTGACCTTCTCTGGCATAAGTCATCCAATAATCAGGACTTGCAATTACTTGATTTTCTTGCAATACTTTAAGAGCAATAGCAATCTCATCAATTTGAAATTTCAAAAGGTCATTGTAAATTTTTAGGATAAGATCAGAATATCTAGGGTTCATAGCCCAGCGATTATTTAAATCCTCCCAATAGGGTGCTATGCCACGTTGAACATATTTAAATCTTGGATCAATAATCAATTCGTTAAATGGTAGCGGCTGTGCATTAGCATAAGCAAACAAATGCTGGATATGAGCTGTTACACCTTTTTCAATTGTCTCAAATGAAGCCCCTATCTCACCTTTAGATGTCACTCCTAATCCGCAATAGTTGTGCTGTTCAGGCTTTACGGCAGTTCCGTCAGAAAATTTAAACCAACCAGTTTCCACAATTGCCTGACAAAAAGCGATATCTGAACGAATACCATATTTAGCACCTATAAGAGCATAAGCCTCAGCAATTTTGTAATCAAAAGAAGGATTTTTCTGTCTTGCAAAACAAGCCATTTGATAAGCACTTGCAATCGAATTTCCCATAATAGGAGTTTTTACGATAAGATGACTTGCGGGGTTCTCGTCTTGGTGTAGATGGAATGTATACTTGTACCCCTCTGGAGTTATCATGATAACATTTGCATTTCCATTATTATAGATATCCCACCCTGCTTTAACAGCGTTATCTTTTACGCTGTAGGCTCCTACCTGTTTATTAGCCACCAAGAGCCTGTATAACGCCTTTTGCGACTTTTGTGATACAGGCTGAGGGGTAGAGTTAGGGGTAAGGTTAAAACCAGCACAAATTGCCCTGTAGTGATACATAGCGAGCTTGTCCCACTCATTTGCCTCATCAAATTTTGCAATGTCTTCTGCATTATCAATGAATGCACTTTCAGTAATAACAGCAGGGCAAATAGTCTCTCTGATTACTGCAAAAGTTTTATTGGTTGACTTAACACCACGATTCACAAGCCCCTCTTCTCGTGCTAAAATATCGACAAGGGATTGTGCTACTTTGCGACCAATGCCCTGACCATTATAATCAAGAGCTTCTACTCCGTGAGCAGAGCCATTGAATGCATTAAAATGAATAGAAACCATCAAATCTGCACCAAAAGCATTCGCAATACTCGCTCTCGCTTTCAGCTCTCCTAGTGTATCACCTTCAAGATGCTTTGGAGCATAATCACCTTCTCTTGTCATAACAACAGAGAAGCGACCATCTGCAAGTAAGAGCTTCTTTAGACGAATTGCGACAGCTAGAGTAAGGTTTTTTTCTTTAAGACCTGTTATTTTGTTGACTGCTCCAGCATCATAGCCACCATGACCTGCGTCAATACAAATTTTAATTGTCATTTTTTCCATCCTCCTTTACTCCGTATTTTCTTTCTAATTCGTTAATACGAATAATCAACCCTTTGTTTTCTTCCTCTAGTGCTTGATATTTAGCTTTCCACTCTGCGTCTAGGGCATAATATTTCTTTTCCCATTCTTCCAGCTTCTGTTCTAAAGCTACGTTTCGTTTCTGCTCTAACAGAAACGATTCCTTTAGAATTCTCAACTCTTCTCGCAATTCATCATTCATTTCATTTTGCCTTTCCATGAATTTGTCTTGCTCTTTAGCTAGTTGAGCTTGACGCTGAACAATAAGCTGATTATCAATTCTTTTTTTTGCTACAAGATAACCATAAAATCCAGTAATTAATGAAGTTACACCAACAACCACAGGCTCAGTGACTAGACTCGCCCAATCCATTAAAGTCACCTCTTTTCATTTTAGTAGTATTTTATCTAACCACTCACTCATTTATAGTTAGATTATAAGAAAAAGGCAAGTTTTCTTGCCCTTTAATTAACAGTGATAGGGGTATTCTCAATACCACGAACAAGTTTGACCTGAGTTGAACTTTCGTACTTTATCCTAGATAAGAAAAGGTCTATTGCTACCTGTGGGTCAACTGTCTCACCACATGTGTAGCAATCTACAAGCATATCTCCACTTTCTATATCGTATCTACATGAGAAGTGACTTTCAGAAAGCAAAATAGAGAAAATAGTGATATATCTTCCATCTCTATTTTCATATGTATTAACTTCGCGACTGAGAATAGTAGCACCAGCCTTCCGAACAGCTTGCACAGCATAGAGCATTAACCCCATGCTAGACTTTACACCTTTGATATCAACGATTACTTGCCGTCCATATGTTGAGTATTCTTGTTTCAATCTTTGTCATCTCCTTTGTTTATACACTTTGCACTTGGACGGCTATATTATAACATATTTTTACTGAAATGTCAAGTAGATTATTAAAATAAAAAATGAGCCGCCTACTAAAAAGCGGCTCATTTAAAATTTTAGATTACATAAGACATAACTTCATCATATTCTTGCTGACTTAGCCAACCATTAGCAAATGCTGTATTGATTTGACTTTCTGTAAGAAGTCTTGCTATAGACTGCTCGATAGTAGAATAAAAACCAGCTCTCACTCCGTCAAATCCATCACGCTTGGTCAATCTATTTCTGCCATAAAGTGCGACCATGTAAGCCATAGTATCAGCATATTCATTATTTAAAAGCCAAGTCTTGGTTAATGCTCCTTCAATTACACTTGCGTAAAAATTTAACGCCGCGTATTGTTTTACTGGCTCATGATATTCAAGTGGTATCCCTGAATATCCGTCACGTGCAGTAAATCGCTGTGTACCTTGACAATAAATTGTATTTGCGTAATTAGAAGTCATAAAAGAATAAATATCTGGTGTAATAGCCAATTTGATTCCCCCTTTAAATAATTCCTTTTTGTGCTAAGTATATAATCAATCCATCAACCGTATCTGATAGTGATTTGTTTGATGATTCTAAACTTTCGTTTTGTCCTGAAACCTCTGCAAACTTAGTATCTAACTCAACTTTTTCAGATTCTAATATTGAAACTCTTTCAATGAGTTGTTGTACTAATTGTTCTGCTGTTAGTGGAATATCCTCTACTTCATACCACATGTTAACATTTGTCTGCACAACGTTATAATCCACAGGGTAAGAGATTGTTGATGGGTCTACGAAAAGACCTGTTACACGTTTACCTTCCTCGAAGTCAGGCTCTGACGGAAGCGAATCAACGATTACTCCACCTTGCATTTCTTCCAGTGTTAGCATTTCAGGATAATTGTGGTAAAATGTCACTTTGAATTTTCCAGTTTCTACTTCACTCCAACGAATAAATACTGCCATAACTTAATACACTCTCCTTTTGTATGTATATCTAGCCAGAAATTTGTATTTTCTCAAACACTCTTTTTGTAAAATATGAAGAAGCATAATAGCATCCTTCAACACTGTCGTAATAAAGGGCATTTGGAAAATCGCTTCCACCCCCACCTAATACGTCGCCAAATAGACCAGGGGTATGCCAGATTAAATTTCCCGCACTATTCAACTTGTATAGCGCACCAGTTCCATTATCAGACGCAGAAAAAACAACATCATTATTTGAAAAGACTTGCACAGGCCCAAACCAGTTTGCTCCAGTTGACGGACTATATTGCCATAACTTATTGAAATTTGCATCATATTTACCGCCTTGGAAATACAACGCGCCATCATTGTAGATGCCAATAGACTTATTGCGTGAGTTGATAATTTTATTAGTCCATACGTCTGCCCCATTAGAGGTAAGGACTTTTTTAATGTAATTAGTGGAGCCGTTGGGCGTATTGTATTCAATGTATGCGTAAGTTCCTGTAGCTTTTTCAACAGCTATATACGCTCCATCATACCCACTAGGGATAGTCGTCGTGTTAGCCCAAACAATAGACAAGCTTGATGCATCTATTTTATAAGTCGAATCTAGTCCGACAACGTATATGTAGCCCCCTGCAATATCCATATCAGAGGGAGCAGATAGTATAGTTTCTTTGACTTTCGTTCCTGTTGTAGCGTCCCATTTTTGAATATTGCTTGATCCACTGTTGATGATTATGATATAAATATCATTTCCAATAATTATCATTTTTGAATTTGTAGTTATAGGATAGAACGAAAATGATGCTATCAACGCTCCTTTTTTAGTATATTTTCGTAAATAGCCGTCGAGCCAACACATCCAAACGTAGCCAGAAGCGTCAACGCCTACTGCTGTGACATTATAGCTTCCTCGTGTTGGAAGCTGATCGAATGACACCATAGGCGGGCGATCCAATCCAAGGTTTTGATAAGTGATTGTGTCGCCTATCTTGTACTTGCCTACCTGAATCGAATTAACTCCATCTGCAAGCTGTTGAAATGTATAGGGAGCAGTTCCAGATACCGTGCCCCCTTTTCCAGTAATGGCGGTAGCTACTTGTGCCTTCCCACTACTTACAGAGCTGAAAAGCGTATCGTAATCACGTTGGTCAAGAATTTTTCTCCAAGGACTCCACGTTCCGCTAGCTTTTTGTCGTTCATACTTAGCTCCACCAGCGAAATCCCACATTGTTTGAGTAACCCAATTAGTCCCATTCGCACTATGATTATGGACTACGCAATAACGCCAAGTATGATTCGTTTCACTAGGACATGCATTTGTCATATTTTGGCCATCATAAAATCCATTGGTTATAACATTGTTCCAATCTCCAACGCTTGTAACGTTTTGTGTTCCTTTGATTGCATAATAAGAAGGTAACTGACCTCCTAGCTTGTCTGCATTAGCGGCATCAATTTCGATCCAAGTCCCATTTTTTAAAATTTTTCCCTTTGCCATACTTTTTCCCTCCTTTTCAATTGGTATCAAACCAAATATCATTCTCTTTTGGAGAAGATGGTGGAACAGCTCCTACTGTGATCTTTATTCCATTTATAAATTCGGAGTTAAGATTTGGAATCATTGTTTTTGATGTTATGACAAATGGGGCAGTACCATCAGCAACTGTAGAGGTAATTGTTCCAATAAATGTGGCATTATTAGAGCTATCAGATAATATATTATTTTTTGCATAAATCTTGCCATCGCCAACTACTGATAATTGTAAATTTCCATTTTCAATTTCATTCTGAATATTGAATGTAGTACTGCCGTTACTAGTAAATCCAATGACTCCACTTCTGGTCATAGGTGAAGAAGCTCTAGCGAATAGACCAATATACACATGATCGTTTTCTCCATTAGCTTTTAAGTTTAAAGCATCAGCACCATTTAGAACACTTAAATTCTTTTCAATTGTTATGTTACCAGAAGAGCTAATGTGCATCCTTGTAGCTGGAGCTATTTCATCTGTTTCATCTGTTATCTGCAAGCTACCTGAGCTATTAGAATAAATACCATATTTCCTACCAGTTGTAGCGGTTGTATTATTAAGAATAACCCCTGAAGCCCATCCAGAGCTTTCTCCTTCTAAGATTAAACCCGCTGTATTGGTTGCTTGTGTTACTTTAATCTGTCCAGTTAACACAAACCCACCATTGCTGTTTAGCTTTAGCAACTGATTTGCGTCAGTTCCAGCATTTACATCAATCGTTGGATTTTGAGCGGTTCCACCAACAATCACGTTGGGACTTGCCGCACTAACTCCTTGTACAGTGCCCATTCCATCAGCACCCTTGGATGCTACGAGTTGCCATAGAGGGCTAGTGTCAGGTTGATTCCCTAAGTTATCATCTGCTAAAGATTGATAGGTAGAACCATTGTAAAGAACAGTGTTCCTATTTGTGTAAGACACTGTGGAATCCCAAGTCCCTCTACTTACAAAGTTTGTTGTAATGAGATTAACTTCCGCTACAGCATTATTAGCCGCTGTCGTTGCTGTGATAGCATCATTGGTAGCTACAATGGCGTTATCTCTGGCTGTATTAGCCGCTATTGTTGCGGCATTAGCATTGGAAGTAGCTAAATCAGCCGCCTCTCTTGAGGCATTAGCCGCCGTTGTTGCTGTAATAGCGTTGTTAGTGGCTGTAACAGCTTCATTGGTCGCTGTTACAGCCTGATTAGTGGCTGTAACAGCCGCCTCGATTGTAGAGCTTGCGTCAAAAGATAATCTCCAATACAAGGTGTCCTCTAAAGGTGTTCCAATAGATGCATCTGCAATGCAGATGTATACCTTGTTATTGTAATGAACACTATTACCCTTTTTATAGGCTATTGACTCTGACCATTCCCCTTTAAATTCTAAATTAAGAATCGCATTATTGGTTGCTATAGTTGCTGTAATAGCATTTTCCGTTGCAATAATAGCATTATCCTTGGCGACATTGGCAGAGTCAGCCGCATTATTGGCAGTTGTAGCCGCTGTATTTGCATTGGCTATTGCTATATTAGCTTGCTCAATAGTTTGAGTTAACTGATTATTAGCTTCAATTGCCGTCTGCCCATTATCAATAATTTCTTGGATAGTAGTTACAATGTTATTTCCATCTTTTGTGTAAATTCTTTCTGCTGGATAAAGTAAAATGCCTCTACCTTTATATGATTTAACAACAACTGTTTTACCTTCTTGCGAAGGGTCAAAGGTAATAATTCCATTTTGATAATTGACAATAAATTTACTTGGGGAAACTGATTCTTTAGAAGGATCAAATATCTCTATGTAATCTTGAATAAAAACTCTTTCAAATTCATCTGGAACTTCTTGAAGCAGTATAGTTCCATTTAATATTTTATATGATTCATTTACCCTATCAGAAAAGGGATCATCCTCTGTTCCTGCCCTCCATGCAATAATCAATGGGTCATTATAAGTGAACACATTTATCACCCCTCAATTTTTATTATACCACATTGTAATTAAAATGTCAATACCAATTACGAAATTGAATTTAACGAATCACGCAATTGGTTCAATAAATATGCGTAAACAATTTGACCAGAAAATACTGGATTCGGAGGTAGAGTTGAAGGGTTCATGCTACTGATTGCACTTCTAGCTTCATTAAACATTCCTGCTGTAAATTGCTCACCAGAGCTGACTCCAACATTATGGCTCCAAGGATATCCAGAATTGAATTTGTAATAATAAAAATCATTAATTCTCTGAATGAAAGAAGCCCATTCGCTAGCTGTTAAGTTAAAGCTTCCTCCGCTTGTTTTTGCCGTAATCCATGACCAATTGCTAGGTCGTGGATTGCCCTTTGCTACTGCACTGACAGGATTATTAGTCATTGGATACTCTGTTGCGGCTGGCGTGTATGTTGCATATCCATAAAAATCGTATGATTTATTTGGAGTTAGATCATAAACACCAACAGAAGCCGACATACTTCCAGTCGAAAATCCACTTGTAATTCGCCTAATAAGCCCTGTATTATCATATACGTCCACTCTAAACCCGCTATAATCACTAGAAGGGTTAGATAGGTTGAGCGTCACAAAGACGCTCCCCACTGTTGCTCCTGTTACTGCTGAGATAGTCGCCATCTAAATCACCTCTTACCCAAATACGGCTGGAACTGAAAGACCACTTACATTAGCGCTTGCAAAATCCCAATCACCAAATGCTGTAACTATACCTGCTGAAACCCCTATCGCTAACTCTGCTCCAGTATTATCAAGCTGAACAATATTTCTATTTGTTGATGCATCTCTTAACTCAAACAATGTTTTGAATGAATTTTTAATAGCAAAATATCCACCAGACACCATTTCAGCCCAAGAAGGAGATGGTTTTGTTTTAATTGTAACGCCTGTGATAGTTCCACCATTAATATAGTCAGCATTTATATACAAATTCCCGCCTGACATAAATAAACCTTGTAAAGAACCATTATTTGTCAGCGTATTGAATACTGCGGTTTGGTTATTCGCCACTGCTCCAACTTGTGATGCAGAAGGTGCATTTACATTGCTCCAAGAGATGGAGCCGCCATTCATGACGATATTACCGCTAATTGAAACATTGCCGTTTGTATCAACAGAAAATGTTGTTGTTCCTGAAGAGTTTTTTATATTAATACCTTTTAGTACACTTTCTTTTCCATTTATCACATTAAATCCTGTGAAGTCAATAGTTTTTGTACTTGCATCAATAAGAGTCTTTGGTGTTGGATCTCCTGTTTGAATTAATAAATTCTTAGTCGTCATGTTTTCGGCAATCAAATCACCATTCGCATCAACATAAAATTTTTTAACCCATACTGGAGAGTTTGCAGTTCCTGTATTTTGTTCAATTTTGATTCCATCTGTAGCATTTAAAGTAATTTTTGATTTGCTATCACTTTTTAATACCTCTAGCCCTTTTGTTGAATTAATTGAGACACCATTGCTACCACCAGTAATATTTAGTGTTGCTCCATTTATCTCAACTCCTGAAGAATTTACCTTAAATGTTTTTACACCATTTGAATCACTCGCGTCAATAGTTAAGTCTTGACCAGCAATAATCGTTCCAATTATCCTCTCTCCCACAATTCCATCTGGAGTCATTGCATGTTTCCATGTATTCCCTCCATCTTTTGTTAATGCTATAATGCCATGTTGCATAACAACATATTTCAAAGGATCATTAGGGTCTTGAATTGTTATCCCTCTTGGGGAGATTGACACAGCTTCATTGATGCCAGCCATAATTGTTCGCTTATTAGCATCCCAAGCATTATTTAAAATTTGGCTGACTTGATTGTTAACGTTGTCAATGCCATCCCATTTTAACTTGTTCATATCAACAGTAGTAGATGTAGAGATAGAGCCGTAAAGCAGTTTGATTATTTTTTCCTCATTTGTCTCTAAATCCTTTATGTTAGCAATAGTAAGCTTTACGCTTGCATCATCTTCGTTTGTTTCAATTTCAATAATTTTAGCTTCAATGTCAACGCCCATTCTATCATAGGTAATAGTGATTGTATCGCCTAGCACTAGCTTAGTCCAATCATTTTGGCATTCTACGATTTGCCTAAAGTCTACAATATCAATAGAGAATACTACTTGCGGCTTTTTTAGTTCTTCAAATTTCTTCAAGGCAGACTCATATAAATCCTTGGAGTTGGTATAAGCTGTATCAGTCCATTCTTTTTCAATGATAAAATTATTTCTTTCTGCTATCTGTGCTTGGGTGAAATTATTTTCAACTTTAACTGTTTCTTGAAGCGCTACGATTTGTTGAGAGATACCATTAATCTGTTGCTGTTTGTTGTTTATCTCCACTTTTTTCGCATCAATTTCTGTCTGTTTATTTGTTTTCAATGTCGAAAGTTTATCCCAATATGTTGAATTTGTTGGGCTGTTGCCTGTTGTTACTCCTTTTGCAATATACCCTGCCTCATTGTAGTAAACAAGTGCGCCTTTAGTGTATGTTCTGCTTGACTCGTAGGCTATTCTGGTAGCATTAATCGTATCAATGTTATCCTGAATAATGGCTAGGTCAGTTTCAAGTTTTGATAAACCATTTGTAGTGTTTGTTTGTAAGGCTAACAATTGTGCTTGAAGCGTACTCTTTTGACTTAGCAGATCATTAAATTGTCCAGTAATAGAATTTATCTTATCTTTGTAATCTAAGATCGCATGGGACAGGTCATCAGACATGTAATAAGAATGACTGATGACATTTCTATTAGCATCTCTAGCAAACGGAAATAGGAAGTAAGAAAAGTCCTCCAAGTAATTTTGACCAGTGGGGTTATGTTCTTGGATGGAAATATCCTCACCGCCAAATACTTTTAGTCTTGTAACCATTTCATCTGCATCGCTCTCTTTGTTTAAGGTCTTCAGATAATGACCATAGCTTATCCTCAAACCTCTATTAACACCTATATTTTCTAAATTCTTACCTGCATCCTTAATGAATATTTTACGATTCTCTGTATCCCAAACAATCAAACCTTTAACTTTCTCTGCAACATCAAAAATAAAGTTCAAAACTGTTTGTGATGATACTTCAAATGATCTATAAAGAATAGAAATTGTTGCGTCGATACCGCCAACAGTGTCAATTGTCCAGTTTGTTTCTGTAAGCGATAGAACCTCTTGTAAAGTTTCCAATATATTTTTTGGGGTTGTATTAGTCTCGCCTTCTACTGGCATATTTTTATAATTACGAAGAACTCTATCTCTTAGCTCATAAGCCAACAAGAAAGCTTGAACACTTTTCACATCTTCTGCGTCATCCATTGCTTCAGTCACTCTATTAATAATATACCACTCGTGACTATTTCCAATTTGCACTTTTAACAAATATCTTTCTCTAAGATTATCTACGTTTGGATTTCTGACTAACTTGTGGTTAATATCTACCTCATACGGAACCTTAAAGTTTAATTCATGAATTCCACCAAGTTTTAATTTTAAATTTTTACTGTAAGCCTCAGTCAACTTTCCAATGATCGTTTTGTCAGGTCTAGCTAGGAATAGCTCTATTTTCTCTGGAGATTTGTTAAAATCAATATCAATAAAAGTCATTTTCGACTCACCCTTTCTACCCTTGCAATGTCTTGAAGTAATATCTAAATTGGAATTTTGCCTTCCCCTTTACCGTTAGATGATTTATACCTCTAACAAAATCCAAATAATTATTATTAAAGGAGTTGTAACGATATGTAGCTGGAAGAGAAGTTGTAATAATATGATTCTCACAATTCACTTTGACCTCTTCCCCATCTGCAAGCCCAATAAATTTAAACTCTTTCCCTGTCGTATGGTTTACAATAGAAAAATCACCAACTCCCACCTTTTGAATCCAAATTTCAGGCTTACAATTCACATCTCCATTGTTAATGAATGTAATTTCTGTTCCGCTAGTTGTATTTTCAGACATATCATAAACTACGGATTCAACAATTGGAGTATAAGTATAAGGTGAATCACATCTAAACTCTAAATCAATATACCCTTGTTTTAAGCCATTATGTAATAACTTAGGACTGGAGTTTAGTACGCAATACCAAATTCTATTAGGAGCATCCACTGTGTAAAATGGCTTATAATAATTTTGATCTAGCCATCTTGCTACCTCTCTAATCTTTTGCTCGTTATAAGTATCTTTGAAAGCAAAAGATAAAGAAAGAATAAGGGGTGAACGAGTCACCCCTTGAAAATATGGCTTTTCTCTACCGCGAATTGTAACCTCTTCAATCTTTCGCTCTGACAAGAATGATTCTTCGTAAAGTCCCGAATTTAGTGTTACATTATACAATCCCATCTCTTCAGATGAGATTCCATTATAGTAAAAAGAAATGCTCTCTTTCATTAAATTGCTCCTCCTTTCTTTCTTACTTCTTTAACAAGTCTATTGAATGCTGTCATGCCACCCTTTTCATCGCCTGTCAATTTTTCAATTTGCATAGTAATGTTGTAGGTAACGTTTGAAGAGCTTGTTTCGTTCGCTGGAATAAATTTAGATATATTATGTACATTGCCAATAAATTCTCTTACCATTCCGACAATCTTTAACATATTTGAAGTGTCATCTTTATTTAAAACCAGCTCTTTTTGATGTAGCAGTGCAAGCCTACCATCATTTCCGCTCCAAGTACCAGTATATCCTCCAGTTTCGAAACCGAATGGTTGAATAAGCTTTTTAAGTTCAGGGTCTGCTTGCAACTCTGCCAAAGTATAATCTTTGAAGCCCCATGTCTCTCTCATTCTATTATTAATTGTTGCCAAACGAGACATCTCTTCTGCATTCCCCTTTTGATTAGCTAAAATCCATCTAACTTTGTTTTGCACATAATCTTTAAAGGCTTCTCCTCTATACTTTTGCACCATCCATTGAAGCTTAGGATCATTAAAAAGCTCATCCTTTGTATAATCTTTGTAACCATATTGCTGACGAAACTTTTCGTTTTCTGTATTCAACGCTGTTCTACTGCTGTCATCTGCTGTTAGCCATTTAATTTTATTTCTAATATATGTTTCAAAAGAATTAACGTTCTCACCTTTACCTCTTGTATCACCATTCACAGAAGGTAGCATATCCATAGCATCTTGAAGCTTTTTGATAATGTTTTGTTCAATAATTTTAGCAATCTCTTCTGTTTCTTTTTCTAACTTTGTTTTATACTCAGTTAGATATCCACCAAGCATTTTAATCGCTTCAGTATAATTGCCTTGTAGAATTTCTTTTCTTCTATCTGCCCAATACTGGTCATTTTGCAGTAATTTTTCGGCCTCATCTTCAGCTCTTTTAATCGCTTCTTCGCTAGCACGTTTTTGCTCTTCAAGTTTCTTGTCAGCCTTTTCCTTTTCAGATTCATTTATTTTTTTATTTGTTTCGTAAGTATTCTCTAGCTCTTCTTTGCGATTCTCTCGCTCTCTATCTTTGATTAGATCGTCTAAGTTTTTTTGCTTGTCTTTTAGTTGTTTTTGCAACTCTTTCATTTGTTGTCTACCTTCGATAGAGTTGTCCATAGAGAGGATGTTTATTTTATTTTGAATTTCCGCTACTTCTTCTTGGGCTTTTTTCAGCTTATCAGCATACTCTTCATCTCTAGCTTCTTTGTCGATGGCTTTAATTTGAGACTGGTATGTTTCTTCGATTTTTTTGGCTTCTTCATCTAGTTCGTCGATACGTTTTTTATGAGCTTCTTCGTTCTCTTTCTGCGTTTTTTCAATAGCTTTAATTTCCAAATCTCTTTTCTTTTCGATAGCTTCCTTCCAAGTTTCGATAATTTTATCTGCCGCTTCTTCAGCGGACTCCCTTTCTTTACTCGCAAGGTCTTTGTTGAACTTCTCGTATTCATCATTAAAGTCGCGTTGAGATTTTGTTGTTTGGTCAATAACCTGTTGTACGTCCCACCATTGGCTACCAAGATTTTTCAGCCTTTGGATATTCTCATCAGTCATCTTACCGTTTTCACGAATATAATTTGCTTCTTCATGCAGGTATTTTTGTTTATTCTTCAGATATTGAATTTGATTATTGTATTCATCATTAATGGATTTCACAGACTCTTTGTTCGTCCAACTTGTCTCTTCTAAATCTTGTCTATATTGGTTTATCCATATAGAAGACCTTTTGACAATAAAATCAATATCTTGAATTTTTTCCTCCCATCCTTGCAAGAAGGAGTTAAAGATATCTTGTTCAAGTTGACTGATATCCTCTCTAGTCTTTATCAAATCTTGTTTCAAGCTAAGTTGCTTACTATAAACCTGAGCCTCAGAAGCGTCTTCGCTATTACCGCTAACAGTATACGTTCCACCATTGCTGGCAACCTCGTTGTAAAACTTTTTAACCCCACTTACCCAATGGTTGTTTAGTCCATTAGGATCATTTCCAGCGCCAATTGGAGCATATTTTGCACCAATCTGCTCAATTGTAGTTAGCCCTTTTTGGATATAATATTTCGAAATTTGACGTGCTAAATCGTTAATAGAGTCTTCGACGGTATTATAGTGCATCCAACCATCTGAAAACTTACCTGTGTAATCAGTCATACCAGCAATGTTTTTATTATTCCTAGCTAAAGCTGAACTACCTCTGCCAGATTCATGCATAGCAATAGCCGCAATTAAAGCAGGGTCTACTCCATACTGTTTGCCAGCCGCTACAAATGCGCTTTCCTTGCCCGCTAAAACACCTTGTAAACCTTTAACGCCACTGGTAGATGTGGTTGTGCCACCGCTTGCATTGCGAGTTCCATATGTATAGTCAGTTGGATTATTCAACTCATTCTGGATTAGCCTTTGCTTTTCTTTTAGTAGATCAATTTGCTCCTGTAAAGCATCGCGATATTCTTGAGATGATTTTGGATATTCAGCAAGCTTTCTTTTTGACTCCTCCAGCTTCATGTTTAGATCATCAATTGCTTTTGCAAATGCAGATACTTTATCGCTGTTTTTCTTCAACGGATCATCTGTTGATGTTTCGAAATTAAATCCAGAATTTACTGCCGACTTCATTTCATTTAGACTTTCTTTAAGAGCGGCATACTCCTTTAGATTTTCTCCATATTGACTATATCTAGAAGAAGCAATTTGAGATTGACGCAACTGCGCTCTTGGGTCAGCGTTATCATCTACCGCCATGTCGTAAAGCTCATTAAGCTTCATTTGAGCCTGAGCGACAGTCTCAATCATCTCTACCTCTTTCAAGGTCATACCAAGTTTTTGGGCAAGGAACTGTGCGCCTAGACGCATCTCCTCTTCTTTGGCTTTGATTTTATCCCTAGTCCCTTGAAGAGCTACATCCCGCTCTTTTAATAAAGATTCAGTAGAAATAACAATTTGTCCGTTCAGTATCTTCCAAGATTTTTGCAGTTCTGGATGTGCTTTTGTTAACGAAATGACCTCATCATAAGTCAATTTCTGACCTCTTGTTTGTTTTTCAATTGCTTTATTAAGGTCTTTAACTTCGTCTGCTCCCTTTGTCATTTCTCCACGAAGATCATTCATAGCACCCTTGAAGTCAATAGTTGTGCTACCCGCTTCAATTGTTTTGCCCATATATTTATTTAGGATTTGATTAAACCAGTCTATTGATAAGCCAGCTTGCATAGCTGTATCTTTTAGATTCATAATAAACTTTTCTTGTTCAACAAAAGCGTTATCCCCATATTTTTTAAGCCAGAATGAGGATTCCCCTACCTTCATGGTATCGTCGCCCTTCATTGCTTTTTCAATATTGATAGCGGCTTGCGCTAATTTGCGCATTTTCTCTTCTTGTTCAGCAAGCTCCTTTACATTGCCAATTTTTGCAATATCATTGGCTTTGGCTACATTTTCGACATAACGCTTTGTTTCATTGGATAGACTCTTATAGCCATCCAATGCTTGGGCTTGACTTCTTAGGTGATCTCTCCAATCGACATTAGCCTGTTGTAGAAGACCTTCGTACTTTGCAAGAGCCTGTAGCTTTTCAGCTTCAAGCTTGTTAGCGAGTCTCAGATTTCCTTCGCTATCAGGATTATTTTTGTAAACATCTGAGTTTTTAAATTTATCAATTGCTCTTTGCGCTTTATCCAAATCTTCTTTTGCATTATCTAATTCTGCATTTCGTTTTTCAAAATTATTTCTAAATTTAGCAGAAGCTTCCTGTTCCTTGATTTTTGTTAATTTTTCAAGAATTTCAATTTCTTGTTTCATAACTTCAATGTTAACTAATCGTTTTCTACCTTCTTCATCTACACCCTCTATAAACTGAGGCATTAGATCAATAAGTCTTTCTCTTGTTTTTGTATAGTCTTCTAACTCTTTTGCATCAAGTCCCTCTCCATTAGGGTTGGTCTGCTCATATTTCTCTAGAGTTTGAATAAGTTTTTCAATCTCTGCACCATGCTCTGCATATGTAGCAGTCATATTTCTAGTGCGTTCTTCGATATCTTGCAAACGCTGTTCCGCTTCAGCACTTTTCCCAGCAAAATCAGCAATAAGTTCAATCACAGCAGTAATAGCAAATGCAAGTCCAAGAGTAACTGTAGCCTGAAATGCTCTAACAGCCCACGTTGCCGCTTTAGCGCCTAATCCTAATTTTTGGAAGCCCAATGTTAACGCGGCAATAGATACTTGGCCTTGGACAGTTGATGCCATCATAGCATTAAACCAAATCAAACCTGTTTTTGCAGTTTCGCTGAATTTGAAAATTGCCAATGTTGCAGGAATTACAAACATAGGAATTGCACCAAACATGTTAATCATATCGTCAATAATATTAACAAGAACTGTCAGTAGGTCAATCGCGTTGCGAATACCCTGAGAGTTAAATGTATCATGCCATACATTCTGACCTGCTGTTTTCAGCGCATTTAGGTGAGCTTCAGTACCTTGTAGCCACAAATTATATTTGCTTTGCGTTGTACCAGCCGCCTCAAGAGATTGTTTGTACAAGTCAACAGACTCAGCGTAACCTTCCATGATATTCAGGAAACGTGCTTGTTGATATGAACCAGCCACAGTAGTTGCAAGATATGCTTTTTCTCTATTGCTTAGAGTTACCCATTTAGCACCAAGCTCGTCCATTACTTGACCAAAGTTTCTAAAGTTGCCCTCTGCGTCCATTAGCTGAATGCCTACAGCACCAAGCGCTTTTGATACCATGTTAACGTCAGTTCCATCCTCTGAATCAAACCCTTGCTCTTTCATATTTTGGATACGTGCAATGATAGATTTTACAGAGTTACCAATTGTTTCGGCAGATTCACGTGTTTTGGAAGAAATAACTGCAATCCATGAAGCTACCTTCTCAAATTCGATTCCAAGCGCACCAGCAGTACCACCAACTTTTTGGAATGCTCTACCAATCTCATCAGCGCCAGTTGCAGTTGCATCGCCCAAATAAGAAAAGACATCAGAAGCATGTTCAATAGAGATATTCATAGAATTGACAGTAGCCGTCAGGATTTCAGTTGCCTCCTTGACATCCATAGCAGAAATTTTGGCGTACTGAGTTGTTGTCCTTAGCCTTTCTGCAACTTGTTCTTGATTTAAACCTTGACGATAAAATTCCGTTGCGCTTTTTGTTAACTCTAAAGTTGTGACGCGCATCTCTCCAGCAAGATCAGCATATTGTTGACCTAGCTTCTCTACACCAGCCTGAGATTGCCCTGTTACAATAGAGATTTCAGTTAAAGACTTGTTTAGTTCATTTACATAGGCGATGCCATCTGTAAAGAAATGTAAGGTTTGATAGAAGATAGTCATACCAGCCATCCACACAGGGATTTTCTGCATGGCTGTCCCTAGACTTTCAAAAAAGCCCATCTGCGCCTGAGTGTTGTTTCTTACTACAGAGCCATTCTGATACATGGAGTTAGTTAGCCTATCAATACTACCCTTGTAATTTGTAACAAGCTTACTTCCATCATTCATGACTGCATTGTAGCGGATCATCTCTTGTTGTGTTTTAGAGTCCCATACACGTTCTAAAGAGACACTATTCGAATCAATAGCCTTTTTGCCTGTTAGGTCATGCTTCTTGTTTAGTTCATCAGCAATGCGCTGTCTAATAGCTTCATCTCTGTTATAGTCAACCCCAGCCAAATCTGCAATCTTCTTATTTTGTAGAAACTTTTGCTTGTCAATTTCCGCATTCATTTTTAGAGCTTCTTTATGAAGACTCTCCATGATCTTTTGTTCTCGTTTTGCATTCTCTTGGATTGCCGTATAATGAGCTTTATCCAACTCTTCTTGCTGTTTTTTCTTTTGATTGAATAGCTTGTTTTGCTCAATAGCTTCTTTTTGAATAGCATCCATGCGAGCTTTTTCAAACTTCTGATTTTCTTTTATAGCCTGAGCATGAATCTTGCCCATATCAGTAACATTTTTAAATTCTGATTCAAAGTCCTTTTTGTTGGAGCTATATGCAATAGAAGTAGGGCTAATTTTCTCTAATCTTTTGCGAATTTTTAGAGCAGTCACGTCGTTAATTAACCCCATACTAACAGCGTCATTGATTCGTTTAGTCCACGCCTTGCTATATTGCTCAAATTCGGCTTGTTTTCGTTTAATCTGCTCTAGGTTTTGAGTAACCCTATATCCAGTTGGCTTCATTTCAGCGTCATATGTAGTTTCTACAATTCTATTTTTGTTAATTCTTCTTTCTTTTCTACCAGTGAAATTCTTATCTCCATCAAAGCTATCGGAAATTTTACTTACTTCATCCCATTGACGGAGTAATTTTTTTGTTTCTACATTAGCGCCTTGAATGATCTGATTTACACTCTTCCCAGCTCGACTCATATTAGCCATAGCTGTAACTGTTGCTTTATCTAGATCACCAATAACCTTGTTGAATTGCCTTAGTGTGTTTAGGACTTCTTTATCCATTTTAATTGTCAAGTCAATTTCTTTTAATCTATCTTGAATTTGCTTAATTTGATTATCTATATCAGAAACATTAACTTTTGCTTGAATTAAAATACCTAATGGTTTTTTAGCCACGATTCGTCACTCCCCTTTTGCATTTATATTTGGAGTGACAAAATCTGCACTCCATACTACTCAGCGTAATTAACTGTCTCCACAATGTCACAATAACGATCATAGTCAAATGCATCCTGACCACTAAATTTAATCTTTGTATTCAACACAGCATCTTTGACAGTTAAAAGCATGTCTTTTCGCTCTTCATTGTTGTCAATTATGCAGTCTTCGTTCATTAGAACTGCATACTCATTGGCAAACGCACCCATATCAGAAACTTGATAGGCACTGCCTCCATCTTCATTTGTAACAATAATTGGTGTTCCATCTTCATTTTTTTCAGCGTATTTTTGAACCATCTGAATACGCTCTTCTTCTATCATTTGCATTCTCTCTACAAGAATCTTAACAAGTCGAGTTCTCATTCGCGATTCTTTGCCTTCCAAGTCAAGTCTCATAAGAAATTGTACAAATCCATTAATTTCATGATTTTTTAATTTCATTTCGATCACTCCTTCTATTCTTCGTAAATTCCGTCAAAATCCTCAACATCTTCAGAGACGATATAGATTTCTGTTGTAGTAGAACTTTCATGCCCTAAATGCTTTTGGATTTTCTTGATGTCTACCCCAGCCTCTTTCATGTGTGTAGCACGAGTTGACCTGAACATATGAGGATGAACATGTCGTCCAATGATCTCGCCAAAAATCTTGCACCAGTTATTGAAAGAGCTTGGATGCAATGGTTTTGGCTCTTTTGCTTTTGTATTAATGAACACATATGGGCAGTTATCTTCTCCTCTGACTTCTAGCCATTTTCTAATAGCGTCCATAACACGTTTATCAATTGTAAACTTTCTAACCTTTCCTTCTCTACCTTTGCCTTTACATCTGATTTGATGTGTCATCCAAAGATTCTTTTCATTGCCTTCTTTATCCTTCAGCTTAGGATAGTTGACAACCTCTTTCAACAATTGCCCTGTCTCGCCACGTCTGCAACCAGTTACATAAACAAACTCTAGGTATGCTACCTTCTGCCAATCTTTTCTTTTTTTCATAGTCTCAATAAGTAGTTCATATTCGTCAACTGTCAATGGCTTTTTTTCTTTTTTGTTTGATTTTGCAGGATTTGGAATCTTCTTGCTGTAAATATTTCTAAATGTTTCGCATCCATCTTCATCAGAATAATAAACTTCAACATATCCACACAAGCTAGAAACGGCAGAACGCTTGAATCTAACCGCGCTTGGAGATAAACCAGCATCAATCAAAAAGTTTTGATACTGCAAAGCGTGTCTTGGTTTCAGTTTGTATAATTGTTTATTATCACATTCATCATAAACCCATTTAAAGAATTGTCTTAGTGCACTTTTATATTGCATAAGCGTCTGTGGAGACAAATGGCTTTGTTTTAGAAACTCTTCTACTAATTTTCTATTCCATTTGTCTACTAGCTCCCACTGCTCATCTGTAACCTCTGGTAATTTTGCCATATACTTTCACCTCCATCACTTAGTCTCATAGCCAAGCCTCTGGAGTCCTTGCTTCATAGCCACTGCGTGAATCTCTGTGCGTTCAAGTTCATTAATCGTATTTTCGATAAATGGTCTAGGTTGCGTGTATTCCCAGCCGTATATACCATTAGGGAAGTCATACCCATATCCTAATACTTCCATACCGTAATCATGACCAAACTCTACTATGTCAGAAATAAACTTGCCTTTAGAGTTACCAATAGCACTAACAGTTTCATTTACAACCTCAATCCCAATCCATCCATTAGCTCGCTTCGACTTGTACACTTTTAGATTATCAGGGTCTTTTAAGCCCCCTAGATATTCTCTGCGCTCATAAACTCTTGGGTTGTATTTGTCGTAAACATCTGTTTGAACGTGTTTTGCCTCTACTACTTTCACTGTATCAGCAACGTCTGTTGCAAGAATCTCCAAAGCTTGTCGCTCTAGAGCTTTTTGAAGATCGTCTAACGTCTGCTTAAAATTAGCTCTCGTCACCAGTATAACCCTCTTCCAAGAGCTGTTCTTGATACGCCTCCTGCTCCTCTAGAACTTTCGTAGCATCCTCCAACCCTTTATTGGCTAGCGCCATAGCTTCTTGAATCTTCTTTAGCTCTTCCACATCAAACGCATCCATAATCTTCGTTAGATATCCCGCATCAACTAATGTATCAAGAGCAATAACTTGCTTATTGAAGTCATTTGGAATGTCCAAGTCGGAAAAATGTTTGATGATATAAAGAGATAGAAAACCAACAGGGTCTACGATAACACCCTTCTCATGGGAAACTAGAACCGCATTGTGCATATCAGAAATTACCTTGCTAACCTTTGTAGGCTTGAATTTAGTGTCAATGTTGACAACATACCCATCGCCTACATTCACCTCTTTACGCTCATCGTACACTTTTAATTGTTTCTTAGCCTCTGTAAGAGTTAGTTTCTTTTGTTTAGCCATTAATAATCTCCTCCTCAAACTCAAATTTTATTTTTGGAACCTTTGTAAATCTAAAAAGCATATGATTAACTGATGGATCATTTTGATCGCTAATTCGTATAGACCATAGGTTTTCACATTCTAAATCATCTATAACAATTGTTATCACGTGATCCTTTCCAGTCTTGTAGTCTCTAGCAACCCCTTCACAGATAACTTTAAGATTTTTATTATATCCCATATATTCAAGCAGTTTGCTGTCATATAATGAATCAGCGATATGAATGCTACCCTTTCTATCACCGCGCACTATTATGTTAAAAGTTTTCAGTGAATCTAATTTTGTAATAAAATTTCCGTGACTATCGAAAAATTCTACTTCAAAAATTTCTCTTATTCCATACTTCATGTTTCTCACCACCTAGTAAGTTTCAATATACATTTTTTCGATAATTTGAATAATCCCTAGCAAGCCTTCTCTGTTTAGTTCTAAGGGGTATTGATTATCAATCTTTAATTCGTATTTATCAGGTGAAACATTGATAAGCGAAATCTGTTGCTCATTTTCTGTTTCTGCAACAAATATCTTTGGAACAAAATGAGATTTAATTCCGCAAGTGCAAGGTTTTCCATCAATTCCTATTCCTGTATTAGCACAACCTTTGCAAATCATAGCAATACCTCCCCTCTCATTCTTACTAAAATCAATCTTTTATAGAGAGCTACCGCGTCTCTTGACCTCATCTACTAACTGCTTCAATTGCTCTCCAATCTCTTCTCCAATGTTAGCTGTACATTCAGCAAGAGTAGCAACAGCCTCATTATGATTAATGAAACTTCCAGTAAAATTCGTTCCAGAACCAGTGATAGTACCAGACGTAATTTTGGTTGGCGCAATAGTCGTAGTAAACTTAATCTCCATAGTCTTGACAAACTCCGCAATTTCTTGTGGCGTACCATATATACAAATACCATTATAAACTGCCATCATATTGTTTCACCTCCAGTAGCTTCCACGATGTAGACAAATATCTAACATCTCAACAATATCTTCTCTGTTGCCTAGATATATTGCCTGTGTACAACCAGCACCTCGCAACTGAGCAATATTTTCAAGAATACATTTAACTTCTACCTCTTCTGAAATTAACTTAAATTCATCCTTCCATCGTCTACTAAAATCGAATGAAAATCTCTTCGTTAAAAATTCGAAAACTTCACTGATCTTATCTTGTGAGTCGCATACAATAAGAAGCTTTTTCATATTCAACACCACTCTTTTCATCTTTTATCGAACATCATACGCCAAAAAGAAAAGAGGGCGAACTTATGTCCACCCTATCTTTTTATTAATACTTAATCATTTGAACCATTGTATTGTCAGCAGTTTTCAGAACTTCAATGTTCATATCGAAAACAACAGGCTGACCATCAGCAGACAAGTTCAACGCAAAAGTTGGAAGCAATTTCGCTTTTGGAATAACAAGTTGCAAAGCTTCGTCAACGCCTGTAGCTTCATTACGAACCAGAGTATCGCCAATTACCATATAGGTGCTTGGATATTTATTGCCAGAAATCGTGAACAATGTTGCATTTGTTCCAGACTGATAAAAATAGGTTACAATTACCTTTTCACCCACTGCAATTTCTGTATTGTCAAATTCCATATCAGAACCAACCAATGTATAGGCAACAGTATCCCCTCTCTCATAGCCATCAGTCGTTTTAACAACTTTTACAGTGTTAGCCGTTGGAGTATTAGCTAGGGTAACTTCTGTTTTACCTGCTGTTGAACTAGCAATAGCAGTAAGGACTTCACGCTTGTAAACTTGCGCCGCACCAGAAACTGCCTCATTGCCAGTTTGCATAGACAAAGATTTTGGGTTTAGCAAAGCATCTTGTAGGCTAAATGTAACTGTGTGATTGTAGTCCCAGCCGATTAAACGACCATTGCCTTGTCCACCTTGCGCATAAACCTGTTCTGCGTTATTTTCTAGATTAGACATTTTTAGAGTATCTAGATACAGAACTTCTTCTTTAGTATTCACGTCAAGAAAAGAGACATTGAACACTTCCTTCATACCGAAACGTGCCATTAAATAACTCCTCCTTTATAAATATAATTTTTTATATACAAACCTTGCGGTTTGAAACCTTAATCAGACTTCACCTTTGAAGACCAATGTGTTATCTCTATACCTGATGCCCCTGCCATCGTAGCTTTAATTGCTACTTCATATTCGTCAATCATCCTCAGTCTGCTAAACTCATCGTACAATTGATAAATTGTCAAATTCCACACATCATGCTTCCCAATAACATTTGATCTAGTAGATACTGCGGAAATTATGTCAACAAAATCAGGTTGTTCTGCGTCAACTCCTTTGAGTTTATTGACAATTTTTCTTGTCTCTTCCATTTTTTTAATCAACAATCTTGCTCTTTCATCTTTTGGATTGTATTGATTCCTTGCCTTATTAGGATCAGAAATATAATTCTGATATTCTATAACCTCTTTTACTTTTACAAAAATGTCATGATTGATAACTCTATTACCATCACCAAATACAAGATTGTGAAACTCAGGAAAATACTCAGCCTCTTCCACTTGAAAAAAGAATTTGATTGCATCAACAAAATGAGCTATGAAACTTTCCTCAGAACTCAAAAGCAAATCAAACAAATTAAGCTTCGTTCCATCGTCACTTGTTATTTCCTCACCAAATAAATCTTCGATATTTGTCGTTAAAGTGTTAAGATGTTTTAGGTATGTAGCATAGCCATGCTTTGCAATATATCTAAGCGTAAGAGGTTTTAGGTAGCCCGCACCTTCAATGTAAATTGGCTCACCAGACAATAGCTTTAATCTTAGATCAATGTTTTCTAATGACGACATTAGCTTTCACTTCCGTTAAAAGAAATCATTCTAGCATATAAGCGAACAGCATCAAACTGTTCGTTTACCCACATGTGCTTCATTCTTTGAAAATCTAAAGTCCCAACAGTCTGTATGCTTTTTCCTTGCAAAGTATTTATAATCTCTTGCGCTATTGCATAAGGACGAACCGCTGGCTTCCCATTGTTAATTAACCAGAGCTTCTTAGCTACAACAACATCAAAGATTAAAACACAGTCATCAACATTTTTGTCAATATCAATATCTAAATAATATACTCTAACTTGTGAACAATCTGCAATTGCTGTATTGAATGGCGATGGTGCAAGCAGTCCAGATTCCGTAAGAACACTTGGATTTTGCACAATTGGATTAAGAAGTGGATTTTCGTCATTATAAAAAATATATTTTACAAAATTAGCATTCTTTTTCAACTCATTAAGCAAAAGAAGTAAATTTTGTGATAAAAGTTCAAACTTTACCAACCTGTGCCACCTCCATTGTTAGGTATATCATCATTAATTGGAGCTGGATTCGTTGTAACATCCAATGTTAAACTAATGATACCTTTGTATGTTAATTTATCTATACCCTTGACCTTGTATCTCACTCCACCAATCATAAACAAATCGCCAAGAGTAATTTGCTCAGTATCAGTATTTGCTTGCACACTGAGAAGTGCCGTTCCGTTTGGAACAGATATAATTTGCTGAACGTCCATTGCGAATAAAATATGATTTACTACGCAAGGATAACTGTTGCCGTTCACATCTATCGAATAGTTACACTCAGCAATTTTAGCTTTTTTAAAAGGCTCTTCATCAAAGAATTCTGTTACCAGCCATTGAACAGAATCAATGAATGCTATAGAGCCTCCCTTAACGCTTGTGTTATCAGGCTTTAAAAGTAGCATTTTTAAGTTTGCCTTCTTTGTGTCCTGTTGAACGATCCTTGTTTCAGTATCAATTCCATCAATTTGAATTACCTTGTAATAAGGAGAATCGGCAAAAGATGCGTTAATTTTATGGATAGTTGAGTTCTTTAACACATTAGCATTGTTGCCTCTTATATTCATTCGCGCCCTAAATAGATCGTAACTCAACTAGCCCACCTCCTTATTGCAAAGACTTAATCATAGAGATACATTCAAACACCTTGCTTCTAAAAGTAGTAAAATCATCAATCTTAGTGATGCTTTCTAGTGATGCCAGCAAGCTTACAAACTCTGCTTTGTCAGTAATGACTTCGAACAATTCTTTGAATCCAGTCAGTTCATACATCAGCGATTCGTGATACTTGTTCAATGTGTCATTCCCCTCTTCTCTTAATGGTAGGAGCTTGAAAACCTTGCCGATCAACCTGTCAACATACTCTTTAATAAATGAATTATCAATATCGTGATATTTTGATCGCATTAAAAATCCTCCAATCCATTATAAGAATATGAAGAGATCATTTTCTGAACTTCAACATGAATAGATTCTTTCAGAGCCATTAGACCTTTTAAATGATTTGCTTGACTCGTAATTTGAAAATCTCTATCCGTCATCTGTTGTTTGATAAGTAGCGCATCAGAAATTTGTGGCTCAATCCATTCAAGTACCATTGCTCTCGCCAGAATTTGCTTCTCCTCATTGGTGAGATTGACATTAAACTGTTTCAAGGTATCATCTCTGCTGAATAAATCTTGCTGACAGGCTTTAAATCTAACACATGCCCCATCCAGAAAGTTTATAAAAATTTCATCAAGTTGTTCATCAGTATAAGATGCCAAAGTGTAATCAGAGATTTTACCAAGAAAAATATTGAAAACATCTTGGTATGGAGTAGCCATCAGTCACCACTCCCTTAATCTGCCATTAGTTCTTTAAATACTGCAACGCCGAATGCTTCCTTGATTGCTCTAGCCTTGCGAATAGTCATTCTGTCATCTTCAGCATCTGCAAGTTCGATAGCCTTGTTGATAACAAGCTCCTTGCAACCAACAGGTAGTTTGCGAATTTTTTCAACAAATTCTAGATCATTCAATTCAAAAATACCAGAAAGGCTTTCTGGATGAATAACATTCTCGTATAGCTTAGTCAAGCCAAGAAAGTCAACAACCTCTGGGTCATTAATCATCAGCCAAGGGCTTGTAAGTATTTTTGAGTGAGAATTTTTAATTGAACGTAATTGACCAACAGAGATAAAGTCAGTATCTCCATATCTTGTGAACGTCCAAGTTTCTCCAGTCTTTTTATCTTCAACAACTAGAATGCCATTTGTTCCGTTGTAAACTTCAACAAGGGAATCCATGTCGATTTCTTTCTTCTTAGGTCTTTCCTTGATAACAGGCTCAGATGTAGATTGTGCAACAACTTCTTTTTCTACCTTAGCCTCTTGCGCTTTAGAATCACCAGTATTTTTTACATTTGCCATATTTATAACCACCCTCTCATTCATGATTTTATTTTAATTTAAAGAGAAAGGGGTATTTCTACCCCTTTAACTTTTAAGCCATACGATAAATACCGTATTTACGAGCAAATAGAAGACCAATACCTGACTTCTTCTTGAACATGTAGTCCATAGTCTCATCTTTTTGGCTCTTAGTCTCCTCAATGCGACCTTCGCCCTCTAGAACCATCTTAACAATTTTCTCGCCACCCTTTGGAATGACCATAAGGAAATTGTCATCAATGGCAAATACATCAGAGTTATACTTATGGAATTGTTTAATTTCACGCATTTCCGTACCTCTGAACACTCCATAGTGCCCAAGCTCATTTTTCTTGTCAATCATATTTTGAGAAACTTGTGCTGGAGCGATCTTTCCAAGTGCAAATTTAGTACCAAGAATTACGGCCTCAGAATTTGTAGCCGCCTCTACGTGTTGAACCAATGTAGCCAATGCATCTTCAGTGAAAGCACCAGAAACAGCGTATGTAGTGCTTAGGTTAGTGTAGCTATTATAAATTGCCGTGTAGATTGCTGTAGCAATGTGCAAAGAATAAGAACGAGCTACACGATTAACAAGATCAGACCAGTTTGCACGACCTTGCAGATAACGTTGAATTTCCTCGTATACTGCAACGCCTCTCCAAACAGTGTCGATCATGAAGTCGCCTTGGTCTAAACGTCTACGTCTAATGCTGTTGTTCGCATCAGAAATGATAGCCACAGGGAACAGGTCTTCTTGGTCTACATGGAAGCGGAAGATGTCACCTTCAGCAATAGTTTGAATTTCAACAAAGTCATCAAATTGATCGTATAGTTGTTGACCAAGGATGATGTCAATAGCCTGTTCTACGATAGCAAAGACTTCGTTTTCATGTCTGCGAAATTCTCGATAGGTAAAAGTAGATTTACCGCCATTTACAGCGATCAGCTTTTCACGCAAAGCTTCTTCCATTGCGTCAGTGCTGTACATATCATATGTACGACCATTATATAGGTCAACCGCTAGTTTAACTAGTTCATTCATTTTATTTCCCCCTTTGTATAAATTGATTTAAGCCTTAATAACTTCGAATGTGGTAGACGCTACATTCTTGTAGCCAATTGTGCCAAGCTCAGTAATTTCTGCAACAAAACGTGGATTGTAAGTATTAGCACCAATAGTAATTGTTGGAGTATCAGAAACTTTTAGCTTTAAAGAACCAACCTCTGGAACAAGATACTTGCCTTTAACGGGAGTCCCCGTAATAGCATCGTTAGACAAAGTGATAATATCGCCTTCAACCATATAGTAGAAACGAGCCGCTTCGCCAGCTTTAACCACAAATTGGTCACGACCAGCTTGATTGTAAACCTTAACAATCTCTGGAGTGTTGTGGATAAGAATTGGACGAATTTCCAAGTCTGCCTCAGTAACAACCTTTAGTTTTCTTAGCTCTGTAGAAAAAGTACCATTAAATTCACCATCAGCATAGTCACCCAACATACCAACGCGACCTTGTTCAAGATCAGCAGTGTGAACAACGCTCTCTAGGTGAGTGACAAATTTTTTGTCAAAATTAATTAGAGAATATGCCATTTAAAATTTCCCCCTTTATTATTATTATGATTAATTACCTTCTAAAAGATGTGCCCAAGCAGGTTCCCCTGTCTTAGACTTGACATTAAAGTCAATCTTTAGCTTGTTAGGTTCACTTTTGTCATTCTTGCTAAAGTTTGTCGCCGCAACCTTTTTTCCAACAAGAGCAAATAGTTGAACTTCAATTTCTTCAATTGTCATCTCAGAAGCGGCTTCTTTTACAGAGGCCATCTCTTCAATGGTAAGCTGTTTCTCAAATTTAGAAAAGACAGCATCCTCAGAGGCTTTACGCTCCTCAGTAATTTTACTTGCTTTAAACTCACGAAGCTCTTTAACTTCATTTTCAAGACTTGTGAATTTTTCTTGAATTTGTTCTTTTTCGGATTTTACAGCTTCAAACTGAGTTGTCACTTCCTCTAGCTTACTATTAGCATCTCTTGTGGTAGCCTCTAGTGCCGTAAACTGCTCTTTTGCTGTATTCAACTCTGTCTCTAAGTTAGAGTATTTCTCTGCTGAAAATTCAGCAAGTTTAACAAGGAGGTCTTCTACAGAAATTTCTTCAAAATTTACCCCTCTTGCTTCAATCTCCTCTTTAGAGGTAGAGAACAGCTTGATTAGATTTTCCTTATTCACTGTACCTATTCCTCCTTTATCTAAGATAATATCTGAACGACTATGAAAGGCTAAGTTAAATTCATCAACTTTTCTCTTAAAAGTTTCCCAATCAACATAAGTAAATTTTAAGGCTATATTAGCGTCATACATCGCTGGGTTAACATCAAATCCCAAGGCGCAAGCGCCATTAAATTTAAATTTAGAGAAATGAAACAATTTAGTTTCATCATTCCAGTAGCCTTCATAGTCGCTTGATAATTCCATGCTTTGAGATTTCACTAAGTCCCTATTAAATATATTAGTAGAATCTTCAAATTTAGTCCAAAGCAATCCATCTACAACAAGGTATTCTCTTTCAACGCCATCAGAACCTGTTCTTACTTCGAACCTAGCATTATTATTCTCAGGAATAACACCGTAAGCAGAGCCTAGATATTTTAAAGTCCATTCACCATCAACTTTTTCTAAGCCTACTCTATGATCCGAAAAGTCTTCTTGGTGTTGAGAGTTTGGCTCAATATAACCAAGGATTGGAGTGTTTGCTAGAGTTGGCAATGCTTTAAGTACAACCTCTTTTGAGAAAAAAGAGCCATTGTAGTTTTCTCCAAGATGCATCAATGTGATAGTAACTTTTAGAAATCTTTCATCCAATTGCTCTGTAACCTCAAAATTAACAGGGATTTTAGTAGCTACATCCATCTCATCTCACCTCCTCTCTATTTGGCTCTGTTTGGATTTTTCTGATTATCCCTTGTTTTTTCCCCTTCGCCTGAGAGTTTTTCTGTTTTCTTCTCTGGTCTGCCTCCTTCGTTTGTTTGTGTATGAGAGCTTACCAAAGGAATCATTTTGTCATCAAGCCCTAAAATGTCATGCTCTAATGTTAACATATTAACCATATCATTTGGCGACATCCCAAGGCTTGCCGCAACAAGCAATCTAGAAAATCCAAATTGAGCGGCTTTTAGATACTTCTCAAATTCATCATCTCTATTGTAGATTGTCAAGTTAGGAAAAATTACTTTGAAACGATATTTGCCGCCTACAGTTTTAATTTTTTTATTAACCCAACGTTCAATCTGCCTCAAAAGAGCAAACATCATACTTTCATCAGCTTTAATAGAAAATGTCAAACCGACAGCGCCCATTTTTTCTGAATTAAACAAAGACTCTGATACACCAGCACTACGCATATAACTAGTGTAAGCTTCCGCGACTGCATCAGAAGATGTAGCTGAATCTTTATCAAAGCTTACAGGCTCAATATCCATTGGAGATGTAAGAATACCTATTTCATCTGGTAAAACTTGGGCAATTCGATTGTGAAAATGCATAACAGACTTCAGTGTTATTGCAAAGTCATCATTATCAGTGCTATCTTGACGAACTGGTATTTTCTGAACCAAAAATTTGTAATTGCCAAGTTTCTCTCTTGCTTTTCTTAGTTGCTTAAACTCTTGAAGATCAATTAAATCCTCAAATGTGCCACCAAAAACAGGAACTGGAAATGGAAAATCTTCATTCACCTTAAAGCATACTGTGTTTTTAGAATCTAATTCTTGCCATCTCATTTTCGTCCTATCTTTAAGATAGGCGTTATATTTAGATTTGAATTCCGATGGAAAAATTTCAAGCTTTTCAGGGTTTCTGTCAAAGAAAGAAAAGTCGAATGCATAATTGTAAATGCCATCTTCTATGGAAGAGATCATACAATAGTCAGCATCCATCTTTTGGATGAAGTAAGAATCCTTGCCCATATGCTCGTATCCATAGAAAACATCTTCTCGAATAGCAACAGTTACAGCCTTTAGCATTTCGTGCTTTAAGTTCATCACCTCTAAAAGATTAAGAACTTTCTTGTAAGCTGTAGTGGCTGTCTTAATGTTGATTTTTTCTAAATTTCCACCTTCATATGGTAGGCAAATATAATCAAAAGTAAGCATACTAGAAAAGTAGCTGACAAGTCGCCTATAGTGTGAATTTGAGAAGTAAAGACCAATCGACACATTTCTTAGTTCTTTGCTAAACAGCATTGGATCATTTAGGTATTTTCTAATATCTTCTTTAGAGTATTTATTTGATACTACTTTATTCTTTAACATAGAAGAAGAATCGCTAACTGTCCCAAGTAACATTTTAGACAAAGATGCAAAGTCGATTAAAACTGATCTTCGTTCTACAGTATTATCACTCATATTTACTCACCACCTTTTCTAGTATCCTTTTGGACTTCTGAACATCAAGAATTCACTAATCTCCTCAATGGATTCACGCTTCTTAATGTTTTTGTCCTCTAACCCTTTTAAATACCATAAGCCGTATTCTAGAGCAGAAAATTTATCTTTTTGAATTTTACGATTAATTCTTTTTAATTGTACATTCTTATTATCCTCGTTTTGTTGCTGAAGATTTAACATCTCTTCTTTTAAAACAGAAGTATGAATGAACGGAGCTAACCATTCTGCAATCTCATCTGCTGGCATCTCCCTACCTTTTTTGGTTGCAAGAAGTTTTGCCTTCGCTGTCATTTCATCAACAAGAAATTTAACTCTGCCAGAACTAATTTGTGATAAACAATTAATATGTATTGACGAACTATTCCCTACTGTGGCTTTAACATTAAACAACAGAGGTAAAGAATCCCTCGTCTTAAATTGTGTATAATGTCCTTCCTCATCATTTGTTACAGAGTATGGCGGGAATATTTCGCCAGTAGCATCATCTACGTTCTCCTTGACTAGATAGTCAACAAGTCCTACGCCAGCTCCATTTGCATCAACGATCAGTTGTCTCGCGGAGTATTGCTGTACAATCTTTTTTAGTTTAATTGATTGAATTTCAAAGTGCGTACCATGAAATATATACATATTAACTATTTCTTTATGAAAAACTCCGTTAGCTCTAGGAGTAACCTTGATAATTAACGCCGCTGTATCTGCATTTTGCTTACCTTGAACACGCGCAACGTCTGCCGATACAATATACCATGATTTGCCTTTTTTGTCAGGCTCCCATTCAGGATTAATAAGAGTTCTATGTTTATCAATCAAATCTGCATTAAAGAAAGCATCCTCGCTCGTGCCACTCCAAATGCTATCGTACTCTCTTGCAAAGGATAACTCGTTATAAGTACCATCCTCTTTTAGTTCTTCTACAAAGTTTTCGTCAAGCAGTTTATGCATGACTGGAATTCTCCAATCGCCACCAAATACAAAAGAATTATCTTTCAGAACCATCCACACAAGAAGTTGTACCATCTTCTGATAAGCAAATGTGTTCTTGTACCCTGCTGTTGTGACGTAGATTTGAGCTTTATGTTGCTCATGTGGGTCTACATCACCACATTTAGCACGTCTATCAACGTTCATCAGTGGCAGGATAACCTCAGATAGCTTTTGACCATCAATTAGAATAACTTCCTCCATCAATCCTGCATGTCTACGACCACCACGTGTACTGTTTTGAACAGCAACAATGTCAAGCTTACTACCATTCTGGAACACAAGCTTAGCGTAGTCCTTTGAAAATTGATGATACTTAATCTCTCTTTGTAGAATTGGGAATAAGTCCCAAAGTTCTTCGATCTTTTCTTTCGCAATGTTAGCGGCTTGCTCTTTACCGCCAGAGCAAACGAAAAGCTTGATATTAGGATAAAAAATACACTTTAAATAAAGAATAAGAATACTCAGAAAGCTCTTCGAAAATGCCCTTGTAAATGTAGCATACATATATCTATGCCTCATTGCCGCCCTCAGGAACACACGCTGATAGAAGAACAATTTAAATTTGCTATCAGTTGGGGTAATCATATCAATAAAGATATCAGGATACTCACGGAAGAAGCTTGCATATTGCAAGAAGGTTGGCTTTACTTTTTCGAATTTAGAAAGTTTTTCATCTTCTTTTTCGAAACTGTTGCCAGCAGGATTGTAAATGTCTTTAGTATTCTTGTATTTAGCATTATCATTCTGGAACGCCATCTAGACCATCTCCAATATCCCAATATCCTTCTTCTTCTTCAATTTCAATCTCTTTAATCTCTTCTTCTACTTGTTCTCCTGCGCTCATTTTCTTTAATGTTTCATCTACAATTTTACCAATGTTAGGGTCGCCTAAAACAAGGTTTCGTGTCCAATTCTTGATGTTAGCAAGAGTATTGTCTACAATATCTTGTGGCTCATCCATATGATACTTCGGAATGAAACCTTCTTTCTCCATATATTCATAAAACTCAGAAAAAGTATTAAGGCCGCCTGTACGATCAGCCGCTGTTCTTTGAACAGCAGTAAACTTTGCCGACTTCATCAGGTCGTCATAGTTTTTGGATAGCTTTGCATAACTTGTAATATCATTTACTTCTAAAGCTCTATCCATTTGCAAGGAAGTCTTACAAATCTTCTTTAAATAGTCCATGTGGGCGGCTGTTTCAATCGTGTAGTCTCTACACATGCTGTCGTAGAAATCTTCCAATCTTTCATACTCATCCACACTGTAATTCTTGCCCCATTTGCGGACAATATCTGGAGTAACTTTAAATTCAGTATCAAAATCATAAACCTGTGTGTTCGCTACTTTAGGCTCATCTCTTACATCTCCATTTTTCCAAGTCATAGACTTGTACTGAGGGAGAGAATTAATTTGTCTAAAGTAATTCCCAACTGGATTAGCACCAATAGAACATTGACTCCAAACAGCATCTACAAATGGCTTGTCAATCTGCATTAGGACTGCTTTAAGAGTGCCTACATCATCTTCATTAACTAAACTAGTAATACATGTTTTGCAAAGAGGGACTTTACCATCTTTGAACATGATACTATTCGAATTATAGTAAGAAGACATAACCTGATCTTTTCCGCAGTTAACGCATACTTTTTTAGGTTGCTTAGCTGGTCTTCCTGCCATTTGACAAGCACCTCCTTTGATTCATCATATTAATAGTAAAATACAAAAAACCCTACCACAATTAGGAACTTTCGTTCAATGTGTGGTAAGGTTTTTAACTATGGTGCTGGAGACAAGACTTGAACTCGCAACCTTTCGCTTACAAGGCGACTGCACTGCCAATTGTGCTACTCCAGCATATGGTATGGGCAGTAGGATTCGAACCTACGAGGGCTTGCGCCACTTGCGTCCAAAGCAAGACCGCTACCAAGCTACGGAACTATACCCATATGGTTGCGCGAGGTTGGAATCGAACCAACTATTTCCTGATAATGAGTCAGGCGACTTACCATTTGTCCTCTCCGCAATAATTAACTAGGCACAGCAATTTAAAAGTGTGAAGCAAACAGCATTCATCAATGTAAGTTAATAATTTTATCTTTTAGATAATTGTAGGTTGCTGTATGTGCCTAAATTCTAGACGCGCCAATCATTTTAATATTAATCACCAATTATTTGAATAGCGTAAGATTTATGATTTGCTGTAAGCGTCTAAAAAGGTTGGTGGGCGATAGGAGAGTCGAACTCCTAAAACTACGCTTCTAAGGCGCATATGTATGCCAATTCCATCAATCGCCCATTAATATTTTGGGGTGAATAGTGGGACTCGAACCCACAAGAGGTACATCCTCAACAGGTTCACAGCCTGTCGCGTTTTCCATTTCGCCATACCCACCATATTTATGCCATCTACCAGTTAAAGATAATTTCACCAGTTAGCTTAACGAAGCCAATTGTTGTACCCTGAGAGTTTTCAATCCAACCTTTCCAACCAGTAGCTTGAGGATTTGAATATTCTTTAAAAATCATGTTTATTTATCGCCCCCTTATATACTAGATAAAATTTGGCAAGGGAGGTGAGAATCGAACTCACGAATGACAGGATCAAAACCTGTTGCCGTTCCATTTGGCTACTCCCCAATAATTTGGTAGCGCATACGAGACTCGAACTCGTTTTCCCTGCTTGAAAGGCAGGATTCCTAACCCATAGAAGAATGCGCCATATGGCTACAGGAGCGGGATTCGAACCCACGACCACGTGATTAACAGTCACGCGCTCTACCTGCTGAGCTACCCTGTAATGTTGAGGCTATTTACACTTCTATCTAGCTAATGCGCACTCGCTGTATGATGTAAATAGCTTTTGGTGGTTCCTAATGGATTCGAACCATTGACCGCACGATTATCAGTCGTGTACTCTACCTCTGAGTTAAAGAACCATTGGCGGCTTATACGAGGCTCGAACTCGTTACTCTCGCGTGACAGGCGAGTATGTTACCCATATACCAATAAGCCATTATTTGTTAACCTCTTGACTATATATTACCATATCTCGGTCTAATTGTCAACATGTTAACTAAAATTTTTCGAGATTTGTGGTGGCTCCCATTGGTAACGATCCAATCTCCTTCGCTTTTCAGGCGAATGCTAATCCATCTCAGCTAGAGAGCCATAAACCACATTGATGGAATCGAACCATCAGCTAGAGCTACCATCGACTTTTGCTCTGTTGCCTGAGCCAGATGTGGTTATTGGTGGAGCGTAGCGGACTCGAACCGCTCACCTTTGCAGTGCAAATGCAACGTTCTACCAGATGAACTAACGCCCCATTTATCAGTGTCAGGTGGGAGGATGCTAAACACCATGTCCCTCACTTCGAGTATTTGACACTGAGTATGGTTGAGCATGGTTGAGCATGAGGGAATTGAACCCCCGCCTCCAACTTGTAAGGATGGCGTACTCCCATTATACAGAATGCTCAATAATTGGTGGGTGAGGAGGGATTCGAACCCCCTAAGCCTAAGCAATGGATTTACAGTCCACCGTAACTCGCCATCGTTACCGCTCACCCAAGTCAGGGTATTGCTACCAACAATACCCTGAAAATCTAAATAAGAAATCCAACAATTAAGGTGTGGTTCAAGCACCTCTTGACTATAATATATCATACATGATACATATTGTCAATACCTAAACTAAAAAATCTACTTCATGGTTTCAACAAATTCAAAATAACAAGCATACACTGCAATAGGGGCAGTATGTTTTTTATGGATCACATAATAAGCTTCCTTGTCCTTCCCAACAAAGGAGGCAACAAGATTAAATTGTTCTCCTTTTTTAAAGGAGAAATCATGACCATCAATTAAAACCATGCCAAAATCTTTTATGACTTCTACCTTAGTATTGTTCATCAATTTTCGCTCACCCCTATTCTATCGAATCTGGCTCAGTATCTTCTCCAATAGAGATCGAAATTGTTGAGCCATTCAATGATGCAAGGACTTCTCTCAGGTTGTATACACCTTTAACGTTCCCATCTTTATCGTACTCAGTGATGGTTTCTGTTGCATCATCGTATTCACCTTTGAACGCCCATTTCTGACTATATTTAGCCATTCACAATCACCACTTTCATCCTACATGTCTGCAAAGACCTTGGAAGCTTCAGAGCGAACATCGTCAGGAAGAACCACAATACCAACCAAAGAGTTGCCTTTAAGCTTATCAATCATCTTCAGCAATCCATTGTCGTATAGGTATTTTCCTTCAGCCTGTTTATAATCACCTGAAAAAACAATGGCTGAATTCACCGCTAAACGAGTGCCAATCAGCTTCAACGTCTTTACATCAAGGTCTTCTGCTTCATCAACAATAATGAATGCTTCTGGAATTGAAAGTCCTTTCATATAGAAAGGAATCTCGCATTCTAGCTGACCTCTTTGCGTCATTTCAGCTAGTTCAAACTCGCCTCTATCCAGATATTGAACAATTGGCCTGAAGAAGTCGCCAATCTTTTCGCTTTTATCGCCTGGAAGAAAACCAATTTCTTCACCTGATCCAATTGGGTTGCGAACTGCAACAATCTTCGCATATGTGCCTTTTTCTCTCACATGATGCAACCCTGCCTTCATAGCTAGAAATGTTTTCCCTGAACCATATGTTCCAGCAATAATCTTAATAGGGATATTCTTATTCATTAGCAAGTCAATTGCACAATCCTGATAAATTGTCTTCCCTTTCAGATTCTTTGGCGGTTTCAAAAGCTTTTCAAAGCTTTGACCTGTCCAACGAAAAACGTCAATCATCTTGTAATCAATCCTACCTGTTATCTCATTGATAAATTTTTCTCTTGTGTCTTTAAGAATCAGATATTGATTATTTAAAAGATTCAAAGGATTGTTGCCTTCATAAATAGAAGCAAGAATGATTTTATCTTCTTCTAGGTCAAGATTTAACAGCAATTCTTCAACGCCTGTATATCTGATATAATCATCGTTGTTATTTGCTTCGATGACCCATTCGTCCAATAGTGCATTTACTTCATTTTCACTTAAACCTTTAAGCCATCCACGTTCAGTAAAATATTCTCTGAACTTCGCTTTAGATTTTAGTTGCATTAAGAAATCGCCAGTAACAATCCCTGTCTCATGTTCTACGGCAAATTGAACAATGCTATCATCATTGTTTTCAATCCATCCTGCCGAAACATGCCCTAGTCCATATTCAACACTTGACAGAGATTTTAGCTTCCGCACAGCATTCCTAGCTTTGAATCCACGCTCTGTATTAAACTCAGATTTGATTTTGTCCAGTTCCTTCAAGACTGTCAGAGGGATGAAAATAGTACCATCAACCTCTTCTAAGTAGTGAGGGTTGTGCAGTAGTGCATTGGTGTCAAATAAAAACTTATGTGGTTTCATTTAAACACACCCCCAAGCTAGATTTTGGTGTAAGTAGTAGAAAGCGCTCACACGAATGTAAGCGCTTTCATTTGAATCAAAAATTATTCAGCGTCTTCGGTAGAACCAGAAATTTCGCCAGTTTCAGCCGCACGCTTCAGTTTTGCTTTTGCGGAAGCTTTAACCTTAATCTTTTCAGGTACATTGACAGACTCGCCAGTCTTAGGATTGCGACCAACATATGCTTCTACTACTTTCAACTCAGTAGCAAGATAGCCATTTAGGTTAACTTCCTTACGTTGTGCAGTTAGATGCTCTAGAGTCAGAAGAAACGCATCCACAGCCTCACCAGCCGCCTTCTTTGTCATTCCATTCAGTTCTGCCATTGCCGCGATAAAATCCTTTTTGTTTGCTTTAATAAATTCCATTACAAATCATCTCCTTTAGATCATCTTATGTGTGATATATTTCAGGCGAGTTATACTCGCTTGATTAATGTGTGTACTATTTCTTCGATATTCATATCGAAGAAATGAATATCTTCATCTGCGAGAATTACTAGAATCATATCCATTTCACATTCATTGTCCTTGCCTACCTTGTATTGCTTGACAGACTTGTCTATTTCATAGACGGCTCCTTGAAATATGAATCTATTGTCAGTGTCAACGCGACACCATTCTGCTTTAGAAGCAGATCGGTCAAATCCTTGGTTGCCACCAATTGTTGTCTTTTCATCAAAAAAAACTGCTTGACCAAAAACATTTGTAACTACATTGCCTTCATTGTCCTTGACTCTTTTCAATTTGTATGTGGTAATCTCTGGAGTGGAGAAAAGCTTGTATAGCTTGCGAGTTTTTGAAGTTTTCCATCTCCCAACTCTTTTAGCTTCTTTCTCCTGCTCCTTTCGAAGCTGGCTATCACTTATCTTTGATAAGTCGATTGAAGGCTCTTGTGTTGTAAGCGTAACACTCGCATATCCAGATGCATTATCTGCGCTTGGATTGTACTCGCCATAAATTAGATTCTGCGCGGTATCATTTGCATTAGACGCTGGAATCTCTTTTGAGTTTACCTTGTCAATCTTGTAGCTGGTTAGAATGCCAGCATTTTTAGATTGACCTAGCAAGATAAATGTCGCACATCTATCAAGAATCTGCTTGATAGTATTGCTACTTAGCCAGTAGTTTTTAAAGGACTCTTCCCAGCGATTTAAGATATGCTCTTCAACTAAACTCATTTTTTCTTCTATTGAAGTTTCGCGATTATACCTCATAATCTTTGTATGTCCATCTGGCATCTTGATCTTAAACATCGTCATCTATCGTTCCACCTACTTTCATTCCGCAAGGTGCGAGTCTTTTATCGACTCTATTTCGTGGATGATTTCGAAGAAGATTCGCATACCTTGCAAATACCTTTTAAACCATCCTTGTTTCGCTTATCGTTACCATAAAACTCTGCAATCGCTGGCTTCGATTCTTCGCACTTATTGCATCTTTTATAGCTCCAAGGTGCTTTAAGGTTATTCATAAACATATATTCGTATTTCCATGAAAAATCATGTTTGGCTTTAATCTTAGCGCATATCAGATTGAATGTTCTATTGATACCACTTACATCCTGCCCAAAATGATCGGCAACATCCTGCTCTGAATTTCCCTGCATTAAGAGTCTAATGATTTCCAATTGTTTTTCACTAAAATTACATCTCTTAATAAGGTTATCCAAGTCGATGTATGTAACAATAAGTTCGGCATTCATAGGTTTTACATCTCCTGCTGAATTATAATTCCTGTTGAAGCCTATACCTTGATAAGTGTCAATCATCCATCTGTATTTAATTAAGCCCTTGATGCAGTCAACATCACTAAAGCTAATACATTCGAACTGTCGTTCTGCTTTATGAGTGTCGATTTTTACTAGCCCCATAGTCAACACCCCCAATCGTTCATGTGAAGATAGTTAATATCTTGACTATATCACAATATTCACCTCCCGTCAACTAGTTCTATCAACAATTCTGTGATTAAACTAAGTTGGCGGGAGTGAAATGTATTCATGTCATTACCTTAATAATAGCATGAATTGAACGATTTGTCAATATCTAATTTTTCAAAAATTCACAAAGGAATGTATTACGTGTGAGATTGACGTTTTTCCTCATCGCGGAGTTAATTACATCTGCCTGACATAAACCACGCAAGAATTTCTTTGCACGAGTCCAAGCAGTGTAAAGAAGATTTGCGTTTAATTGCCATTTGTGAGCTTTGTCAGCAAGCACAATGACCGCACTAAATCCAGAGCCTTGTGATTTATGAATGGTAAGGCAATACGAATGAAGTATAGTTTCAAGCTGGATGTAATACGTTCTGATAATATCGAAGCCATAGTCGATGAGGATATATTTCTCTATGTCGTTAATTTCGACAATTACGCCAGTATCACCATTATAAACAACAGTCGTGCACTCTTCTTCGTCTGCCCCTTTGAGAAGTTTGTAGTGAATCAAAGCTTTGTAGTTATTTTTGATATTAATAACTCTGTCACCTTCTCTAAAGATAACATTGTGAAAATTGACTTCTCGTTTGTTGTCTGCTGGAGGGTTTACAATAGACTGGATAGTTTTGTTAACAGCCTCTGTCCCAAGCTCTCCTGCTTTGCGCGGTGATAGGATGATAATATCATCCACTTTATATCCAGCTTCCAAGGCTTGCTTGTAGCAGTACGTATAACCATTTACCATTTTCTCTTGTGGAACACACCAGATAACGGTATCAGAGCCAAACTCTGCTTTGCCAAGGAAATTGGTACTGATAAATTTTTGCTTCAAACGTGTTTTGGTTGCGATATCAAGGATACCCCCATCTTCTTGACGGAATACCTTTGTGAGCTTAGTAACCAAAAATGCATTACTTTCGATGCAGTCATGCAAGAAATTCCCTACTCCTACAGATGGAATTTGGAAGTCGTCACCAACGATCAAAATACGGACATTTGGATTCTTTAATGCTTTAAAAAGCATTCTCAAAATATAAATGTCAGCCATAGATGCCTCGTCAAGAATGATAAAGTCAGCAATGATATCTTTAACCTCATCGAATCCTTCAATGTATCCAACCGCACGATGAATTGTTGATGCATCTCTACCAGTGTATCCTTCCATCACCTTAGCGGCTTTACCTGTAGGAGCCAATAAAAGAACATGCTTTTTCATTTTATCCATTAGATTCAAGATCATTTTTTGCAAAAAAGATTTCCCACAACCAGCGTACCCCACAAGAAAGTTCACTCTATTCTTTTTAAGGTTGTAGAAAATCTGCTTCTGTTCATCTGTAAGAGTGATGTTGTACTTCTTCATCTGCTCTTCGATAAAAGCATCTGCATCATAATCTAGCTCAGTACTAGAGTCGCGCATTTTGAGCAATGTTTCGGCAATGAACTTCTCTGCTTTAAAGGCTTTCTCTAAAGCAAAGCGTTCGTTGCCTCCGTCACCATCATGAAGTTCAACAACTCCTTCGATATCGAAGGCATGTTTTTCAACATCCGCTCTAGAAAGACGAGTATTATCTTGGACACCTTGTATTACTTCGTCCCTCTCCATCCAAGAATGTCCGTCTTTGCTGTTTTGCATAAGAACGTATTTAATACATTCTTTTACACGAAAAGGGCTTTTCATATCGAACCCCATACCTTGTGCAATTTCATCAGCTTTTAAGAAACCAATGCCACTAATCTTACACAGTTCATAAGGATTTTCTTTGATACGCTGAACTGCGTTTGCCCCAAAGAGTGCGACAGCTTTCTTCATCTGAAGTGGTGTAATGCCAAACTCTCCAAGTTCTATAATAATATCCTTCATATATTCATTTTCTTTTACTTTCTCATACAAAAGATTGAAGCGATGACTGCCCATTCCCTTAATGTAATTTGTATCCACTTCTTTGTTGAGAATCTTTTCGATAACACCAGCGCCATAGTGTTCGATTAATTGATTGACAATAGAAGGCTCACAAAATTCCATAAGAAAAGCCTTAGCACTGGCAACAGTATCAAATTTCGCCTGAACAATTTGCACTTTGTACTGCTTTCCGTATCTTGGATGGTCTTCAAGGACACAATACATGCTGTACTCTTCGCCAGCGTGGAATTTTTTTTCAAAATTTCCCTTTACTTTCGTCACAAACGAACTGCCGTAGAAAGGAAGTTCATCTTTAGGCAAAATATCTCCAATATTAAAAACCTCCACCTCATAAACGGCGTAACCACTTCCATCATGTGTCATGAAAGTGTCTCTAATAATTTGTACGTCTAGACGAATCAATTCCTCTTTCTTAGACAAGTAAACTCCTCCTCCTTGCGTTCCAATATCGCTTATTCTACTATACCAATAATTAGAGGAATAGTCAAGATGAATAAAAATTTTTCCTTGGAGGATGTTTACAATCGGGTGCAAATGTCATATAATCAATCCAAGGGTGACATTTCGATCATAGCATGATGTGAAAGGACGGATAACTAATGACAGCTATTGGAAGTAGGGTTGTAAAGCTTCATTCTGGTGTGCGCGATGTGGGAAGCATGATTGAGGTTTTCCTTAATGATAAGCGCATCAACTCAGAACGGACGGCGGTTTCTTATGAGGGGGATATTCGCCAGTTCTTCCGCTATATGTGCCGCAAAGAACTTCATGAACTCACTGTAGATGACATCAAAACAGGTGAAGGCGGCATTTTGCACAGCGACATTCTTCAATACAAAAACGAGCTTGTAGAGTGCTATGCCGCAAGCACTGTCAATCACAAAATGTCTGTAGTGAGGCAAGTATTTGGACATTTGGCAAAAGACTTCCCTACGCTAATCCATCTTCCCATTTTTGATGTAGAGACAGTCAAAGGCGAAAGTAAGCCTATTGGTTGGCTCACATGGGATGAAGTCGAAAAAATGATTGAACTTGCCAAGTCACTTCCAAGCGGTGAACAAAAGAGTCTTGCCATCGAATTGGCGGCTAGAACTGGCATTCGCTTGGAAGCATTGCACAAGCTCACTATTGACAACTTCACTCAACATGAGGGGTATGTCTTGATAACAGTTTTAGACAAAGGGAAGAAGAAAGATGAAAAACCCATCCCTTACAACGTATTTGAAAAGGTTGTCCAACTCACAAAAAGGTTTGACGGCAAGTTGTTTAAAATTTGCAAACGGACACTTCAAAGAGCAGTTACTGATGAGCTTGTCCCGCTAATGGGGATCGAAGAAGAGCGTGAAATCAGCTTCCACTCCATTAAGAAGATGGGTGTTATGTGGGTTCTGGAAGAAACTGGCGATTTGCAAAAGGCGGCTATTCATGGCAATCACTCAAACATCCAAACAACTTGGAAGTATTATGTAGAAAAGCACAAAAATCACATTACATTTGCCGCGCTACAAATGGGACGCAAGGTAGACTTGTCGCCGTTGGAACACCTGTCCAGAGAGGAACTGCTTGCACTCATACAAAACGCAAGCAGAGGAACACAAATCGAATTGCTGAGTAAAGTGGGGGTATTAGAATGAGAAATCATCTGTATACAATAGGGTACAGTTATCAATTAAGTAGCGATGATCCAAACCTTATCCGAAGTGGATTTGATTTTGTTCCATGTTATGATCTAAAAGAGTTTAACCATTATTTTTGGGTTATCATTGAAGAAGGGAGTGAAATTATTTATATTGACATGCTCATTGACAACAAAGTTGTTGTAATTTATGATAAAGAAAAGGCTAGCCTAATAGGTTAGCCTTTAATTTTTCTAGCAACCTTATATAATCTTTTGACAAAACCACCTCAACTTGAAGCTTAAATTCATCTCCCTTTTTCTTTACAAAGTCTAATCGTCTCTCATCTTCTGTAACAAAGATAATAAGTGGAAAACCTGCTTCTTTTAATCGTTTGAACCATCCTTCTTTCATCCAATGTCCTGATTGCCTAAATTTTCTGTATTTATTTAATTTCTCCTCAATCATGGGAAAATTCTTAGAATTTCCTCTATCCTCTGTTCCTGTGTCATACTCCACAAATGAAATCAATGGCTTTTTCCCTATGCCCATAATCATAAAAACATCAGGTGAAAGTTTAATATTTTCTTTATTGTACATAAATTTTCTTGCAACCTCTATATCCCATCTGACTAACTTCCATTCATTCTTAATGCAAAATCTTATAGTATCCACTTCTAGTTGATTGACACCATTTACATGAAAGAATTGAATGGGCACTTCTCGTTTATGAACATGGATATTTCCACCTTTAACTGTCTTGTGTTGTTTAATACGCCTATTAAACCTCACTCCAAGAATGATAGCCCCAGCTCTGTCTAATGCTACAATACATGGTTTATTTCCTTCCTTATATCCTGTTTGCTCATGCACTTTGTCAATGCACATTTTTTCGAAAAGCTTACGAATGGAGCGATTAAGCACAATCGCTCCATTCGGGATGTCTCTGTAAGCGGGATGGATAACCTCTAAATGGTCACGCCGTACATACTTCCTCTTGTGAATGATTCTTAGCAATTCCATCTCTCTATCTGTAATGTTATTACAATTGAGCTTTACCCAATCAGATGTAATCCTCGCTTGTTCCACGCGCTCGTACCAACCCTTTTTCTTGGTCATGCTACATCCTCCTCACCCAAGGAATCAATATCTTGACCATCCTCCATTTCTACTTGATTGTAATTCTTGATGCTGTTCTTCGCCATATCCTTAATTCTGTTGAGAATATCCTTACGAACATCTTCTCTGTCTCTGCTGTACTTCGAAGCAAGACTTGCCAGATTATTCAGCTCCATATTATCGTATTTTTTCATATATGCTTCTGTCATCTTCGGCAAGTGCGCTTGGAAGTTGTGCGTCTTCCCCTTCCATCTGATAGAGAAGATGCCGCAATGCTCCATCTTCATGAGATTGTTAAAATCCGCCATTGTATAAGGTTCAAGAATCTCTTCAAATTCACTAAACATATCACTACCGCCTTGCAAGAAGATGAGATTACAACCATTCTCCATGATTGACTTTTTAATTGCACTTGCATCATTTCTTCCAGCAGACGCAAGAGAAGACCAACCATGAAGAGTAAAAGTGTATCGACCAGAATATTTTCTAACCTCTTTAAAGATGTCCAGTAATACACGTACAACAATTGGGATATGAACAATTTGATGTAATTCATCCACAACCACAAGGGTTTCAGGTCTATACTCACGACCAGCGAAGCCCTTCTCCCTTGAAAGAAGAACATTCCATATTTTTACGAAGTAGTGAGCAAAGGTGAAGTGTCTAAATTGTTCCGTTACTCCACTCTTAGGGATATAGATGAGAACAAGATATGCGCCATCCTCATCACCATCCATCCACTTCCTCCAATTCATCTCGCACTTTCCGTTTTCGTCTCTTATTGGTCTTTGAGCAATGCACTGCCATAACTTCTTGTCTTTACGAAGCTGGTTAAGTCTATTCTGTATAGCATTTACAACGATCTTATTTTTACCTTCACTTGCCATTTCATTGTATGTCTCCAAAGTCATTTGAAGCTCTTCGTCAGTGATGCTTGTTGCAATTTGCTCTCTGAAATCGTTGTCTACAAGTATACGAATAGCCTCTGGAAGCCCATAATCTTTATCAGCGATATGAGCGCATTGCAAAGCCCAAGGAAGCCAGTTCTGTACGTTGATTGATTTTTCTCCTACTACTGCATCTTCAATTAGCTTCATTTCCATTTCAGCAAGTTCAAAGGCAAAGTCAGGGTCTTGCAATACCTCCTTGTTAAATTCCTCAATATCAGCAAAGTTAAGTGGTATAGGTCTTGCATGATTAGAATGATTGAGTATAATAACCCTGTCCCTAAGCCACTCAGGGATTAGATTCCACACGTCAGTTATAATTTGACCATCTGCAACATCAAATGCTACCACGCTTTTGCTTCGAATCTTCCATTCCTCGCGATTCTTTGCATCAGCGGCGAACGTATGCAAAATCTGCGTTTTTAACCATTCTGATTTACCAGAGCCTTTTTTACCAGAAACAACGTTTATTTCACATCTGTCATCTAGAGCTTGTTTGCTAAGTGCCTTACGCCCCTTCTCAGTCCACCATTCACGCTCATAGCCGCCGAAATAGAGCGTTTTAGGCTGTTTATCAAGAGTGATTGCGAATGGTATAGCATCTTTATTAGAGTCAAAGAAGTCGTTGTCAACTTCCGCTCTGGTATGTCCATCTTGGTCAATAACTTTTTTGTATTCCTTCAGCAATTTGCGATTAGGCAAAGTGAGCATCTTGTTCATTTCGCCTTCAAAGAACAGATTCGAAGGCTTCATAAGCACAGGCTTGTTTTCCTCAACTGCTTTGATTGTCACTTTGATGCCATTTTGAGTCTTGATCTCTTTACATACAAAGCTGTTGTCTCCATTTAATTGTTCGAAAGCAGTTTGGACTCCCTTGAGAATGTGCTTTGATTTTCTGCTATCTTTGGATTCTGCAACAACTCTGATCTGAGTTTTGAATCCATGTGTATCTTGCTTGATCTTATGATCTGAATACTGTATTTCAAATGGTTGCTCGTCCTTTTTCTCTTCCACCTCCTCATTTGTGGCAAAGCTTTCTACGAGCTTTGTTGTCTCTTCCATGATAACAACCAGTGTGTCCATTATTTTATATAAAGCTACATGAAAAGGTGTGGTAGCTCGTCTTGCAGACTGACCATTCTTGAAGTTCTTCAGTACAGCTTTTGCTTCTGCTCTCCAATCATCAAGAACAGGTGTAATGTTGAAGTCCACAAGAAGCTTGTCATTGTCATCCATTTGGCTGGCAACAGATGCAAGTTGACTTTGAAACATGTTCTCTTTTTGAATCCTCATGCCTCCCATTCTTTCTTTAACCCCATTGTGTTGGATAGATAAGGCGTAATGGTGTCGAAGAAAAACATCCATTGCTTTTGCTTTATTTGGATTAAATTTGATAACTTTCTCCTCAACTTGTGTTATATCCACTTGACTCCAATCGTTTCGAATCGCTTTAACAAATGATTTTTCAAAACGCTTGGGAACAGTTAAATAAAATTTCATTATACCTTTCTCTACACAAATTTTAAAACTAACTAAATCATTTAATTTAACCTTGACTTTCTTTTTGTCGATAATTCTAACTCTTTCTGGCAGATAAAACTTTGTTGCCAAGCTAGAAATAATCGACAGAATGTTGTTGCTTTCAAACTCTTCGTCCTCTTCATCCCTCCCATAGAAGCCGCCGCCCCCTCGCATGTGAGAGGGCATTTTCATTTTTTCCTTTGGCGCATTATTTGGTGTGATGCAAAGTGTAACTACGGGTTCTCGATACAGCTCAAAAAACTTTTCCCAATCCAAAGCTTTTGGCTTTTTTAGAAAAGGCAGACTCCACTTCACGTTAATTCACCTCCTTCTGAAAAAGCTCTTCTTCTTCCACGCTCATCTTGTAGTCCTTATACCAGCGGCGGGCTTTCCCTCCCACAAAGTAGAGAACTAACCCTCCCTGAGCAATCCACGAAATAACATTCACCCAAAACGTCACATTGTCCAGAAGTGGGTATTTCATTCTATTCCCTCCTAATCGAGTATATGCGAATATTTGATGCATTGAGTGACAAAGAATAGAAAAATGAGTGGGACAATCCATTTTGTCGTCCTATTTCTTCCAATCATGCAAGTTAGAAGGAAGAATAGTAACGCAGGGATGAACATAGTAGCATCGTTGTAGTCAAGGAATATGAATCTGAGCGTTGCCTTTATGCAGTCTACCACAACTTCGCCAAGGTGTTTGTGGAACACTGCATAAAACACTCCTTCGTTGTGTAGGTCTTTAAAGAAAGCTCCAATTGCTTTTACAGACTCTACAAACCCCATGTCCATGTCGCCAGAACTTGCAGACGTTATGGCAGGTGTAGAGGAGACAGGCACATGTTGGGTATAGAAGGAGCCAAGCTGATGATGAAATGTGGAAATGTCCTGAAAAGTCTTTTCATAGTAAGATGGGTCAGCAAAATTCCCATGCTGGTCAATTAAGCCAAGGTGTAAGTGCGCTCCATCACTATTGCCAGTGTTCCCACTTTCAGCAAGCTTTTGCCCAACATTGACATATTGCCCATCTCTTACGTTAAACTTCGATAGATGACCAAGTACAAGCTGTTGACCATCTTCTAATTTGAGCAAAATACCCTTTCCAATATTCTTGTCGCCATAATCCACCAAATGCACGTAGCCACTGGCAGGGCTGAATATGTCTGTTCCTACTGGCATCGCCAAGTCAATACCGCTGTGAGGGGTAAGATGAGATTGGTCAATGGAGCCGTAAGTTGCAGTTACATTGTAAATGGCGGCTGTTGTCCCATTGATCTTGACGATCATTCGGGAGTCCACCCTTTCGAACCATCTTTCATTAGCTCATGATACATCTTCTGACTTGCTTGGTCGATTAGCTCAAATGCAAACGGCGAGAGTGTGAAAAGGAAGTAAGCACCGCCCCACTTGTATAACGCTTGCATACCACCGCCGTTGCCACCGAAACGCCCTTCTTGCCCGCTGTCTTTGAACCATGCAGTGAGAACTTTGAAAAGGCAGAAAACTTTGAAGAAGTCTAGCATCCAAGGAAAGATGTAATGCAGAAAGATATTCCAAACCACTGCCTCATTCATTCGTGCTGGATTGTAGAAAACTTCGTCTACATAATTTTCAATCTTTTCGTCCCACGTATGAACAAGCTCACGAACGTCCATGATAAAAGCAGTAACACGGCGGCCTTCCTTGATAGGCGAGACAGGCACAGAAGAATGTGCCGCAACAAGTGTCAATTGCCCCGATCCATCTCTAAGGAACTTCATGGGCAGTTCCCTCCTCGAAGAGTTTTACGATAGTAAAAGTCGGCTGTTTAGTGGGACTGGTACTTTCTTACAGCCGCAAAGGATTCACAGGGCTACAGGTGTTTAGATTATAATTTGAACACCCATCTAAACACCTGTAGTCTATGCCGAAAGGGGGTGTAAATATGCCGCTATTATGGATTGCTGGATACATTGCGGCCTCTGTTGCTGATTATCTGTTGACTGGAAGCTGGTTTTAACTGTCTGTTACTACAAGGAGGGGTTCCAATTCTATCCCCTCCTTGTAGCTATTACCTTTTCCATTTTTTCACTAGTTCGGATATCTTTTGAGGGGGTTGATTGGAAGGTTGTTGGAGTTGCGACAACATATCAATTGCCGCTTTAGATTCATAGAATTGATTCGCGGTAGTAGAGAGGATTGAATTGATTTTCTGTTGACTGTTGGAGATAAGATTTTCTATTTCCGACAGGCGAGTCACACACCATGATAGACCAGTTAGGACTGTCATGATTTTACCAGTGCTTTCGTGGTAATTTCCATCATAAAGGTAAATTGGCATACCACTTTCGAATTTGGAGAAGATTGCTTGGTAGTCGAGAAATTTCATGTGGTTTTCGTCACCATCGAAAATAACGCTTGCTTTAACCACTTGCTCATATTCGATGGGGGCAAAAATCGAATCGTCCCAAGACTTTTGCACAGCTTGTGCGATGCCTTCTTTGGATATATTGATAGTACCCTTGGCAGTAGTATCGAAGTCCACCTCAGAAATTAGCCCAATCCCCTTGGTGCGAAGAACATTGATAAAGTCTTTCTTGTCAAAATTCCCATCTTTGGAATGCTTTTCAGTGTAGTGATACGCCTTGAACAACAAGCCCATTGCAGAGGCATTGACTGCTTCGTATAGTCTATTCTTTCCAACACTAGGTGTTTTATTCCTCATTTTGTTATTGTCGATTGGGAAAATGGCAACGTCTAAACGCGACAGTTCTTCAAACGCTTTGACACAGTTAATCTGACTGATATCAGCTTCCGTTGTGTCAGGAATAATGGGCATTGCTACGAATGTTTTCTCAGGCATAACACTGTGACAAATATCAATCAGCATAGGTGCGATGCCAGAGCCAGAGCCGCCACTGGTGGAGAACGCCACTACAACTACATCAATTGCAGAGCTTCCGAATTGCTCTTTTACAAAATTGATTGCTACTTCGTGACTGTCAATAAACAGCGATTTTGCCAACTCTCTGTTGCGCCCCACTCCATCAGAACCAGTCAAACGAAGCTTTGCCTTTATGTTCTCTAATGATTCTAAGTCCTTTTCAGAGAAGTTAATTGCCGCCACTGCACAATTGTAGTTCGCCGCCTCATCAGCAATATTGCCGCCACAACCGCCAACTCCGACTACACCAATCATTGGTCAGCATCCCCTTTCATCTTACTTTGAACACCCACAAGTAGAGCAGAGCGACCAAATTCTGTAATGTATATAGATGTATGTCTGCTAGATGTGGTTTTTTCGATGAAGCGTGTAGCCTCTAGCCTAACAATCACTTTGCGAAATACAGCCTCTGTCATTTCACTTGCCTTCAACACTTGGCTGGCCTTCATAGCCTTGAATACTTCGGTTGCGTCATCATCATGCAAGATGGCTAGAATGCTTATGTCATCTATAGTTAGTTTTTTAATCACCTCGCTAAAGTAATTGTCGCCCATAGTGTAATCACCTCCTAATCCGATCTTTCTATATCTTGGTTGATCTGACAGGATTTTGCTCGATCTTGCTTGATCTTGATAACACTATATGAGTATAAATCTAAAACTTGCAAGTCCATAAAAAAATATATTGGTAAAGTTGTCTTAGCTGTGTTTCTTCATTAATATAGGCGACTTCTACTTCCGATCCCAACTCTAGAAGCCGCCATGTCACTGGAAGGAGGAGGAGTAATTTTTGGGATGCTTTTAGCATATCATAAGTTTGTCCGATTGTCAATGTATTGACCACTTGACTTTTGTCCATGTAAATGCACTTGGAATACTAAAAGGTTAACTATTTGGACTCCTGTATAATGTACACTTTATATATAGATTTACTTTTTTATAGTATACACCTATATTATATATCTATATATTATAATGATATATTATAGAGGAGGTTGTCTAGTTAACCTTTTAGTACCTAAAGTTCAGCGAATCACCTTATACACATTAGGAAAGTTTTTGTCTCCCACCTTCACAGAGGTTACAGAGATAAATTTCTCCTGTTCAAGCTTCCTCATGTATTTAAACAGAGTGCTTCTTTTTAATCCTGTCAAGTCCATTAGCTCAGGAGCAGATACTTTGTATCCTCTAGGAAACTTGTCATACATCATTCTAAGAAACCCATAAAGATAGAAGGCATTAATACCTAGCTCCTTATCGTACATGCACTGTAGGAAATCGTATACAGGTATGTAATGTGTGTTTTCCACTCCATAGAATGTGCCGCATTCATAGCCTTCACGCATGAATGCCTTGACAGGCTTCTTGGCTTTGAAGTTTCTGCTGTTCACTTCAGATTTATTTACGTCCTGCATTTCTTCGCTCTTTAATGATCGCACATATTTGAATACAATCATGTTAAGATCATTAGAATGCCAGTCGATAGGGTAGTCGGTAATCGTCTCTGTGTAGCCTAATTCATCTAATACCCCACCCTTTTTTATGATGAAATCGACCTTCTTGTTAGTAGCGCTATATCCTAAAAACTCCTTTAATTTTGCTTGCGTAAAATAACCTTCTCCTAATCTGTACTTTGTAAACCTATACAAATAGGTGATTAAGTAATAATAAGAATAGGCAAACGCTACATGTGAAGAAATTTCACTGAGCTTACCTTGAATATCATTAAATATCTCATTAGGTATATAGATACCTCCCTCCTCTTCATTAAAGTTAACAACATTAAATATATTCAATTGCATTTGGGTGCACTCCCCCCTAAAAGGTGAACTATTTGTACTGAATTATAACAGAGCTTGTCATTTCTAGCAACTGGTTTTCATGCGCGATAGGGTTTCACCGATCTGGTAAAGCAAGGGGTGGGAGTGAAATTGTTCTATATAATGGAAGAGAAATTTTTGCTCGTACTTGGGTGTTTAAATGAGGTTTTGGGCATAATATGGTGATGTAAGCCAAATACCCGATAACAAGGAGGAGTTGTTCAATGAACAGGTATGATGAAATTAAACGTTTAACAGAAGAGTATTTGTCAAATGTTTGCAAACTCATCAGCGGCGAAGAGATTCGAGAGTTTGACAACGCCACCAGTAATCGTCTGACAGAAACTACTTTGGCTATCCTTAATGGCGCATATGAGGTTAAATTTTATCCTGAGGTGGAAAATAGTGAAGAAGTAAATAATTCTGAATTTAAAGAGGCGTGAGACATGGTTATTATTCTTCTGAAATTAACCTGCAAGTAAAAAGGACACTCTAACAAGTGTCCTTTTTCTTCTTTGGGAATAAAATGTCAATTAATATTAGTAGAGAAATGGCTATAATTATTATTCTCACCGCTTGCTTTGCTAGCTCTTCGTTCATCTTTTTTTATACTCTCCTACGCAAAATGCTTTTTCGAGTTCTTCTGCAAAGCGTTCCAGAGCGGCAAATTGTATATCGCTGGAGCCTTCATTGTCTGCAAATTCACGTGCAAATCTCTTGATTGATATAGCATCTTCGATGCAAACAACACCTTTCGCAATATACTGCCCTGTATTCACCATATCATACACCCCTTTGTATGTTTTATATCTTCTGGTTTTAATATACCCCCCTTCTCTACTCTTATGCATACAAAAGCACCCTGCACATCGTTTGGCGCAGGGTGACTCAATGGATGTTAACTCATGCATTGCTGAGTTCTTATTAGTATAAGCTATTTTCGTCTAGGAGTAAACTGTTATATTTTTCCACTTGACATTTTAAGCTACCTTCTGATATTATATATTAAGTGCATATTGCCTTTGGCAAAATATCAGATGCACCTGATATGTATGCACATTTTGCCCACAATTCTATCATGGACATGAATAGTCCATCCCCCTGACTAGAAGCAGGGGGTCTTTTTATTTTGGTAATAAACACCTGTGTATTTCCAGTATCGCATTATGGTATGATACATATGTGCTTTGGAGGCTTTCTTGATCTCGGTACGCCTCCCTAGGGAGCCTCATATCAGGAGGCTCCTTTATTTGATCCAATGTTAAGTCTTGATAGTAAAAGCATTATACGAAAGCGATATTATCTAAAATTATAAAAGAGTAAAAATTACCTAGCAAAAAAGGAGTGGGTTGTCATGAATAAAGATGCGCTCGTAAAGCTGTATAAAAACACAGGGGATATTTATGCTCTTTATTCAGTATTAAATCAGATGGAAGTGCCACAATTGCATGAGTTAGCAAATGAGTTTCACCCTAATCAACATGGCGAATACAGAATGTCAACAAAGAGGTATTTAGTCAAGCAGATTGTATGGTGGATTGTAAAAGGGAAATTATAGGGGCTGATGGGTTGGAGGGGTGGCTTATAGTAGCCTGTCGTGGTGGAATACCTGCGGCAGTAGGCCGTAAACTTATTGACTGTTTAAGTGTAAACCACCCCCCTCCCGATGTCACCTAAAAACCATTTGATGACATTATGTATTAAATGCTTATAGATGTAAATAGTTTTAATGATCTTTGTGTAATAATAGACTGAGTACAGGGATCTTAGCTCAGCGTCGATTCATTAACACATTCAAACGCGATTAATTGACTGTTGCTATGCGTGTTTACGAAGAAGCAAGGGAAAGTAAATTAATTTTAGTGTCGTATATATTAACAGGAGCGCGGGGGCTGACTACTCCCCCACACAAATTCCCACTTATCCCAACATTACCACTATTCACATTACCCCATATTTATATTAACATAACATTAATATAACCTAACATAACCTAATATATTCCATTGTTACTCACATTCACTCACACACATCTAAGCGTTTACTTCACTACCTGCTTACTTACCTATGTTAATCCTATTAATTCTTTTTATTCATATATATTTCAAGCACCTCTCACACAATGCCTCTTACTTTTATTAACACATCTTGTAGTGTTCTTTTGTTACTCTCTTTACTCTTTCCTTATTATACTAGTTATTTACTTACTTCAATATTACTTCTATGATTCAACGCTTAGTTAGTATTATTATAAATTTATATTTCTCTTGTTGATATTTACTTTATCCTACTCATCATAAATATTAACCTCTTCTAATCAAATCAGTTATTTACTTATTTCATCTATACTGGATGGAATTTTTTTCTAACATTTACTTAATGTTACTTTTCCCTTTATTATTATGACATTATAATAAATATTAACTTAATCACTGATTTACTATAGAGTTGCGTATGGGAAATAAACAATTCCAAATATTCTCTCTATATATACCCTATGGGGGTATATGGCAGAGTTAGACATTCTCCATTTGTCAAGATAGGAATAATCCTTGATATACCTAGGTTTCTAGATACCTATATGGGGTATGCTGTATACCCTATGGGGGTATGGCATATAGGGGGTATAGGTATTTTCCATATTTCCTCTGTATTCAATTTCCCAAAGGTAGGTGATACCTAAGGTAGAGCGCAATAATAAACGCATTAGAGAGGCAATGAAAGCGCTTACATGGGGGTATCCCAAAATACGAACAATACGCACTAGCATCAATAAAATGTTCGTATATTTGTGTTAATTATAGGATGTCAAGTATAAATTTCATTAATTCCATATAAATAGATAGAAATATGATATGTATAACTAATATTTAATTCCGACTATTGCTATTGGTAATATTATAATTCCTACTAACCATATCGGAATACTTAGTTAATACGTTAACTCTGAAACCGCTTTCTTTTGCCCTTTTGCTCTAGGGGGTAGGGATTATACCTATGTAGGGGGTAAAACCGCTCAGAGAGGCTTATAGAGGCTGTAGAGGGCATTTCTAGGGGAGTCTACCCATGCAGTCTGACCATGCAGACAGCGAAAATTGTGTGTGAAATAGACACAATTTGTAAACAAAAAAATTTATGAACACCCGTTCATTAATAATGTTAAGCTGTAGAATGCTGTCGAAAATTGTCGAAACTTGTCGTAATTTGAAGAATTATGTCTAGTCTAAAGTCCCAAAAAAACATTTAGACGAATATCTAAAAATAGGTCTAGAGTCCTATTTTGTTTAGGGCTAAAGTCCCATTTTGACTAAAATGTTTCTAATCTGAGTGCTACAACCTATTTCGTCAAGGGTCTGAAGACCTATTTCTTATGTCAGTTTTTGTCGAAAAATATCCATTTAACCCTCCGAAGAAGTTTAGTTCTTGACTATCCAATAAACAAATGTTCGTGTTTTGGCCATCTTTCCCCACACTATAGCACGAATTTAGCGTATCAATAGCCAAAAACACGAACATTATGTACGAATTTGCAATTATCGTTCGTGTGTGCTATTCTGATCTCGCAACACACGCAACACACGCAAGACGCAACACCAACCGAATAGAGAATTGAATAGACCGCAATGCTAGTCAGCCAACAGGTTCAGGTGCAACATGGCGTATGCAAGCCTGAAAACCCACTGTGCGACTAGTCTAAATCACTCCAAGAGTCCTAGAGGCTCATGGCTAGAGATTGCCAGAACCATCCCTATAGGCGGGGACTTCAAAGGGCAGTCAAAGGGCATGATACACCATAGGTGAGGGGTGAAATCCTAACGAAACGAGAGGAGGCACGTTAGCAGGGTGGTTGATGGCGGGCTTGCTGATCTATAGGCAAGTTTGTGCAGTTGCCGTCCACTTCACTGTATCGAGGCCCAAGCTAACGTGAGGGATTAACCGTTTTACTGCACCTTGACAACTTCAAACTGTAGCCTGATTGGATAGGCATTGAACTGCCTCTATCCTCTTGCTATCCCTGCTAGGTCTGTTAACGTCCGATACCATACGTGAAGCAAACCATAAGGGACTTGTCTCCTGTCCACGCTGTTAAGCGCGACAGTGAGTTAGGCAAAGAGGTAGAGGAATCCAAGGGAACGTGCGACGATACGCCTATAGCTTGCTATAGGGCTTGTCTCGACTAGTCAACAGAGTCATGCTTCAGGTGGCTTGCGAATGGTTGAGGGAGGCAGTGAAGCGCGTCAAGCGGTCGAGAATGGGAAAGCGTGTAACAGCGTGATACACCAAACGAGCGCGGAATAGGCCAACTCCTAACACTCCTAACACTCCAAACGAGACAGGGGAGAGAGGGAGAGGAGACAGCAATGTAAGTCCCAACAATGGGTGCAAACGGAAGGTTAGAGCCTACAGCGTGGCGGCGCGGAACGTGATTTAGAATACTTGTAGGTGCAAACTGGAAGTTAGAACCAATTGCAGAGCAGGGTATTGCTGTTCCTCTCCCCCTCTTCCATTAAGTCTCTACAGCCTGATTTAATGGGCTGTTAATGCGTTTCTAAAACGGAACTCATCAACAGCACTTTAACTCAACTAAGGAGTGTGTTAAATATGAGAGAATATCTTATGAAACAAATTGACGATGTAAGTAAGTCTATCGAAATTGCTCGATCTCTTCTCCTTTCTTGCGAGAAGAAGGAGATGGAAGGAGAGGCAAAGAAGTGGCGGGCAGTCGTAAGTGAACGTATTTATTTTAAACTTGTATTACAAGAATTGTTAGAGATATTAGACAACGCTTAACATCGAAACAACTGCTATCAACATTGGTAGCAGTAATTTTGCTGTTAATCACATTAAGGAGTGTGTTAAATATGAAACATTTATTCGTGACTGGTGCTTTTAACTTCTCATTTACAGGTCAACTTTATCAAGCTGAAGTTGATAAAAGATTTAAAATTGATGCCTTCACAGATGAGGGGTTAAGAATTAAAGCAGTATTTACAGAATTAAGTGACGATGATTCTACAGTAGGTTCTTTTCAAATGGAATTTAACTACCCTTGGGAACTGTTTCAATGGCTCAATGAAGCAGGTATTAAACAGTATTAAAAGTGAAACAGCCGCTATCAACACTGGTAGCGGTCATTTTGCTTTTAAAACTAATTAGGAGTGATTTTAAATGGTATACACATTTGAAGATGAATTGATTGAAGCAATTGACGCTGAAAACTACGCTGAACACACTGAATCTTGGGAGCATGAGAGCGTAGCAGAAGAAATTAGGTTAGAATCTAACAACACCTACATGCGGCGCGTTGCTGTTGCACCGCATATGATGACTATTATTTAATTGCTGATAGCTTACTACAGTCGCGCTGTAGTAAGTGATTGAGCTTTTAAATAAAATTAAGGGGTGTTATTAAATGGAAATCAGAAAAATTGAACAACTTAATGTTAACTTCAAAAAAGATATGAGCAACATTGAACTTCACGGCATTGAGGCAATGTTAGCTGAATGGATGGAAGAGGAACATGGGTATCGTTTTACTACTTCCATGTCTGACTTTTTTGGCTTGGCTTATACATCTTCTGATGGCTACGCTATGTACAACGCTACCAATGAATACATTCTTATTTATGAAGGTTTGTATCTGCCTGTCAGCCACTTCAGTATCACTGAAAACAACATGTTAATCATTGTTTGCAATGACGAAAACGAAAACAAGAACTATTTCGAACTCTCTGTTTAACCTGCTGTTAGGATGGTTTACACACGTAAACCATCCACTAGAGCATGTTAAATGCTACTAACACTAACACTAAAGGAGTGTTTTGTATGTCTAACAAAGTTAATATTAACATTGCTGAATTTAATTTTAAATTTGGTGGAAAAAATATTTTTGAAGATGTCTATGTAAACATGTTCAGTGAAATGTTAAGTACATTCAACAACTCTCCTCTTTCTGAAGAGAAATGGGATAACATGTTGCAAGAGGAAAAACGTCTTGCAAATTCTCTTTGGGAAATCGCGGAAGGGATGAAGGCTGTTAAGCTCTTGGAAGATAACAGGATGTCTAATTCTATGCTCGATATGCGTAGAGTTGTGACAGAGAAAATTAAATTCACTTACGAATATTATTACATGAAAATTTTCTCCAATTAACCGTTGATAGCCCATTACAGCTATACTGTAATGGGCAATTGAGCAGTTAATTAAAAGGAGTGGTTAAACATGGCAAAGAAAATTAAACAATACAAAGGTCACATTATCAAAGAAACTACCGCACGTGATGAGGCTAGTTATCCCATCTGGATTTTCAAAGATGGGCAATTAGAATGGGAATGCGACAGTGTGCAAGAGGCTGAAGAATGGATTGATTCACAAGACAAATTCTAATTCCTGCTAGGTTACATTAACGTTGTTAATGTAACCACTGGAGGAATTAACCTCTTACTACAATTGATTAAGGAGTGTTGTAAATGGATTTTAGAATTTTGTTCATATGCGATTGTGGTTGTCACGATGGAATCATTCTTGTTGATGAGGATGCAGTACGTGTTGAATGCAAAGAGTGCTATGAACAGTATGACATAGGCTGTCATGGAGACATGATTTAGCATGTTGTTAGAGTGAGTAAAAATTACTCGCTCAATAGAGCATGTTAAACATGTTACTCTAAAGGAGTGTTACACATGAATAAACAGCAGTTAATTGAATCTCTTAAAACCAAAAAGAGATGGAGTAAATCTGAGGTAATTCACCTTCTTCAAATCGCCTTATCATTACATGAATGGTATCTTGTGGAAGGTATTGCCTATCGAATCCGCATGATGTTTTACCAGAATGAGGAAATGTGTGACCTTGTGACTTGGGAAGAGTGTCAAGTGTGGTATGATGAAAATTAAATGCGTAACAGCGTCCACTCTATGAGTGGGCGCAATTGTGCATTTAAATTAATAATTAAAGGAGCATATCATAATGCAAATGCGCGATCTAGCTAGATTTAAACGTGATTTTCGTGTTAATAAGCGATTTGATGACTACGCTTACATCATCTCCTTTATAATTCGTTGTGAATTGGGGGCGGCTAGACATGATAGGGGACGCTCTCGCAATCTTCAAAGGGCATTGGATAAGGGAAGATTTAATTAACAGCTAAGAGTCACTAACCAATAGTGGCTCCAATGGTGTTAATTATTATTACTAAAGGGGTGTTTAATATATGAGTCAATATGAGAATATCTTAAACATGATTGTAGAAGCATATGCAAATGGTCGCATGGTTACTATTCATGGAGACGGCGCATGTGTGCATGGTGACGTATTAGATATTTGTAAAAATTCAGTCACACTAGCCTATGAAACGGTAGAAGGTGTACAGGAGTTTACATTTAAGTTTGAGGAAATAGAGTCCATCACTGTTTGATAAAGTTAACAGCTAAGGCATATGAGTTTATCATATGTCTAATGGTGTTAACTAAAATACTAAAGGAGTGTTTTATATGCCACTTATCAACTTCGATTCCGAAAAGGTGATTGCAACTGTCCGCAACGGAAAGAGCGTTCTGAATTTGACAGCAAACGACATTGACAATGTTATCTGTGGCGCGGTAGAGGGTGGAACTAACTATTGGGCGCAAATTCAGAATGACCGCAAGGAATGGGATGATAAGCCAAAGGGTATTCCGCTCTCTCAATGGATAACTCATCTGCTTTTGAATCGCAAGAGTGTGGTTTTCCGTGACGTGGAAGAGTACGATGGAAAGGACTTGCGGCTTACAAAGAAAAAGCTCCTTGATGGCATTAAACTGAATGCTATGGAACGCCCTTTCGATTGTGACCTAGAAAATGCAGACGCTACCACGTATGACTGCATTTTCCAATATGCCCTGTTTGGTGAGCTTATTTATGGTTAATTAACTACTGATAAGCCTTAACAGCAATATGTTAAGGCTGATTGAGTTGTTAATTCACAATTCCAAGGGAGTGTTTTAAATGATCTTATTCGAAAATAAGTACTGGTGTGTATATTGTGTTCTTAATGGTCAAGTAACCATTGCTAGATACCATAAGTATGGCAGGTCTGACTATGGTTTTATAATCGTCAAAGATGTGCCCACTATCGCCCTTACATCTGAGCCTATGGGTGTTTATGAAGGTATTACAGCGGGCAAGACGTGGGAAACCATACCTAAATATATAAGGGAAGTGGTTGAAAGATGGATGAAAGAGAGAGGTGCACACAGTTGTATTAAAGCAGAAGAGTATAAAAGACGAATTAAAATGGCTCAATTTTGGTAATTAACAGCTAAAACAGCCTAGTTGATAGGCTGTTTAATGGTGTTAATTAATATGAACACTAACTACACTTAAAGGAGTGTTTTAAAATGGAAGCTAAATTCACAAATGGTAATCACCTTAATTGGGAAAATATGGAGGGTTTACCGCATTTTTGCGAACATTGTGAAAAAGCCATTTATAACGGTGAAATGCCAATGGATGAGGAGGGGAACATAGATTGGGATGAGGTGCAATGTGATGGTCACGCGACTATCTATTTGCCGCACGATTCTAATATTGATCCGCAAGAGCTTTTAATCAAGGGTGAGACGTTAGAACAACATGTGAAATGGTATATTTGGCATGATACCAATGGGAATCATGTTACATTAGTTGGAAACGTGCCGACAAACTACTATTTAGAAGACTAACTAACAGCTAAGAGGCTAGAGTTTTATCTAGCCTCTGATGGTGTTAGTTAATACAATAAAAGGAGGTGCAAATGTTGTTAACTAGGAAGCAACTTATTTTACTTGCCTCCAAGTGGAAACGACAACAAGATTTTAAAAATCTTTATGTTAACGGTGCAATTATCATTAAATAGAGGAGCTACAGCATGAAAGTGATAGGCAAACGTAAAACCCTCTTCGACAAAATTAAACGCGCTATTAAACGCATATGGAGGAATTTCAAATGAATGACGTTGTAGCAATTGCATCATGGGTTGCTGGAATGGGTATTGGACACGGCATCCTATACCTCCTCAAGAAGTATGTTGTGCCCGTATTGAAAGATATTAAACAGCATTACAATCATTAATTGTTGCTAGGTGAACACTGTTAAAGTGTCCACCAATGGAGCAATTAAGCTACCAATTCTAGGGAGAGTGCTAAATATGGAATTTCAACGTGACAAAAAGTACAACATGATTAAGAGCAAGGCGGGCTTAGAGCGTGATATTGAAGAGCTTGAATCGTTTATTCTTACTACACAATTTTCGTGTCTTCCTAAAGCTGTCCAGCGCGTTGTCATGGCAGGGATGAAAAGCTATGAAGATGACGTGGAAATGTTCGATAAGAAAATTCAAGTCCTCAACAGCAAAGAAATTGAAGTTTCGCTGGCTTACATTAATTAACATGCTGATAAGAAGGTTAACAGCGTTAACCTTCTAATTGAGCTTGTTAAAACACAAGGTGAAAAGGGGTGCTGAATATGATTTATGCTATTAATTATCGCAACATGAGAACAGCCATTCATGGGTTAGTGCTGTTTGAGGACAAGGATTTTGCTCAAAACATTCTCAGTTATATGTTAACGTGCGATACTATCCCAAAAGAAGACATTGATATTCTATTCAATGAATCTTATCATACAATTGAGAAAGTTGATTGGAGAAGACTAAAAGAGTATGCAACCTTCCAATTTTGGCGCAATGCGGGCAATGGATGCCATGAACAGGTGAGGACTCAAATTAAAATTCTTAATCCTAATAATGCAATTGATCTATATGATATTTAACTTGCTGAACAGCACCTACTTATTAAGTAGGTGCGATTGAGCTTGTTAATCAAGCTAATACATTAAAGGGGTGTTTTAAATGACTGTTTTTTATCATGAAATTGAACACAAATTGCCTGAGTTTTGTTACGGAACGCTTCGCAGTACAGGTGAAATTATCCTGCTGAAGCGCGGTGAAATGGGCTTCTGGAAAAGCAAAGATCAACGCCCAGCGGATGAATTAAACGCTACCTTGGGCGTTACTAAAGCCCAAAGAGCGGCTATGGAGATGGGTTCCATGTTTGGTTGGAATTGCACTGGCGCTGATCCTGACACATACGATGAGGAAGGCAAGCCGAAACGTAAATAACTGTTGAACAGCTCACATTTAAACAGTGTGGGCGATTGAGCAGTTAACAATTACAAGGAGTGATAAATATGCTCAAAGAAAAGCTAGGAGAAAACGGATTCGTTCAGCTTGGAAGCGCGTGGGTACATCCTCAAATTGAAAATGTTATAGTGGTTAATCCTAGCCCTAAGACGTTGATCGTAAGACACCTGAGAAAAGATAGAACCATTATCACAGAAACTACTTACAGAGGTCTTAGTAAGGCTGAAGCGGCAATTGACAGCCTTATTAAGACAATTACACGCAATTGCGAATGTGGAAGTCTCACTGAGGAAGGCGTTGCAATGTGTAACACGTGTATTGTGAAAGGGTTGTGCAGAAAGACTATATGACTGTTGAACAGGTTACAGGAATACTCCTGTAACTAATTGAACAGTCAACTTAACAAAAAGGGGTGTTGGTATGTATAAAGTTATTGCTCAACAATCGACTTTAGTTGGCGAAAGTTTTATTGTAATTGGTGGTGAATATTACGCTGAAGATGTGCAAGGAGAAGAAGAAGTAATGGTGATGGTTTTCTTGGAGAACGGAAGTGAGGTAATAACCAAGCAAAAATTCCACACACTGTTTAAATGGGAATATCAGGATAAGGTTGATGAAGACTTTGAAAAATTTTGGAAAAAAATAAACCAATTTTAACTGTTGAACAGAACACCCTACAAGCTAGGGTGTTTAATTGAGCAGTTAATAAAATTAGGGGGTGTTATCAAAATGATTCAAAACTTTAATGTTGGTGATGAAGTGGTAATTGACAGTGACAATGAAAACTATGAAGAATACATGGGTATGGTTCTTACCGTAGCAAGTGTGGCAACTAGTCGAGATGAACACAGAGGATTCGATGAAACCGCAGGATGTGCGCTCTATGACTTGCAAACAGAAGATGGAACCAACATTCCTTTCTCTTTGTATGATTATGAATTAGACTTTGCGTAACTGTTGATAGAGTCCCTTATTTCATAAGGGACTTAATTGAGCAGTTAAGCTCTATAAAACAAGTATTTTAACGATAAGAAGGGGGTGGTAGGCATGGGTGAAAAATTATACGAATTTGTCGATATTATCAAAGATGGTGAAGGGGATTTTGTGGGTGTGATAGAGTTTTATTACAATGAGTGTTCACATCGGCATGAATTTACTTTTGTTATAAAAGAGCGAAAGCTAATTTCTATTGATTATGGATTTAAAATACCTTACATCTCTTCAATTTGGAATGAGATAGAAGACTATCTTAAAAATCATAGTCGCATTTAACACACTGAACAACGTTCATCTAACAGGTGAACGTGATTGAGTTGTTAAATAAAGGAGGAGTTGATTAAATGAGTCAAAATAACGTTCAATGTCCTGCTTGCAGTGCCGTTTCTGATGAACGTGAATGGAATGAAGAAACACAAGCGGAATATGGAGAAGATTTTATTCCCATCATTGATGGTGTTATGTACAAAGGATGCATATATATTTGCCCTGTTAATGGATGTCAAACAGGAGTTCCCTTTAAAGATTAACTCACTTAACAGCGTCCATCTAATAGGTGGACGTGATTAAGTTTGTTAATTTGAAAGGAGTGTTTTGATGATTAAAAAATATGGTATCGCTGTAGGCTGGTATAACGCTGTCAATAGTTGGTGTGAAGGTGAGTCTAAATTTGACACTCTACCTGAGTTAATTCAACAATATGAGTATGCACTTAACTTAGATAATGTTAGTATCAAACGTATAGGCTTGACATCAGAGTATCTTAACTCATTAAGTTGGATGGAGAAAGAAAAAATCAAGTTTAGTGATAATCTGGAAATCCAACAGGCATTTAAGGAAGCTGGGCATGACATTTTTATCTTCTCTTATGGGTGCTTGTTTCTCAAATAGTTGACAGCTAAGACGCACGACAGGCTCGTGTGTCGAATGGTGTTACACTAAATTTAAGGGGTGTTAACTATGGTAGAAGAGTTTATCGAATTAGAGGAATTTAACGGTTGGTATTTGCATGATGACAACAAAAAGCTATATTACGCTGGACTCTTGCCCAATGGAGATGTCAAAACAACTGATAAGTATGAAGAGTCCTATATATTTTACGACAAAGAATTGTCGTGGATGATAATGCACTTACTTAACAAATTAGGCTACTCTTTTACCGTACATGATGAGAATTAAAAGTTGAACAGCCTTCATTTAAATATAAGTGAGGGCAATTGAGCTTTTAAGCCATACACTAGGAGGGGTTGCAATGTCTATCTCTGAGTTCAACGCTAAAGACATCGAAGATGCCTATAGACAAGGTTTAAAAGAGGCTCAACGGCGAAAAAAAGGGGCAGAGAATCATGATACGAGTTGTGGGCAAGGTAGTCAGGGGAAAGGTGTACTTAAAACTAAAAGGAAGCAAATGGATGCCCCTAAGCACAAGTAAAGAATTAAGTGTAACAATTATTCAATTCATTAAAGTAAACTTATGATGTACTTAACAGCACTCATTTTACAAGTGAGTGCGATTAAGTTTATCAACAAAGGAGTGTTAACAACATGACAGAACAGGTTAAGCAAGGTGACGTTATTCTAATTCAATACGAGAATCCCATTAACAATTTCTACGCATATGTAGAAGAGGTTGATGGCGACAATCTCAATATTAAACCTCTTACTAATAAGTTTAAAATTAATAAGAGGCGAAAAGTTGATAGGCCGTTTAACCCTTCTAATGTTGGTGTTGAAATTCAAGTTGTTAAAACTGGTGTTACAATAGAGGAGGTAATGTAAAATGTTGAGTATCAATGTCAAGCAAGCCTCTGTTATCAACATTCAACTGACTGTTCATGAGGAAATCTTTGAGGAGGCTACTTCCTCAATAGGTAGTGAGGACAGCGGCGAATGGTACGAATGGGAAGTAAACGGAGAATTGTTTTACGTCCTCTACAGCGAAAATGACAAAAGGGGATACGCTGGCGTTCACGTGCTTTCATCTGCTGACATCATGGATGAAACGTTCTTTCAAAACAGTCAAGATTTTCCCGCTGACTTCTGGAATACATGGAATTACAAAGAGCGTTGCGAGTACATCCTAAACACCATTTCGTGCTTGCGTGGCAAGTACACGCAAGATGAGATCGAAGTATAACTGTTGACAGAGTTGTGTTCCACGTGGAACACAACTTCATTGAGCAGTTATTAAAATCTAAGGAGTGTTCAATATGACTAACGAAAACTTCGCTATCTCCAATGAAAATTTAGAGTATGTCAAGCGAATCAGTCGCGATAAGCAGGGGAATATTACAGGCGTTGCTTTTTGCGCGGAATATCCTGACTGCACCCTGTTTGAAGAGGAAGACGTTTACGAAACTGTAGACCAACTAAGGGAATGGGCAAAACAGCAGGGGTTGAACCATACTTTCACGATAAACGATGAGGGTGGCGACACTGTAGACTATTAAACGTTGAACAGCACACCTTAATGTTTAAGGTGTGCGATTGAGCGTTTAAACTCAAATGATATTAAGGAGTGTTCAATTATGAAAAAGAAAACTTACATTGCTACAGTTGTCAAAAAATTCCAAGGTCAATATGGATACATGGCTAAATTGTCTGATGGAAATGAACTTCCCATCAGACCTTATTCGTTAGACCTTCAAGAAAAACAGAAAATAACAGGCTTTATCGAAGAAGGATTTTTTAATATCAACAAGATTTAAACAGAGATAACTGTTGAACAGCCCGCATTTTAATAGTGCGGGTAATTGAGCAATTATCATATCTAAGGAGTGTTTGCCTTGTTAAAAAGAAAACATCGTATCATGATTCAGGAAATGTTGGGGCAAGATTTAGAAGGACGCTCTGAGTTCCTACAAGACGGCATGAATGTTCAATGCATCATAAGCGGTGATGTATACCATGTTGAAGGACATTGGATGGAGGTACATGTTGACAGTCATGGCTATCCTACTGGAAAGCCTGATTATAGAGTTTTCAATCTTCGCAATCTTAATACAGGTAAAACATTCGGATGTGCTGAAAATATTGTAGCACGTGATTATAAAGTTATTTAATTGTTGAACAGAGCACTCTAAATATAGAGTGTTCGATTGAACAGTTGAATAATAACCAAGGGAGTGATTGAAAATGCAAGATAAAGTAAGAATTGGATATGTTAAAAAAATTAGTCAAGCACATCGTTTAATGCTTGTCAATGATGTTAAGATGGAAATGGGTATCACCCTAAGCTACGGCTATGAAATCATCGAAGATGCAGTTAGAGATGTTGTAAGTTTTTACATTCATCTAACAGATCAAGCCGTTGCAAGTAAACAGTTTCAGGAAAGACTAAAAATCTGGATCAATGGTTATTGTTTTGCACATAGGTTAAAATTTGAACCATGCTCTTAACTGTTGAACAACCCACACTTAACCTAATAAGCGTGGGTGATTGAGCAGTTAAACAATTACAAAGGAGTGTTAACAATGGCTTATGTTGAAGAATGGGAAATTGGAGTAGCTAAAATCAATACTAGCGATATGCGTAGACTTGGTGGATTCGTAAAGCACTTTACAGATGAGGTGGTATTATTTAAACGACCTGAGCAAAATGGATGGGGAACACTAGTGTTAAAGGGCAAGGTGGAAGAGTGCAAGTCAAAATACATTGCTGGCATGGTTTATACATGGTGCTTGCTTAATGAGGTTTCAATTGAAATGAACTATGTGCCCTAACTGTTGAACAGAACACATTACAATGTAATGTGTTCAATTGAGCAGTTAAAAATATAAGGGGTTGATTTAATTGAACAGATGGTACGTTGAAATTTGCATACTCGAACAAAATATTGAATTAGCATTGAGAAATGCAGAAAGTTGCCTTAAAAGGTTTGAAAGTCCGCATTATCAGAATAAAGACTTCTGGTTGCAAAAGTATTATGAATGCATGGAACGTGTCTACAAATTTGAAGAACAATTGAAGATTTACCAAGCATAACTGACTGTTGAACAGAGCACCTTATACTCTAGGGTGTTCAATTGAGCAGTTAAAAACAACTAAGGAGTGTTGACAATGTTTAAAAACAATGTAGCTGAATTTGTGCAAATTGAAAAGAATCATTTCATGACTTCTATCCTGCATCCCTATGTGCTTCCGCTAGTGCAACAGTTGGGGCTTCCGACAGAGCGAAGCGACATTCAGGCTACTAATATTGTGAAATACGAAAAAGTTCAGAAATGGATTCGCGAAGCAAGAGAGCCATTGAGTATTGATATCGTTTACACATACAACACTATCAGCAACCGATATACGTTGCTAGAGGGTGTAATAAGTCTCAATGCCATTCTTAGTCTAGGTCAATACACTTTTATGGAAGGGGATGAATTGACAGTTCACGAAAGTTTTAAAGATGTGCTTATCAATCATAACATTCACATTCACATCTATACTACAGATGTGAATGAAGAGGCACTATTCAAACTTCTTAACGGTTAGCTGTTGATAGACCGCCTTATAAGTTAAGGCGGTTCATTGAGCAGTTAAATTTACAAACAAGGAGGAAGGTTGAATGGAAGAGTTAATTCAAAAGATTATTGAAAGATGGTATAACAATGGAGAGTGCTTAGTCTCACAAGATATAGAGACAAGAGAGTACAGAGTAGAGAAAGGAGAGTCATGTGTATATATGTCTCAACAAAGTATGGAAGACGTGGCAAGCATCGCAAAAGAACACAACCTAATTTAAGGACTCTATATTGACCGCTGATAGAGTACCTTACAATATAAGGTACTCAGTTGAGCAGTTAAATTTAAACTAGGAGTGATAAACAATGGCAAAAGAAGTAGGAATCAATACCTTTGAAGGTAAAACCCTGCAAAAAACACATCAGGCACTTGACTATATCGAGCTATGGTTTGAAGGAGGCGACACAATTCGCCTCTACAGAGACGGAAGTGTGAAAGTCTCTGTTACTATTGAACAAACCATTCAGCTTGGAATGGAGCAGGTTCATTTACCAGAAAGGCAACGGTAAAGACTTTAACTGTTGAACAGAGTGCTATGTAAACCATAGCACTCGATTGAGCAGTTAAACTCTATGAAAGTAACCTTTTAAGGAGTGACTAAGTATGAAAAATATGGCAGATGCTTTAGTTGAATTGGCACGAATCTACAATGAGCGAATAGATAGTATTTCAAAGGATGTTAATGCGGGGCATATCAGTGGTGATGTGGCATTTCATTATTTAATCGAAATTCGTTATACGTTAAGACAGTTGAATGATAGTCCTGTTTTTGCTGGCTATACATCTGCCTTAGAAGAAGTATTAAAAAGAGTAGAGTTTTGCACTCGTAGATACCTTTAACCATTGACAGCCTTCATCTACAGGATGAGGGCGATTGAGTGGTTAAATTAAAGTAAAGGAGGAGACTAAATGGTTAAAAAAAATCGAAGTTGGTAACAATGACCCTGAAAGGCGGTTGTTAATATGCGCGATTGGAGACATTGGGAACTGATGGGTGAGGAGGAAGTAGGCAGTAATGGAATGACTGACTTAGAGTACAAAAAGAGCAGGAAAAGGCGCGGCGTACCCTTTTACGTCAAGTATGAACATGTTGCTTTTAAGTTTAACTGCATACACCCTAAGCCGCCAGCGAACGTTAATAAATGTTGGGGTGAGCATTGCAAAGGGACGCAAGGATGCAATTGCCTTCCTTTTTAACTGTTGAACAGTACCCTTTTCTGCTATTAGTGAGAGGGTACGATTGAGCAGTTAACAAAATATAAAGGAGCTAATCTTATGATCGAATGGAAATTTAAAGATAAAATTAAAGTTGAATATCAGTATTGCAAAGTGGGTTGGTTCGAATATAAAAAACTAGTGGTGTCTGATAAAAAGACAAATGTTGTTATTTTCACTTTAGATAACAGAAGTGAAGATCAATATTTCCCTTCAGAGTCCATTATAGAGGAAGGGGGTTACTGTATTCTTGAATGGGTAGAGTCAAACTATGATGAAGAATTAGAGGAGTTCTACAAAAAACAAAATTAGCTGTTGCTAACAGGCGTTAACTGCTATGTTAACGCCTAGTATATGGAACAGTTAATACTGTTACCAAAAATAAAAGGAGTGTTAAATATGGAGAAAATGGACTTTGTAAAGTTTACTCCTGATGGTACTGCCTCTGTAGACTTGGAAGCCATCAACAAGCAGTTGGGCGGCGGTCAATACAAGACTGACATGCGAAGAGATGGGAGTTTGCTGATTATCCCTGTTCGCCCGCTCTCAGAGTTGATTGCTGAGAGCCAAGAAAAGCCCTAACTGTTGAACATTGCACTGTTCCATGTGGAACAGTGCAAGATTGAGCAGTTAATAGCTCAAATAAAAATTAAAGGAGTGTTTATAATGATAACTCAAACTATCGAAGTAAACGGTAACATCATTAATCTTTATTTCGATTCTAAGTCGAATTGGGTTAGCGGTAATGTAAATGGAATTAAATTTTCTGCTAAAGTGTTTGATATTGGTTCAATGTTTGGTATTGATAATGGAAGGGTTTCTAAGTTGCAGATAGAGAATGTATGCAACTACGATAGAGGTTGGGACATCGAACCGTCTGAAGGCAACGTGGACATTTACAATCTCGTTATGTATGCATTGAATCAAATTCCTGCGCGATTCTCTTGACTGTTGAACAGAACAGCGTTGTATAATGCTGTTCGATTGAGCAGTTAATTTTGCAGACGTAGGTATATAGCTACTGATTCTGGAATAGAATGGGGACTATCGGCTTATGACTACAAATTTAACTAGGAGTGTGTTAACATGGAAAAGCTCTCTAAGTTCGTTGTCATCATTAGCGTTGCGGCTATCCTGCTGGCAGGGTGCAGTGGCAATCACAACGATAGCTACCGTAAGTGTAGAGACGCAGGATATGATGCCGCTATCTGCAAATCTGTACAGGATGGCAAATACAAATCTGGAAGGGGTTGGTGATTTATGTCAAAATGGTGGAAGGCAGTCACTAGTAAAAAAGTTGCTGTTGATTTTTGTATGGCAGACACAGAAGAGGAGGCAAGGGAAAAATTTGAAAGAGCATGTAAAAGATACCCCTTTGAATACAAGGATTGGAAAGAGCATAAAAGCGTTACACTAAGTTCTTAATATGACTGTTGAACACCACATTGTTTCACGTGAAACAATGTGGAATTGAGCAGTTATCAATAGCAAAAGGAGTGTTGGCAAATGAAAGATAACCAAATCAAAAAGTTCTATGAGATTGATGGTATTAAATTTAGGATTAACTTTCGCTTATCTAAAGAAGATATGCTTGTTTACAGCTCTCATGTTCACTACTCTCAAGTAAAAAGTCTGCTAGAAAAAATGGGCTTCGATGATGTAGAATCAGCAAAAGAGTTATTACAACATGCCCTGCCTCCTGAAAAAGAACTTCAGGAGTTGATAGAATTAAGACGAAATGGATACCCTATCACTCCTGATATACACTTTGCTTACAATGAAGACAGAAATAAATTCGTTCTTGTAAGTGGTTACAATCGCTTAAAAGCTATTATCAAGTATGGCAATGACATCAATGATGAATTTTATTTTTGCATCTATCACATAAAAGAGGAAGAGTTAGAAGAAATGATTGCGCTTCTAAATAGCCAACACTGATTGCTTATTAATAGCACTCATCTAAATGGTGGGTGCTATTTAGCAAGCAATTTCGCTAAATATTCCTTGCAATAATCAGGAGGGTATAGTACAATAGAAACATTGGGGATGCTATGCCCATCAGACCGTACAAAAAGGAGTTGTTATAATGTTTTGGGAGAACGTCAAAAAGTTCAATGAGAAGGCGTTCATTGAAGGAAGAGAACCTATTCAGTGGCTGTCTTGGGAAGAGTTCTGGACGCACGTGGATACTGAACGCGCCAAGTCAGGGCTTGCGCCTTTATGGGATGAGTTGAAAGACAAGTGGATTGAACGCCTGTCGAAGCTCAACCCTTCTCAATTCAAGGCAGTAACTACAGTACAGGCGGCAGTACAAATCACCTCTGTTGCTGGTTCTGGAAAAACCACTGTCATGGTTAACAGAATTGGCTTTATGGTTGAATGCCTTGGCATTCACCCTTCTGCCATTCTTGCGACCACATTCACCAAAAAAGCCGCCGAAGAGATCAAAGAACGTTTAAGTAAAATCATCTCTCCAGCGGCAATTAGCCATATTACAATGGGCACTACTCACTCTATCGCCTATCGTATTCTGGCTAGAGAATACAAGGAAACCAAACATCATTTGGCGGCGGTATTCACTAAAGGCAAAGGTGAAAGCGGTAAAGCTAAGGGTGATATTGTGGGTGAGCTTGTAATGGGCTGGAAGCAACGTAAGCTCGTACAAGACTGCAAAAATGCACTCCTCAAATCCAGCGGCTTAGATGATGAGCAACGTCAACGTTTAGAACGTACTAAAATTCCTCAATTCCTTAGGGTGATTGGGCTTGCAAAAAATGAGGGTATTGACGCTATCGAGTTTACCAATCGACACGCTACCAATCCTCTAATGGCTCACTACATTGACATGTATCAGGCATATGAAAATAAAAAATGGGAATGCCAGTGCATGGACTTGGATGACCTGATTTTTAATTTAGTCAATCTGTTTGAAAGTAACAGGAAAAGTCTTGAATCCTATCAAGCGCAGTATCAGTACATCATGGTAGATGAGACACAAGACAATAACCTCTTACAATACAAGCTGGCAATCATGCTTGCATACCCTAAGATGCACCTTCAAATTGTTGGAGACGATGACCAATCAATGTACCGCTTTAGAGGTGCTAAACCAGAAATGTTTATCAAGTTCAATGAGTTTATGAATCTTTACTTAAAGCAACTCGGCTACAACAAAGAGGTTGAACTTACTCAAATTCCTCTTGAAAATAACTACCGCTCAATGCCAGATATTCTTAACAGAGCTAACATGCTCATTGAGAATAACACGTTCCGCATTCCGAAACGTCTTATTCCTCACAAACAGGGCGATGACAAAGTGGTTAGCTTCAAAGAGTATTATGATGAACAAGAGGAAGCGGCAGGAGTAGTTGAAGAAGTTGAACTGCTCAATGATAAAAACGGCATTGAGCTAAAAGATCAAGTCATTCTTTACCGTACAAACGCGCAATGCGTGGCGTTTGAGAATGAGTTAATCTCTAGGGGTATCTCTTACGTCATTCATGGCGGCATGAGCTTCTATGAACGCAAAGAGGTCAAAACGATTGTCAATTATCTTAAATTGGCGGTCAATCCGAATGACAACTTGGCCTTTCTTTACGTTTACAACACCCCTCAGTTTGAAGATAAAAATGACAGCCGCAACAGGTTCCTTGGGCAAGAGTTTTTAAATGCTGTTAAAGCTACCAAGAAAAAGTATTACATTGGCATGGAACTTGTTAAGCATGAAAAGCATTGGGTGCTAGAAAATTGGAAGAAAGGAGTATCCAAGCTCAAAGAAGCTATTGAGGGGCTTCGCCTTATCGTTAACGATGAAAGTAAATCTCCTGAAGAGGCTATCGACTATTTGCTAGAGGAGGTTGGCTTTAGAGACTATTTCACTGAACAAGATGATGAAGAGTCTGACGATGAAGACAACACTCAGTTAGCTAACATTGAAACACTAAAACATGCAATGTCTCGCTTCGATGATATTCACGAGTTTCTTGATTACATTGACCAAATGACCTCTAAGCGTAAGGAAGACATTAATGGTGTGCAGTTAATGACCATTCACAAGTCCAAAGGCTTGGAGTTTAAAGCAGTGTTCGCAGTAGGCATGAGTGAAGGATTGCTCCCGCACTACAAGGTTATTGAGGAAGGTGACTTGGCTGTCGAATCTGAGCGCAACCTAGCTTATGTCGCGGTTACACGTGGCGAACAACTAGTCAACATCTCTAGTGTTCAATACTTCAATGGCAAGGGTTACGGAATCTCTCGATTCGTAGAAGAAATGGGGCTGACTGAAGACCAATGGGAAGGCGACATTGATCCTGATGGAGAGCAAAATTTGCCTGTAGAAAGCGCAACAGATGCTGTAATGTGATTGACTGTTGACTAAGCCTCATAGAAAACTATGGGGCTTAGATGAGCAGTTTAATCAAAATAGGAATTAAACTTGTTGAAGGAGTGTTCTGAAAATGAAAAGCGCAAAAGGTGTAATGTTTGGAATGGTGCATGACTGGTATGTATTTGATGTAGAGCCAGACAAACTGCTCGTAGGCATCGACAAAGAAACAGCCCAGTGGAAAGTAGTACAATCTGGGGAGTTCTACAAACGTTTCATTGAAGTCGTAGATGGAGAGCACCTTGACGTAAACGCAATTAAATGGTTTCAATAAATCGTTGATTTCATCAGGATTAAAGGAGTGTTGACAATGACAAGAGATTCGCTTGCTAATCGCTTTCTGAATATGGTCATCAATGAAGAGATCATTTTTGAATGTAATGAATGTAAATTCGCTGTCAAGTTGACCGAATGCTTCGGTGTGCGATTGCTAATCTTGACTGGCAATGGATTCTTTGCAAGTCCTTACGTTTCGCAGTTTACAAATCCTCATTGTATGGTTGGGCACATCGAACTGATACTTTCTAAGGGATGGAATAACCTAGAAGACGTAAAGGAGATTGAAGTCAAGTTTTCGTAAAAGGTTAGATTTATTCAATGAGGTGATGATTAATTGATTAGTGTTTTTGATGATGCTAGACAAGGGAATGAATTTAAGTTTGTTTGTCAAGACGATGAAGAACATGAAAATGTGGCATATGTAAACTTGCTACCGCTAGGGAATTGGGAATTAAGGTGGCTCCACAATGATGAAATAGTGGCACATTCGCTATTATTCAAAGGGGAATGGATTAAAGCAACGCAAAAAGAAATCCAAAACAAACTGAAACAAAGAATTGCAATGTTAACAAATCTGATTGACACCATCGACTCTACATTTATTTTAATGGAAAGATCAAGAGAACAAGCAGTAAGCGAACTAGAGAGACTTCGGTTAAAGAATGTTAGATAAATTCTTACTTTTATAAAGGGGGAGTATTGTGAAGAGGAAATTAAAATCTCTCTGTAAATCAATATTAAGATATTGGCAATTCGAAATCATGGATTCAACCTATGACTTCTTATCCTTTGGATTGTTCACTAAGCTAACAAAGAATAAGAAATGGAGAAAATGGTTAAATAGCTAACATTACGGTTTATGAGCGTGATACAGGCAAGAAAGTTCTCTACATTAGTGGTCAATAGGAGGTTAGAAAATGGAATCTCTTCACTTCAAAGACGTTATGGGCGAATGTGTAATTTGCAAGAAAATCCCTAGCTATATCGTCAAAGGGAGAATGTATTGCAAGGAGCATGATCCTAAAAGGAATGACAGGAGGGAAAAATCAAATGGGTAAGGGTGTAATCACTAAAACACAAGCTTTTCATCTGCGTATTATCATTGTAAAAGGCAGGAAAGGGGCTTCTGTTCCAGCCTCATCAGTGCCGCATAACACTTTACGTGCCCTTGTGGATCGCGGCTACATCACACAAGGGAATGGTATTCTGACTTATACTGCAAAAGGAGAAGAAGCATTAAGAGAATATGACAGGAAGCAAAAGCAGGGTTAACAGCCCTGCTTTTCTTATGTTCTTAACCTCTATTACAGCTTGTAATGGAGGCACATAGAGCATGAGACATTGCTCAATATTCATAACAGGAGATGTAGTTTAATGAAAGTACTTGTCATGCTAACCAATGGCGTTAAAATTGTTAAGGAGGCGGCTACGCTCACGCAAGCGTTGAAGGAGGCAGAGGCAGAACAAAAATCGTTTGCTATCTGCTATCGTATAGTTGCATAAACAGCAACCTAGATGCTATACTAAGCAACAGTGAGCGATACCTATGCCCTAGGGAGGGACTAAGATGAATCAGGGAACAAAAGACTTTGTTGATGATGTATCCCGCCTTACATTTTGGGAAGGGTTTCGTCGCCCTGTACCGCAAGATGTGAAGGCTCTAGTTTGTGTTCAAGCGGCATATCTGATTGGCGGTGGAGAAGGCGACATTGGCACTGCCAACATGAAACAATGGCTTGGAGAGAATAACTGTGGAATCCCCCTAAAGCTTCAAGAGAAGGTATGGAACGCCCTTCTCTATCTCTCTATTGGTTATGAGCTGAATCCCGCGCTAAACAATCACAAACGATACTCTACTAAGCTACTGGCTCCAGTGATTGTAGTAGCTCTTGCGGCTAAGAACAAGGGCATTCTGTGTGATGAGTTTGTGTTTAACCTTCACACTTTCCTTAGTAGGCCATCTGACAATTACAAAATGGCTTACACGGCGGCAACTGCTAGACGCAAGAATGTTAACATTCGTTTAACAGAGCTTGCAAAGGCGACTAATGTGTTAGCAGAGGAGGGGTAACGATGGACATATCCAAAGAACAAATGGAACGAATCTCTCTTTGGTATGAGATAGCCAAAAAAAATAACGCTACGCAAAAAGAAGATGACGATATTTTTACAGAAATCAAAAATCTCTTTAATAATGAGAAGGTTGTACGTTTGAAGCGCAAGGTAGAATTTGCAGAAAGAATGTTGAGAAGATACGAAGATATGCTAGAAAGGCAAGAGAAATACTTGGAGAGACTTGAAGATGAAGAAAAGATGCGTTCAGAGCAAGCCAGATTTAACTTCGATATTTCGGAAGTCCGTAAAGAGAATATCTCAAGAACAAGAGAAGACATCACTAGAACTAAAAATCAAATTGAAAAACGAAAAAGAGGTTTAGTAAAAAGAAGGGAAAAGCTTCAATTAGAATTGAATAAACAATCAGGGGGTAATATCAATGGCGGCTGACTACAGAAAGTTCTCTAATAAACAATTTGTTTATGAAGTTAACGGCATCATGGTTAAAAACAAATTGTTCTTCAAACGAAACAAAGAAGACAAGGACAGTTGGAAAGCTGAAGATGTGACACACCAAATCCCCAACACTTGGGAGCATGTCTACAGTGTTCCGACTAAAAAACCTTGGATCGACCTGTTGATCTACTCTAGTGTATCGCTGGCTGACCATCATACCAGAGACATTGGCGCGGATGCTGTACGGGTTGTGCAACGCTGGCGGGGATTCAATGGTGAGATGGGCTACAGAGCGGTACACTTCAACCCCAACAGCGTAACCAAGCGTCATAACAGAGTTGAAACGCTGTTTCAGAATCTGGAGAAGACGCTGGTGATGCATATGACTCAGGTTGACAACCTCAGAAAAGAACAGTTTGTTTGGGAAAAGCTTGATCTCAACAAACTGTTTGGGCAAGGAGGTGAATAGAATGTTCAATGTAGAAGAGTTGAAAGAGGCTGGATGTGAGCTTTTGGGGAATGATGGTTCGCTGGATTGGTATTATAAGAAAATGGACGATAACACTTACATCTCAGGTGTTAACCCATCCAACGGCATGGCAGTTGCTGGCTGTTCCTTTACCATCTCCAATGAGCTTGTGAAGCTCATCAAGAAGATTGATTAACAGGTGAATTACATGGGTTAAATCTAGTTTAACCCATGTGGTTTGTCTGTTATAGGCAAAAATTTAGTATTGCGCAACGTGAAAGTTTATGCTAGACTGACATTAGTTCTTACTGAAAGGAGCTTTCAACATGACAAATACTGCCACTGAAACCAAAGTTGAAAACTGGAAGGAGGAGTTCACCAAGATTGTTCGAAATAAACTAAGCGAGAATGCCTTTCAAGTGCGTGGTTCTTTAGCAGAATTTTTGCGCTCTTCTTCTGAACAATTCGGAGTAGACAAAGGTTACATGCAAAATATCTACTACTCTATCAAGAAGGATTGGGAGAACGGTGGTTTGCAAGAGAGTCAGCAAGAACAGCAGATCGAGTTACAAGAAGAGGAGAGAGAAATCGCTATCAAGGTAGGCGATGTAATCGAGGGCGAAGTTACACGTGTCGAATCTTGGGGCGCATTCGTAAGCCTCCCGAACGGCGATAATGGTGTTGTCCATGTCAGAAATATCATGAAATCTTTCACTCAAAATGCGTCTCGCTACTTCAATGTTGGCGATAAAGTGAAGGCTGATGTTGTCAAAATAGAAGATAGAGAGGGTGGGCAAATACGATACGAACTTTCTACTAAACAATATGCCCATCTTTTGCCTGATTATGACAAGAAAACAGACGGAAAGACGAAAACAACCTTCAAGCTAGATGAACTTCAAGGCAATGAAGATTTAGCGCGTCAGTTGAAAGAGCGGTTTAGTTTTACAGAAGAATCGACCACTTCAGAAGTGGCGGCAACCGCTGAAGCCGCTATTGCAACTCCGCAACAGCCTGTAGTAAAAGAAATGCAAGCCCCTGTTCTTAAAGTCGAAATTGCGCCTGAAGAGCAAGACATGAAAATTAAGGAGAGAGAAGACATGAGCAGAACCGCGATTGCTACTAACAGCTACAATGAAAAAGAGTTCCAACGTATTGAAGAATGGGTTAACAAAACTATTCACACTCCGCTCTCTCCTGAGGCAAGAGCGAAGTTTGTTGAACTTGTCGAAAAGTACTCTATGTTTGATGTGTGCATGGCAATGTTCGGCACAGACTTCAGTATTGACCTTGGATTGCTGTTTGCTGAGAAGATTGAGAAAAAACTAGACGGAGGTGGTCTTTAACCCCTCTCGCTACGAAGCAACTGCCCATAGTGTTCTGAGGTTAGAGAAGAGGTTTATTCGTGAATACGAATGGCGCAAAGTAACCAATCGCGAACCTGACCTACTCAGAATTATGGAAAGAGACGGCATAAAAAGCAGAGAAACAGCCATCCAAAGATTTTTAGAGGAAGCCGCGCAACAAGGCAGAGTCTTGATTGACTACAGACAGCACAGATACATTATATATGAAGATATGTTATTATCCTGTGTTAAGCGCGGGTTTGTCTTTAAAATCAAAACAGTAATGGTTTGGGATAAGCAAAGAGAGCAGTCAATGCAATTGCTCATCAATGCAATTGATCGTATACTACACCACTAAGCCATGAAGGGAGGTATGTTCCACGTGAAACAGCAGACCTTAACTGAGCAGATTCAAAGTCAAGTGGGGGAGTTGCTGACTCAATACAAAGAGCATTGGTTCCCTGTCACCCTTATTCTAGGTGGCAGGGAAGTCTTTGCAGACGCAATGCTTCCTGAGCGTGGAGAAATTAAGGTTCGCATTCATAAGAATGGAAACTTTGAATACTTCTCGTTTACACGTATTGGCGAACTTAAAAAGATTAAAGATGGTTACGATAAGTTTGAGGCTCAAGCACGAAAACGAATCTTCAAAGAAGAGCTACCGCCAGAACTACCAAAAGAATCTCTTATCAAAATTTGCTGGCGATGTGGATGCGAAATAGATGTTTACAATGAGTCTATCAACATTGATGAGGAGCTTTTTATCTATTGCAAGAAACCTAGTTGTACTGAGGCATGGCGAAGAGCGACAAAAAGACAACTTCGGACTTGTCCTAGATGTAATGGCGATGGCAACATTTCAGCCTATAGCCATATTGAAAACGGTATATGCTTTAGATGTAAAGGAGAAGGAAAAATTTAAAAAAAGGGGAGAAAGATAATGGTTGTAAATGTTGATAATCTGCCAGTAGAATTGAATGTCAAAGAAATTGCTTTCTTGCAAAGAAAACTTCCCAATGAAGCGGCGCGTGACGTGCTGATCGAACGAAGTTTGCGTACAGTAGTCAAATGTGCGGCAAGATTTTATGCAGTGCACAATATCATCCCATTGGAAGATTACGTAAGTGTTGCTACAGTGGGACTTGTTCGCGGTGTTCAAGGTATTCAGGATATACCCCCTGAAAATTTTTATCCCCATATCCGCAAGTGTTGCGCAGAAGAGGTTCAAAAATTTATGAAAGCGAGACTCAAAAGGCTGTAAGCCAAGTGAGTAGTAGCGGGGTGACATATGCAACTTAAAAACGAAGAGTTGATAGTTAAAGCTAAAGCTGGCGATAAAGAGGCGGAAAGAGAGTTTTTCGAATCCAACAAAAAATTCTCCTTCTATATTGCTAAAAAATTCGCCAACACCAATGTAGAAATCGACGATTTAGCAGGATATGCTCAAATTGGATTCCTAAAAGCTTATCACACCTTTGACCCCAGCAAAGACATCAAGTTTGCTACATACTCATCTCGTTGTATGATAAATGAAATTTTAATGTTTCTTAGAAGGAATAAGAAACATGCTTACATTGATTCATTAGACAGGATTCTAATTACAGACGGTAATGGAAATGGGATTACGCTTAGGGAGATAATCCCTTCAGATGAAAATATTGAAGATGAAGTTGAATTAAGCATGATCTCAACTAGTGTGAAAGATTTTGTTTTTTCACTCCCTGAAAGAGATCGCTTAATTATAATTATGAAATTTGAGGAGGGAAAAACACAAGTAGAGATTGGAAATGCTTTAGGTATTTCTCAATCTTATATTAGTAGAATTTGCAAAAGACTTAGGAATCGTATCAAGCGGTATATTGAAAAAGGCGAAGGAGTTGTTAACAAGCCTAAGATTGTTAATCTTAATCCTAAGTTAGTTAATAAGCCTATCGCTAAAAAAATTATCCCTCCAACACCTAAGATTGAAACACCTAAGATTGAAACAATAAAAGACGCACCCAAAATCAACAAACCAATCATTAAGGAGATGGAAAACATGACAAAAGCAAACCCCAAAATTTCTCAGGTAAAGTTTATCAATGAAAACTATCCGCAATTGAAGGCAAAAGACATCGCAATCATTTTGGGTGTCGGACAAAATACTGTCGCAACGTATAAGTTTCATTCCAAGTCGGAAGACATCAAGCCTGACGCTTCAATTAAAGACGCTGTTGAGGCGTATATCGCTAAGCAATTAGAATCTAAACAAGGGCAGAACGAAATTGCAACAGGGCTTCAGCAAGCGGCGGCGGCATCTGTTTTGGAAGTACCGCCTGTTCTGGAAACACTGCCTGTTGTCGCACATGCAAATGTGGAAGCCTCTCCCTGCGCGAACGTGGGGCTGTCTGCTTCCTTGCATGGGGTAAATGGAGATACACTGCTTGTCCTGTTGTCAGAAGCTGTTGAGATCGTTAAGCGCGGTGGCAAATTCCACCTGAAAATCGAAATTGGGAGGATCACGCAGAATGAAGAATAGTAATAAACGATAACAAATTAGCTCCCTTGTCTTGAAAAAGGCAGGGGAGCTAATTAAAAACTTTGGGAGGAAAACCATGACAAGATAGGGGAGAGGTTTTAAATGCATCAAAAGCGTTTGGCTTACTCTTATATTACTTGCACTAAATGCGGCAAAGAGATTAGGATTCATAGAAGAAAATCGCGAACAAGAAGCGAAGGACATAGAAAACATAATTGGTGTGTAAACTGCAAGAAAAGAACGCTTCATATTGAGTCAAAGAAGGAGAAGGCAAAAGTCCAACCGTATGAAGTAAATGTGCGAGTTAATCAGGCTTTAGAAGAAATAATGAAATTAAAATATGGGGAGGAGTAAGCATGTCTAAATACGCACGTGCTTTAACTTTGTTTGGGCTAGCTTATACTTATATGTTACTGGAGGGGCAACCCTCTAGGCAAGAAGCAATGGCACTGGCTGACCTGTTGGTAGGACTGGCTCCTGAAGAATATCAAGGAGTTAAAGAAGTTTATGGTGAAGTGTTTGACATTCTTTATTCTGAAGGCGTTCTAGTTAATTTTTAAACAAGAAAAGAGGTAAGTAAAATGAAAAAACAAGAAGAATTTCCGAAAGAGTTTGGTGCGATTCCTAACGAGTATTATGCAATCGAAAAGCCTAAACTCCAAATCTCTGAAGCCATAAAAGAAGCTATGGATGATAGCGGGCTGTCCCTTAGAACCTTAGCCGCAAAAATTCCAAATCTTAGTTATACTCAAATTGCGCGAATTACTAGTGGTAAAAATTATACCATTGGTACACTGTTAAAAGTTTTGGATGAGCTTGGACTGGAAATTGTTATTCGAGAGAAAGAAGTCAAAAGGAGGAGGATTAAAGTTAAATGGAAAAGTTCAACGGAAATGAAAGTTAAAATTAGCTTTGGAGGGAAGCTCCAAAAAAAGAAACGCATTTTTAAAAAATGAAATTCAATAAAAGCAGACTTTTAGAGAAGAGTTAATTAGGAGGAAAATTCGCCTTGACTGCTTCCAACTGGTTTGTTATAATTTGCCTGTTAGCGATAGGGTTTGGTGTTCCTGCTATGATTGTTCTTACAAAGAGAAAGGAAGTGAAATAATGGAAGCGTTAATTTTCATTGGTGTGCTTGTCTTGTCCGAAATTAGCGACCGCTTATTGATGAAACTCGACTAAGGAGCGTTGTTCCACGTGAAACATACCACTCTCTTTCTCACTAGTGAGCAAGTTTTCATCCTACAACAAGCAGGGATTCGCATTAGTGAGAAACGTTATCATTCTGACTTTATTGAAGTAAAGGCAGACATACATAGGAAAGATGCGGCGCGTATCATCCAATCCCAAATGTCTGGCGCTAAATCAAATAGAAAGGAGATACGATTCGATGAAGCTGGCTACCCCTGCTAAACCCTTGCCCAGCATATCGCGGCTCTTGTTTTAATGTATATGCGGGAAATCGTAAAAAAGACATTGCAAATAAGTCTGACTACCAAGGGGAGGTGAACAAAATGACTAAAAAACAAGACATCTTTTGGACTACTGTAGCGGCTGTTGTTATTTTGGCAGTGGTTGCTGAGCGTATTTACCATCAAGTCATGTATGTGCATTAATGAAAAATAAATAAAAAAATTTGCGAAAGAGCAGGAATTAACCTGCTCTTTGTCGTATATAATATAGTGTAGTCGAATAAAAATGAAAAAAATGAGGAGGTTATTAATAATGATTAGAACTCTGCTGGCAATGATTGAAAAGGGCATCCTGCTATGCGAGAAAGAGGCAGGCTTAGAAGAGCCGAAAATTATGGAAATTCTGCCTGAAACTGAGGCTGGCGGCATTGATGAAAATGCCCTCTATGTCGCTATGGCGGGAGGCGGGGCGTTGCGCGTCAAAGTAGAGGAGATCATGCCCGCAAGTCAAAACGTTCTGGAGGTCTTCAGAGCATGGGAAAACCTGAAGACCATTGCACTTTCCTCCTCTGATGAGTATGCAGAGGACATCCAAATTCTGGAAGCCTTCATGTTGGCTCCCTTGCTCATGCTGATGAAACGTGAAGAAGCCACTACTAAAAAAGCTCATGCGAATGCTCAGACGACAATGGAGCATTATATGCCCAAAGGCTGGGATGTGGCGGAAACATCTGTGGAGGAGGATGAATGGATTCCGCAAGATGGTGACAGAGTTGTTTTCGAAGGGTTTACTACCCAATACGGAAACATCGTCGCTCTGAGCGAAGATAAGTCCTTCGCCTCTGTCAACTTCGACAATTCTGGTGTGCTGGGAATTGAAACAAGCAAGCTGAAACGTGTACCAGGTGAAGTGCAAGGTTAACTTTTTAAGGAATGGGCTATTCGCTCATTCCTTTTTATTTTTTTTGCAAAAGGGGTTGCATAAATGGCAACGTATCGACTATAATAAGAAGCAAGAGGTAATACGAAAGGAGAGCGTTTCACATGGAACAAAACGAAAGCAAACAAAGCAAAGACCGCAATGATGTTATTCTTCAGATTCAGAAGCTTCACGCCTTGAAGGATTCTATCCTGAAAGGTAACGATGACCGCCAAAAAGGTGAAGCTCAAAATGCAATGAAGCTCGCCTATAAGCTGATGTTGAAACATAACATCACTGAGGCAGAAATTGAAAAAGCTAAAAAAGTAATAGAAGAAAAGAAAGAACAAAAGGTTGTCGAGTGGCGCACTATAAATCACTATGAATGGACTTGGTTCGAGTCTAACTTGGCAAGGGTACTCGCAAAAGCCTTCCGTTGCTACTACTATATTGATTGGGCAAAAGAAGAACGTTATAGGGCTGTCTTTGTTGGGCTGGAAAGCGATGCCCAATTCGCGGCTGAACTGTTTGATTTTGCCCAGCAGGTAGCCATGCACATGTCAGAGGGTTATGTCTGGAAACTTCGCAAAAATCTTGTGCCTATCGCTAAAAAGAAGTCAGATCAAGAAAAGTTGCGTCATGACTGGCTCTCTGGTTTTGTTAATGGCATTGAGCAGAAGTTCAAGGAGCAACTTAAAGAGGATATTAAACTCCTTGCTAAGAATAAACTCCTTGCTCTGCCAGAGGGCACGAAGAAAATCCTGACCAGCGACGAAGAAGGAAAGCCCAAGTACATCCTCATCAGAGACTTGCGGAATTTCACCCCTGACCAGTTTCTGGAAGATGATGACGAACTGTGGGATAACGATGAAGAAGTGGAAGTTACTGACGAAGTTGCTCAGTCTACCGCTTTGGTTATCGTTGAGCCAGTCAAGCAATACTGGGAGGAGCTTTCTAAAGGCTTCACTAGTCATAAAATGAAGGCTTCTCAACGTCAGAGGCGGTATGGCAATGCCGCCGCATATGGCGCTGGTCAAAAGGCTGGTAAAAATATTCAACGTCCTACTGGCTTAATTAAATAAGGCTAATGGAAGGGTTAACCCTTCCCTCTAGCCCTTAAATCATCCATTCAATGATTTAAGGGGTGGAGTTAATGCCGCTAAATTAAATAAGGAGATGGTATTTATGCAAACTCTTATTGCTAAGGCTAAGTTGCTTCATTCATCTGGCGATAGAACGATTTATGTTGGAGCCGACAAAGATGAGTGTAATGATGCTGTTTTCGACTTCTTTAAGTTGACATCTGAAATTCCCAAGATTCACGACTTTACTTTTATCCTTGTTGAGTATTGGGAAAAGAGTCAACTTGTTAAAGTTGAAACAATGTGCAATGAATCAAATGGGGAGTGTGATGAATGGGAAGGAGATCGCTTTAACCTGATGCGCGACCCATTCAAAGGATGGATTACTTAATTAAGGGAGGTGGGGTATCGTGAGCGATACTGTCAAGAGTAAAGGTGTTGAAATTAATCAGCTTTGGCTCTTGTCAAAAGCTGGAAAGAAATATCTCCAAAAGACATATCAGGGTATCATTGGCTTATCAGAGCTTAACCTTGATGGCGATACTGCTTACATTAACGGAATACCTAGTGAATCAACTGTTTATGTAAGTGGTAAGCCCCATAGCAGACTTGTTGCTGAACTTGATGTAAAATTTTTGGAGAGAAAATTATTTCCATTATAAAGGGGTGTGTTAATGACCACTTATCATAAGTCTAAAAATATTAATCCATCTAAGCTTGCTCGAATCTTTAATGAGCTTGACATTAATGGGTTTGTCGTTTTTGACAATGCTGATGAAGATGTGGCTTTCGCCAAACAACTGTATGAATATTTGCAGTCTGTATACGGCGAAGAATGCGTTCTTCATAACATCAAGCTTGATAGCGTACAGATTCATGTTCGTCTAAACCAAAGAATGGAGGCGGGAACACCCAAGTACCTACCCTCCACTTAAAGCCTCTCTGTGAGGCTCCTAGGCGGCCAAGAAGCGATTCAAAACCTTCTTTGAGCAGTCTTACCGCGAGAGTGTTTTAGAGACTAAAAGGGTAACTATCCAACCTCTTCTCTAATATATCGTTAAGTATTTATATATTAGAGATATATACCGATAAGAAATATAAAATATAACCTCAAACGATATATTAAAGAGGAGGTTGTCCAGTTACCCTTTTAACTCCCAAAAGCGGATATCGCACCTCAAAAAATATTTCCAAAAGCTCTTGCATAAAGAGCAACGAAACGCATATAATGAATTATGTAAGGGGTGAACCTTGTTGATAGTGAAAACCATCAAGCTCAAACGTCCTACTTCGCGCTTGGTAGCCCCTGAAAACCTGATGGGATTCAAAGAGGTGATGGATTACCTTGGAGTATCCCATACAACTATCAGGAACTACCTAAACCCTGAAAAGCGTCCAGAATACTCTAAGATTTTCCCTAAGCCTATCGCATATCTTGCCGCGACTCCTGTATGGGATAGACGTGAGATTGAAGCGTTTAAGCGACATGAGGAAAAGAAGAAGAGTAAGAAGGCGAAAGGGGGCGGCAAACTTCGTTGAAAGGGCGTGGAAGATGGGGTTTAAGCTATGGAGCATGGTGCTTTGCAAAGACTATGATATGCTTCCTCCTTGCGGCGTTAGTGATGGGCTTTCTCCTCACTCCGCATTACTGAAAAAGTTTTTGAAGAAAATCGCATAAAACCCTTGCAAATTGGATAAACTTGTAGTAAGATGAAATCAAGGGTTGAGCGAAGCAAGACCCTCACCAAAATAAAAAAATTCGATGCCCCACAAAGAGGGCAGAAAGGATGTTAACTCATGAAATATTTGACTGACCACGTAATGGTAGCACAACTGATGCGCAACGAAGAAAACCTGAACTTTGAAATGGCAATTCAGCGTAACGAAGTTTGGAAAGACGCCCGCCGCTCTCTGTTTATGCACTCTGTTATCATTGGCTTCCCCACCAATCCCATTCACGCAATCTTGGGTGAAGGCGAAGCAATGGACGTTTTGGATGGCAAACAACGCCTCACCACTATCCTCCGCTACGTTGCAGATCAGTTCAAACTGGACGCTTCGACTCCTGACGCGATTGTCAACGGCAATCGTTACGAAATCAAAGGTTTGTTCTACAGCCAACTGCCTGACGTGCTGAAAGACAAGATCAAGGAATACAAACTGTTCTTCTTCACCTATACTGACATCACGGATGATGAAATCGAAGAACTGTTTATCCGCCTCAATAATGGCGAATCTCTGACAAAAGTGGAACTCACCCGCGTTATGGCTGGCACTGAAGTCATGAACTTCGTGCAGGAGGTAGGGGAATACTATTTCATGAAACATTCCTCTAACCTCACTGACAATCAGCGCAATCGCTTCCAAGACGAAGAAGTCATTCTTTCCGCTATGATGTTGGAGTACGCAGAGGACTACAGCAAAATGACCACTGGCTTCGGCGGGGATGACATTCGCGCATTCGCTGTCAACCTGAACGAAAAAGGTATGGACGCTGAGAAGAATAACCGCATTCGTCAAGTGTTCAAGTTCATGGGCGATTCTTTTCCTGACCAATACAGTATGCTCCGCAAGGCACAAATTCCATCCATCTACATCATGGCTTCGCGTTGCTTGGATGCTGGTTGGACTCCCAAGCAGTTTGGCGGTATGGTCGAATACTTCTTCTACAAGATCAAGAAGAAGGAAACGCTTGCTGGGAGCTATAAATACTCCCATTACACTGAAACCACTGGTTCTGGCACTGCTAAGAAAGACAAAGTGACCAAACGTATCAAAATCGTCCTGAAATGGGTAGAAGAAGTATTGGCACGTGGCGGTGCAACGTTCCAATACCAAGAACCGAAGAAGGGCATAACGCCCACTGGCTTGGCGGCGGCATCGTCTCCTGTCAATAATGATAAAGCTGAAGAGCCGAAAGCTGAAGAGCCGAAAGCTGAAAATAGTGAGGTGCGTCCTGAGCCGATGTGGAAAGAGGGCGAAGATGGCAAGCCGATTGATGTAGAGCCGCAAACGACTGTTCAGACTGAAGTCGCAGTAACCAGTACTCTTGACCCTGCTCCTGTGATCGAAGCGAAAGAAGAAGATGAAGCAGGGAAGCAAGCTGAAGAATTGAATCTCTAACAAATAACGGCGACAAGAGGAGGAGGTTATTGCACCCACCTCCTCTTTCTCCTTATGGGGGTATTTGTATGCAGATTTACTTATCTTATGAAGACAAACACATCTCTCTAGTGTTGGACAAAGATGATGACCTGAACGCTTCATGCGCCTATGCCTTGACTATTGCGCCTAAGCCTTTGGCTGTTGAACTCATCAATGTTCGAAAGGCTGATAAGAATGGAAAGATGAGGGAGTATAGGTATAAGGCATCATACGGCTACTTCTCGCGTATTGTAGAGAAAAACATCACGAAACGCAAATGGTTCAACATAAAAGGCGTTGAAGTGACTGAAGATCAATACAGAGAGGCTATTCGTCTTGCGAGAAGGGCAGAAGAAGAGTTGACACAAAAGGAGAGAGTTGGCGCTACCCCTGAGCTTGTAGCTGACATACTCATATCTGAATTGCAAACTGAGCAATTGCAATCCCTCCTTTCTCTTGATGCTTTCAGTAAAATGAAATTGTTTCAATTGCTGGAAAAGGCTGTTGACAATACCTCTGTTCAATAGTAAACTGAGAAAAAGACAGAGGTAAGACCTAGGAAGCCAAAGATGGAGGCTGAGTTAAATGGTAACTGTCCTAAGTCAATTTGAAAAGCAGTTTCAAAAAGAGAAGCAAGCTTTTCAAGCTTTTCTGAAGCGTCTCGAAGATAGCAGAATAGATGGCAAACTTGCCGATACTGAGTTGCAACTAGTGGCGTATGCAAGATTGATGGAGAACAATGTCTCTTCTCTTCTGCTGGAGATCAAACGTCTACCCATTCTCGAAGGTTCTGACATCAATATGATTGTTAAAGAGCGTGACCAATTTGACGAATGGGATGTTGCGGCAGTAAAGCAAGGTATGAATCCCTTCCAAAGCGAAGAAGATGAGGATAAGGAGGAGGGCATTCATGGGTATGATGACCTCGCCTAGAACTTTCGTTTACTCTGACCCGCATTTTGGTCATGAGGAGATCATCAGGTATTTTGGAAGACCATTCAAGTCTGCAAGAGCAATGGACGATGAGCTTATCAAAAGCTGGAACGATGTGGTTGCCACAGAGGATAGTGTGTTTGTCCTTGGTGACTTCTCATTCCTCAACCAGAACAAGACAAGAGGCATTGTCAGCCTTTTGAATGGTCACAAAACATTAATCCTTGGGAACCATGACAGAGGACAAAACATCCAATGGTGGAAGGATGTTGGCTTTGATGAGGTAAGCCCTTACCCTATCATCTACGGCGGTTTTTTCATTCTGTCTCATGAGCCTGTGTTCCTGAGCGATGCGATGCCTTATGTGAATATTCATGGACATTTGCACACGTTAAGCTACGACAGCAAACAATATGTGAACGTGTCTGTGGAAAAAACCAACTATCGTCCCGTTCTGTTGGATGACATCATTAGTCGCTATAAAGACCAGCAAGGCAATGGGTAAATTTCAAGGGGCAGGGCTTCCCTCCCCTTGAAAGTTGGGCTAAAATTTTATGCTTCCAGCGAACTCCTATGGTATAAACCAAGCCCAACTGCATATAATGATAATGTAAGGGTGGTTACAACAGCACCACTTTAATGCTAGCAAACAGCAAACATTACTTTGGCAGGAGGGAATGGTTATGACCATTCAAGAAGGACAAACGGAAGCTAAAACAATGTATGCGCAAGAACGCAAGGAAGCATTTTTGCAAACAATCAAAAAAGACAGCACACGAGCTGACTACAAGCTTCTTTTAGAGAAGTGCCGCAACTTTGAAGAGGCACTTAAGAAAGAGTTGGCAGAATTTAACGTAGCAGAGGTTACATCTCTGATGAAGACTCTGAACCCTTCAACTCTTGGCAATGCCCGCACGTATGGGCGCATTCTCAGCAGTTATTTTTCTTGGGCTGTTACCATGAACTTGCGAAAATTTAATCCACTGGCAACTGTCGGCAGAGAGTGGTGGAACCAATTTGCCGACGAAACTGTAAGAGAGTACTACTCTTTTGATGAGATCATGACGCTTGCTGACTTTTGTGAAAATCCGCAAGACGCAATCCCCTTCTACTTGTTGTTCGAAGGTGTTCAAGGCAAGGAGTTTTCGGAAATCCGCAATCTTAAAAAACAAGACGTTCTCTCTGGCAGTGTTCTTCGTCTTACTGCAAGAACGAACGCTCAGGGCGAACCTTACCATATGGCTGTTCATCCGCGCACAATTAAGGCGGTGGAAGAGGCAATTAAAGTAAAGGTCTACTACAAAGACAATGGAGATATGGATGACAGCATACCCGCCAATATTCCGCGAACCATTGACTTGATTGACAATGATTATGTTGTTCGCGCTGTTGCCAATCGCAATAAGACTTATGATGCACCTGCCAAAAAAGACCTTATCACTCATCGTATCGAACAGGTGAGGAATAGAGCAGGTTTTGAATACCGAAATCTGACTGCTAAAGACATTGTACGCTCTGGCATGATCTACTATGCCAAAGAGCTTATGATGATCTATGGCGAAATAAACAAAGAACTCTTGAATAAAGTTGCTGAGAAATTCAACATCAATCACATCTGGAACATGAAAGAGTACATCAACGAAGAAGTGATTACGAAACTTTATGGCATTGACCCACAAGAGGTTTATGCTAAGGTTCATGCAATTTAATATGTTAACCAAACTTACAGGGGAAGCCGCTAAGAAAAAGCTTGACGGATTCCCCTGTTCTGTTTTATTCTACTAATACAAAGATTATTGTAACCGAGAAGGAGGTATAAGCTTTGGCTGATAAGATGCAAGCCACACAAGAAGCATCAACGGCGGCGAAGAAAGCTTTTTCAGACATTGAGGGCAACCTATCGAAAGTTCGCATTAAGCATGAAGAGACTTTTGCCACTGTTCATCATGTGTTTGACATGACAGCATTAGAGCAGGAGGTTGTCAAAGAATCTGATAGCAATCCACTGGTTGTTGTGCGTTGTGCTGAAGCGCCACGTCAAGAAGTGTTAAAACATTTATCAAACTCTTTTCGCAAGTACAAATTTTCACCTATTAAATTTAGTATTTCGCTCATTGGCGTGTATCCTAACTAATAGGTAGGGAGGGCTAACAAAGCCCTCCTAAAGTTTAAACCTCTTGAAAGGTCGTGAGTAAAATGAAAAAAACTCTGTCGATATTGGTTGTCACAATGCTTATGTTGACTGGCTGTTCCTCTGGTGACGATGGTGTACGATATATCGTCATCAAGGATGGGCACTACATTACTGGTGACTCTGTTATCAAATACGAAAATAACATCATTCTTAGAAATGATGGAATTGATGTTGGCTGTGTGTATGGCGATATGCATATTCGCACCTACAGAAGTCAAGCAGACCTTGACGCGATTAAAAAGGAGTTTAATCTTAAATAAGCTCCTTTCCATTATCGCACTAAAAGAGAAATTTATACAACAAGGAGGAGGGCGCGTCATGACTACTAAGATAAAAACATATGCGGACGTTACCCTTGAATCTCAGCAATTTATAAAAACATTACTGGAGACATTGAGGGGCATCAGAGATAAATACTCTGAATTTGCATATGAACTTGAAGGACTACAGTCTGATCTATCCAATCTTTATCATGAAATTGAAGTAACAGAACTTGTCCATGTAAGTAAAAGCCATAACCTTTTAAAAAGACAGCAAGCAATCCTTCGTCGCCGCAGAGTGGTGAAGCGTGAACTTGATAACCTAACGCTAATCTTGGCTTCTCTTGATATCAAAGGATTGATTGCGACAATGGAGAGCGTTATAGGCGCTGTGGATGCCAACGTTATCAGTCTACAGAAGTATTCACATGGACAAGCTGATGTCTGGGCTAGCTATTTTAAAAATGAGCATATACGGATTGTTCAACGCGAAGCAAAACAGGGAGAGCTTAAAGAGTTTGAAGAGAAGCTTGAAGAGGTTCAGGTTCCCACTCTTGACGAATCCTTGAAATTTGCTTGGGTGTATGCTGACTGGCTAGACAAGGACAAGCCTATGAAGTACGACATGAAAGATGCGATTAAAGAAGTGAGCGAGAATCGTGCTGTTGTTGTTAGCAGAGATACAATTAAACTTCACAAGAAACAGCGTCCTTTGCGAGAGGTTGTACTTGAAAGGGATGGGTATAGTTGCACAATATGCAGACAGCCAGCTACTGTCGTTATGACAAAAAAAGAAATGAAAAAAGGCGAAGTTCGTACCGCTGATATATGCATATCTGTTTGTGAGAAGTGTAAGAATCTTCTTGACAGGCATAAGAGGCATAAGGTATTATTAAAAGGAGAATGACGCGCCAAGACGGGCTAGGGGTTATCTCTAGCCCGTCTTCCATGAGAAGGAAGGATAGGACAATGGACTCTTTAATTTTGAAGTCGCTTATTAAGTGGAAGGAGCTTTCTAACAAAGAAGAGGTTACAGACCATCTCTTGGCAGTAATGCAGTATACATCAGAAATGTTGCATACAAAAGATACTTCTACTCTAGATAATATTCGCTATCTTTTAGAACAAACAATCTATGATGAACGTCCTAGCGACCTTCAGAGTTTTAACCTAGGACTAGCTCATGGTATAAGCCAAATGATTATCTACTGGATGGCGTTGGAGCAGTTTGTTAAAACCTGCTTGTCGCTATCACTGCATGAGAAGAGTGTTCTTTTTTGTCTTGCGGCGAATCCACGCATTACTCCTATGGAGATCATGGTATCAACTCACTCTTCAGAATTGGAGATCGTCACATACTCTCTGCGTCAGTTGCGTAACAAAGAGTTAGTAAGCTATTGGGAGGCAGGAAGTCATAGATGGTATAGTCTAACTAGCTCTGGAGAAAAAGCTATTAAACTGATCCAAACAGGAGGAGTGCAAGATGTTCATAGCTAGAGACGTGTCTAAAAGTGAGCTTGATGACTTCTACACGAATGTTAGCCCAAAGATGGGGTTGTGCAATGGTGCTACACCAGTGTTTCAAAATGGAGAGATAGTAGGATGGAACATTACTCCTGCTCATAAGGCTATTCCGAAAGAGGCAATGAAGAGCAATACGCTTGAACTCTTCCTCAGAGGTGAAAGAGATGACTCATGATGAGTGTATGAAAATAAATTGGAGAAAAGTACAAGACATCACTACTAATCATGGAGTTATTACCAAAAGTGATGGAGAGGAATTTGAATATGGAGCAGATGCAGAAGGAACCTTATTTATAAGTTTGTGGCGCGGTGACGAATTGAAAGATTGGTTCCAACCTGAAGATGTTAAATCAGTAACAGTTGATAATAAAGACCCTCATATGAAATTCATATTGAAAATCTCATGTGAGAATTGTGGTATGACTTCTGAGTATGAATTGAAGAGAACTGCGAGTAAACATTCAGATACTGGTGTAGTCTATGAAGACTATGCTAGCATATCTGATACAATTAATGAAAGCAAAAACGATTTTTCTGCACACGAGTTTCCAGATGGCACTACAATAACATGCGGAAATTGTAGTTGTAGGTATGACTTGACAACTTAAAGGAAGGAGAATTATCATGTCAAACATGATTGACTTTATAAAAACCAACCTTGAATCAGACAAGAAAAAGCTGGAGAGCATGATAGAAGGCTCTATTGAATACTGGATACAGCAAGGTAAGATATCTCAGGCTGAACTCCTCATCTCTCTACATGAAAAAGGATACATTTCTTAGAGTAAAACGAAAGGATGAACAAAAGATGGATATAGAAATGAATCAACTTAGTAAGGCAATTATCTTAGCAACAAAAGCTCATGCAGGTCAATTAGATAAAGCTGGAGAGCAATATATCCTTCATCCTTTGAGGCTAATGATTAAAGCAAAAAATGAAATTGATCGTTGTGTAGCAGTCTTACACGATGTTGTCGAAGATACTTGTATTAATATTCATGATTTACGCAGAGAAGGATTTTCAGAAGAAATCATTGAAGCAGTGCTTTGCCTTACTAAACAGAAGGGCGAGTCTTATAAGGAATTTATAATCAGGTTATCTAAAAATAAAGTAGCACGTAGAGTAAAGATTCTTGACCTAAAAGATAACTTAGATTTATCTAGACTAAAAGATATTACAGATAAGGATATCAAGAGGGCAGATAAATATAAAAAGGCTCTTGCCTTATTAGAAGAGGTCACAGATTAGAAATCTGTGACAAATTAAACAATTCCAATGAAATATTGATTTTATGAAAAGGGTGATCTCATGGAAAAATTGCTAACTGAGTTATTACAAGAATCAAAGTGTGCAAATGTAAACATCATTAAGGCACAAGGGAGAGGAATTACACATATTTTAATGTGTGTAGGAATCGACGGAATTGCGTACAAGAAAATTCTTTACAATCAAGATGACAACAAGGTGGTAAAAGTATTAAAAGAGCGAAGAAAGATTAAAAAAATTGCAGAAACTAGAATTGTTAGTATAGAGGAGGTTGATAAACTTAAAGTGGAGGCACTTGATAAATTGATCGCTGGTGCTTTAAGAGACTGCATAAAGTCTCATGGCGATATAACACCAGAGTTTATTGGCAGTGCCACAAAACGAATTTCTAGTTCTATTAGTGGCGCATTAAAATCAATAAAAGGTTAGTTCTATAACAGACTCTTGTAGCCCATCTGAGTGCGCTCCAACAAAGTATCTGTAACAGATGCGGAAGGATACGACAGCTATACTTTACAAAGTGATCTTAGTGTTGTAATTTCCGTTAAAAGAAAATTTTTATCGAGAGGGATGAAATAATTGAAAAGATATGTTGGTAAAATCGAAACGGATAAAGACTTTGGTTTTTACTGGTATATTGTTAACAGAGGTGTAAAAACTCATGTGGCAGTCTGCGGTTGTGGCTTCGAGCCAACGAAGTGGCTTGCTAAAAGAGCGATTAGGCGTTGGTTTAAAGAAAGACGTGGCAAACATTTGCGAAATAGGATTTAAGCTCTCGATAAAACAGGAATTTTAGAGAGGAGGGGCGTAATGAGTTGGTGGTTGAAATTGAGGTATAGGTTGTATGTCAGAAGATGTAAAAAAGAATATGAAAAACCATTAAGCTTTAAAACTTGGTGTGCCTTTAATTCTAAATTGAGAGGGTGATATAATGTTCATTAAGTTTTTCTTACTTTGGATCGTCATAACGTTTCTTACCGCATTCTTCATGCAATTTAGTAATGGTAAATTCTCTTTCAATGGAAGGCGTGTAACTTCAACGCCCATGAAGTTTGTTGTGGCATTTTTCGTCTTTGGATTCTGGTATGCAGTTATGCTAACTCCATTGTTCTTTCTCGCATTACTCATATTCTAGGAGGAAACAACTAATGGCAATGCCCAAAGACTGCATTTACGTGTCTGGAGAAAAATGTATCTATGCAGGGAAACTCTTCATCATTTCCCCCTGCCCAAGATGTGAAGTGCTAAGATGTAGTAAGGAGTATCAAGATTTATTAAAAGGGAAAGAGAAAACTTGTATGGAGGCTGAGGAAGATGAAGAAGCGAAATCGCAAGATTGATATTCCAATCATCTCTGATTTGATCGAAGCTGTTGGCTGGTTGGTTTATGGGATATTTAAACTGATCGTAAGAGTTTTCGACTAGGAGGTAATGTTACAATGAGCATAGCCAAGCACATCGTAGCAAATTTGATCGACCAACTTTCCATGAAGTCTTGTATTCAAAACTCTTTCAAGGATTATCACGCAAAAGGGTTGTGGTACATCGACCTGTTCAGGAGCGAGAAGATGAACATGAAACTCTTTTTTCTCATTCCTGAGCTGATCGAAGCCAAAGGTGTACACCTTGTAAATCCGCACAATCATGGCTATAATTTCACTACAGAAGTGTTATATGGCTCTGTACAACATGACACTTTTGTAGAAGGTGAAGGTTATGACTATAGGAAATATACCTATGATTGGTACAAGCCTAGAGATCAACGTTTGATTTTTCAAGCAAATCTTGGGCTTGACATAGAGACTAGCAACATTTACACTGCTGGTCAGGGATACTATTGTGATACTCAAACGATTCACAGTATTATTGCCAGTGATGAGCCTACATGTCTTCTCTTATACCAATTCAGCGACCAAGAACTGAAGAGTAAGGATGTCTATATCAACAGATTCGCATATCGAAATGAACCTGTGGGATACGAACGTTTTACACCAGAGGAGATCAAACTTATGCTTGGCAACCTAAAAAAAGAACTAGGAGTGTAAACAACATGAACTACAAACTTGTTAATGCAGTTGCTAAGAAACAGGAAGGGAGCGTTATTCCTGTCGTTATTGGATACACTTTGATTCCTAAAGATGGTGGGCTAACATATTATCCGCGAGAGGTTGCATGGGAGCTTGTGGATAAGCATGGCTCCTCCAACTGTGAAGCAAAATCTTTAGAGTATGATGGAAAAATATTAAAATATTTATTACCTACTGATGGGGTTAAAATTCGTGATCGAATGATTGACTACAGAAGTATTCCATTTGAATAAAAGGGTGATATAATGAGTTATTATGATATCTTAGATTATTATGATAACCTTTAGATAATTAGATGAATGGGAGTGTGTTTATGAAAAACGAAAAGAAAACGTTTAACATAATTATCAAGGATGAAGGAGATTATCATAGCGTCAATGTTCGTGACCAAATGTTGCACAGATTGCAAGGTGCTGGCTGGGAATTGAGTGACAAACCTCAGTGTGTAATCTGTGTTGGTGGAGATGGAACAGTATTAAGAGCGTTTCATAAATACCAATTCGATTGTACTTACGTAGGCATTCACACTGGAACCTTGGGCTTTTTTGCTGATTGGGGTAAAGAAGAATATCATAGGCTTGCTGAAATGATGATACAAGGTGAGCCAGAGATTGCGGATTACACGACAATCAGAGTTGACATTGTAACAAAGGAAGAAGGCATTCACACCTTCTACAGTGCTAATGATTTAGCTATAAAGGCTACTGACTTCAACACACTTGTTGCGTCTTTATTTGTAAATGAACAACCATTTGAAGTCGCGCATGGAGATGGCATTGTAGTGTCCGCTCCATGTGGTTCTACAGCATATAATCATTCTTTAGGCGGTGCTATATATCATCCATCCTTGGATTGTATGCAAGTAAATGGGGTGGCGTGGATTAGCAATGTTAAGTTTAAGATACTAAACAATCCTATGATTTTAGGCAGGGGAGAAACACTTGATATATACATTCCAAATAATAGAAATGATTATGTAATTGGAATTGATGGAAAAAAAGTTGATGTTGGAAATGTATACAAAATAACAGTGCAACTTGCAGATAAAAAAATAAAGTTTGCACGTTACCGCCCACATCCATTTTGGCAACGTGTACGCGAAAAACTAATTGCAGGAGAGGGATAAAATGTATCAAAAATTTCTCAATAAAATGATTATTGGGTTGTGGACTTTGTTAATGTTGCCAGCGTACATTTTGCAAATTATATTAATGGCTATTATTTTTTGTTTTAAATTGGTGTGGCGTTGTATTAGATGGATTGGAGCTTTTATCATTATGTGTCTTATATTCTTTTTGCTATTTGCCTAAATGAGAGGGTGTGTAGAACTATGCTTCAATTGGTGAATTGGTGTAAATCATGTGGTCAAATCGAAATTCGACAGAAAGAAAAAATCAAATGTTCGTGTGGTGGTAAAATTCAATCTAGATGGGCTAAGATTGAGAAGGATGGAAGTTACCTCTTTGCTGAATTTGATTTGAAGACGAATGAAATGAAATATAGTAAAGCATAAAAGGAGAGGTGATAAGAAATGAACAAACTTGTTAGTTATGTAAATATTATAGGGGAGGCTAGCAAAGAAAAATTTGAAAAATGGTTTCATTTCGCAAAACAATATATTCTCTGTAAGACTACTATCAAAGGAGATTCATTAATCATTTCTTTTAGTAGTTTGGATGAATATATCATTCATGTTCATAATTACGCTGGAAAAGGAAGTTGTGTTAGCATTTTAATAGAGAAGCTTCGTATATCTAGAAAAGATGCTGATTTTATACTGATCCTAGATAAATTTATAGAAATGCTTGCTCTTGATGCAGAAAAATTCTACTCTAAAAATGACCATATTTACAGGGTAAAAATATTATCTGGACATATTATGGATGACAATATTTATAAAGAAGTTGTTGTCCCGCCTGAATTTGATTATGCGCTTAGACGCGAAATCATAAGGGCAAAAATTAATGAATGTCTTGATACATTAAATACATCAACGGAAATTAATCATATTGAAGAATGCAGGGCAAAGTTGTCAATATTAGCCGATGAACTAAAAGTTCTTAATAAAGCCATCAATTCAATAGAAAAATTTCGTATTTAGGGGTTGACAATTCCTTTGCTAATCCTTATATTATTAGTAGAGGAATAATTGAATACAAGGAGGATGTCGAAATGAGTCTGTATCAAAAATACAACTCCAGCATCGAGGGGCTTATCAAAACCGCCATGCAAGATGTTCGTAAAATTGGGCGCGATTGGACTGATGGAACCGAAAAGAACCGTCTGTCTACATATCGCGGCTTGAAAGACGCTGTGCAAAAAGCTGAAAAGGCGATGCGGCGTGATCTCACAGAAGACGAGTTTATTGCTGTTGTAAAAAAGGAAATCAAATCTCATCAAGATATGCTCGACGCTCTGCCTGAGTCTGTAGCAATCACTGATGAATTTGATCCGCAACAGTATGAAAAAGCGAATACTCACGCTGGCATTCGCATGGAGAAAGAACACAGTATTAAACTGCTGATGGAATTCATGCCTCAGCAAATGTCCTATGACGAAGTAAAGGGTTTGGTCATGAGCATTATGGAAGCTCACGACTACTACAGCACTTCTGATAAAGGCAAGCTGATGGGCAAACTGATGCCTCTTGTTAAAGGCAAAGCAGATGGCAAGATGGTAAATGAAATTGTCACCAGTCTTTTGGCTGTAGACAAACAAGGAGGAGTATAAAAATGTCTCAACCTTTTTATAAAGTAAATCTTGGTAAGGCCGAAGCACAGCAACAGTTTGTTAATCTTCAAAAGGTTGCACAAAAAGCTGTTGAGGTTTGCGGATTGAATGGACAGAAGGCAAAAGTAGCTCTTGTCACTGATTACTCTCCTTCTATGGATGGGATGTTCCGCAATGGAACTGTACAAGCTATTATAGACAAGCTTCTGGCTCTTGGTGTTCGCTTTGATGACAATGGAGCAATCGACATGTTCTTGCTGAACCATTCTGTCGTTGACATTGGCGAACTGAGTAAAGATGACTTCTATGGTTACGCTGACAATCTGTACAGAAGATATGGCACTGATGGAGGAACTGCATATGCACCATCCATTCAGGCTGTAATCGACAAGTACGCCAGCACTGGCATCTTACCCGCCTCCGCTAAAAACGTACTTAACAGTATCCTTGGTGGGATTGGAAAAATCTTTGGATTTAACAAAAAGCAAGATGGCTCTACCGCCATTGAAACTGTCGAAGAACCTGCATATGTAATGATTGTCACAGATGGAGAAAATCAAGACAGGGAAAAGGCTATGCGCCTGTTGGAAGCTACCAAAGACCTTCCTATCTTCTTTCAATTCGTAGGAATAGGCTTTGGATTCAACTTCCTTCAGCAAGCAAGCAAGCTGGACAATGTAGGCTTTTTCTCTATGAATGACTTCTTGAAAATGAGTGAGGACGAACTATACCAAAAGATGTTGTACAAGTTTCCTCAATGGTTGAAGAATGCACGTGCTAAAGGCATTGTAAAGTAAATAAAAATGGTGTGGGGTAGGAAACTACCCCATTATCATGCTATACAGAAAAGCGATCTTTTAGGGGGTTATCTTATGAACAAAAATTTTGTTTTTATTCTGACTCTTTCGATGTTAGCTATTGGATGTAGTGCCAACAGCGCAACCTCTAATAGCGATTTACTTCTTGTACGAGATGGCGTTGTTTACGAAGGATATGGAATGTATGACATAGTTAAACACAAGGAGACTGGATGTTTCTATTTCAGAAGTCGTTCTCACTCAAATAGCTTGTCGCCTGTTTACTCTACAGATGGGAAAACAGTAATGGGATGTGGTGAGCTTGAATAGTTTTATCAGGCTATACATCTAATAAACAATGGGAGAGTGATTGTATCAATGAAACTCAATGGCACTATACCAACCAAAGAACAGTACATGATAGAAGTGGAGAAGGGTAACGTCAATCTCATTCGGCATCCTGAAAACTCTGATGTTATTCTTTTAAACTATACACCTGAACTTGTTTATTCACGCCAATGGAACGGCATAAACATTCAATGTAGAGGATTGATTCTTAACGAAAAAACTGGTGAAGTTCTTGCTAGACCTTTTCCCAAGTTTTTCAACTATGGCGAAAATCCTGCTTTTGACGCAATGATTCCGCGCACTAAGATAACCAACAATGGTTATATTGCGGGAGTAAAAATTGCGCCAAAGCCTGAAATCACTATTAAACAAGATGGTTCCCTAGGCATCATGTACAGGCTGGATGGAAAGATTCGTTGGGCTACTCGCGGCAGTTTCACCTCTCCTCAATCGCAAATTGCACAACAGATTTGGGATGATAAATACAGTCGTTCTAACAGCCTTTTCCTTCGTAGTGGGACATATATCGCTCTCACTCTTATGTGCGAAATTATTCACCCTGAAACAAAGGTTGTTGTACCATATGATTTTACCGATTTAGTATTAATTGGTGCAACAAATAGATTTACAGGTTTTGACTTTGGCTACAGCACCCTCAGTGCTCTTGGTTCATCTTTCAACCTGCCAGTAACTAAAAAGGTTGAAGGCACAATTGAGGAGATTGTAGCTAAAGCCAAAACACTTCATTACTCTGAGGAAGGTTTCGTACTTCGTTGGGTGCTTGATGACGGTGCGGTGCTTCGCTTGAAAGTAAAGGGTGACGAATACATGAAAGTCCATAGAATTGCCTATGGACTCTCCAAAAAGCGAATAGTTCAATCGTGGGTTGAAGGCAAACTTAATGATCTTATTACTGCTGTGCCAGAAGAGTTTCGCGCAGAAATTGAGGAGCTTCAAGATTTGCTCTGCTCTGTTTCTGCAAAGTTTGAATGTGCGGCTGGCTATATCTGGACTTATTCTCTGAGCGAAGAGTGCCAGTCGAGAAAGGATTACGCCAAATTTGTCATGGAGCAAACGCAAAATGAAGATGGCAAATACGTTCGTGGTCTTGCATTCCTCATGTATGACAACAAAGAAACTGAACTTGAAATTCGAAAAACAGCCGCAAAATGGTACTTTGATACGAGAAAAAACTGATCTCGCTGAACTTGCTAATCCTACAACGAAAGGGTGGAGAAAAATGAACAAGCATAAAGTGACTTTTCCAACTGTTGAAGAAATTGTTCAAGCATACGAGGAGACTGGACTGACTCCACGCCAACGTTTAACTCTGAGAAATGGCTGTGCTTGTGCCCTTGGAGCCTACTATGAAAAGAAATTTGATATTCGTAGAAAGGGAGTCAATGTTGATATTATTCATGTTGCGATGGGGGAATTTGGACAGGATTTTGTGCGTGGAGTTATTTGTGGGTTTGACGGCGATAGCGAACAAAGCTGTCAACTTGTTCTGAAGATTGAGGATTTTAGGCTTGGTTATGAGCTTGGAAAATCTGTATGGGAGAAAGTAGGTGTAAGAAAGGAGAGTGATTAGTAGTTTGAATGGCATATCATTTTGTAATTGCGGTAGCGCAATGTCAACATTCGAAAGTCAGAGGTTTGGCAAATGCGGTGCTTGCAATGAAAGGGAGCTTGCTAAAAAATCTAGGGAGAGAGCCTTAGCACAGCAAGAAGCAGAACGTGTTAAAAAAGAGCAAGAGAAACAAAAACGTCAGAGGCAGATAGACTACATAGTTCAAAGACTTCAGAAGATGAAGGGTAAGACGATTGAAGATGTAGCTCTTGATGAAATTACTGACGCTGGCGGTATCGAAGCAGAATCTGTAACACTGAAATTTACAGATGGAACTTCAGCAACATTTTCACGTGGAGAATTTGCTGATGGATGCAGAGGATGTTACGATTACTATTATTACCTTGATTACCATTATGACGGAGGAGCGATTGATGATGTCGAATAAAGGTGAATTGATCGTTTTGGTAGGTCTTCCTGCTTCTGGTAAAACCACATGGGCAAAGCGGTACATGCAAGAGAATAAAGAAAATACTGTATGGCTTTCCTCTGATGATATTCGGAAAGAGTTGTCAGGAGATGAGGCTACGCAACTTCTGCCCAATTGCGAGACTGTAGGCGAATCTCATGCTAAAGTCTTTGAACTTTTGCATAGTCGTGTTAAAGAAAACCTTCAGAAAGGCATCAACGTAATTTATGATGCTACCAACACCTCTGCTAAGCGGCGCACTTCTCTGCTGAAGGAAATGGCAAAGCATCACCTTGCGGCTACCGCTGTGTACTTCAACACGTCTGTTGGAAAGTGTATTTTCAGAGATAGCATTCGTGATCGTTCTGTGGGCGAAGAAGTCATCAGAAAAATGTATAAAGGATTGCAAGTTCCTACATATTCTGAGGGGTGGGACTTGATTAAATTTATGAAGTTTGTAGACCCAATTCGTGTCGATTGGCGTCATGCTGTTGATGCTACTCTTTCTCAATTTGGGGCTATTGAACACGACAAATTCTTTAATTGGCTTCTCACTCTCGCGCCTGAGTTTAAGCCATGTATCAATCTTCCGCAGGACAGCAAATACCATGCCTTTTCTGTCTCCAGACACATCTATCATGCCATGAGTTATACCTATGAGCATTATGAACAGGTCTTTGGCATGTCTGAGGGCAAAACAGAGATGATGCTTGCGGCTCTGTTCCATGATGTAGGTAAAGGCTACACCAAGGAATTTAATGGTCGCTATGCAAATTTTATTGGGCATGAGAATGTTTCTGCTCAAATTGCGGCTCTTGTTCTGCAAAGATGGGGCTATGATATCGACACCATATTGCGTGTTGTTGAACTTGTTCAATATCATATGCGTTTGATGCAATATAAAGACGTGAAAGAAAAAGCAGTCGAAAAATTCAAAAACTTTGTAGGAGAGCAAACGTTCCAAAAGCTGATGTTTCTTCACGAAGCAGATACTAGTGCAAAATAACTATTGACATTATCCCTATTATTTTATATGATAGGGATATATTTTTTCTAGGAGGAATCACCAATGTGTAAAACTTGCAATGAAGCAAAGGGGGAGGCTATATGATTCGCAAAAGCATCTATCCGCTTGAAGCTGTATTGCCTCATATTGTTTGCCCTGATCGTCCACGTGGACATGTCAAGTCTATTGTGGATGGTAAAACTCGCTACGAGAAGCTTCGTTACAACTTTGATGGTGACGAGATCAAGATGTCATCTCAACGCTTGTATGTCTTCAAGGAAAAGGGTTGCGATTGCGTAACATGCGGTATCAAAGGAGCCTTCTTTGCCAAGGAGAAGCACTCTGAGTATGATCGCAATTATCACTTTAACCTCTATGCGTTGGATGAAGATGGAAATGAGGTTTTAATGACCAAAGACCATATTATTCCACGTTCTAAAGGGGGGCTGGACGTAATTGAAAACTACCAGCCTATGTGTACCCGATGTAACGAGAAAAAAGGAAACGAGGAGAGTTGACATCTCTATTAGATGATGGTATGATAAAAGAGTAGCAGGAACTGAGCTACATATCTATCTCCTCTTCTCTCCATTGGGCATACCTACAAAAAGGTATGCCACCTTTTTAAAAATTCCCGTACTTTTGCGAAAAGACTCCAAAATTTGTTGTTGACACTAGCGCAATGGTATGATAACATAGTGAATGTAAGGATGAGCCAAGGGCATCCTTCAAATCAATCTCCACTTGCTTTCTGAATAGTGCCCCTACACTCTTCATAAGATGGAGATTGAATGCACTTTGCTTTTGCACAGAGATGAGAGCTTTGAGTTTGAGGAGGAGTCGCGCATCTCCTCAAACGACTCACAAAATCCTTTACTTATTGCAAGCCCGATACTCTGACAAAAAAGATGTTGACAGGTTGGCGGCAATGTGGTAAGATAGTAAATGTCACTACTTCGGGTAATGAAAGGGGCGATAATGCCATGATAAAGTTGATAGTTGTCTGCGAATGCGGAAGTGAAGACAATTTCACTAACGTAGAACATGGCAGAGTTGCTTATTGTACCTCTTGTGGTAATTGGAAAGACTCAAAGAAGTTGACATTAAGGTTTAAACGCTTTACAATTGGTTACGACAAGATAAACGTTATCAGCAATGATTTAGATTAATCCTCTGATTATTGTAGGCGCAAACAGCAATTCTCGCTATATAACGGACTAACAATCTGTGAACCAAGTGATTGCGCCTAGTATCATGGAGAGGATGGCTTTCGAGCTAGTATCCTAGGAGCGGTGCAAATCCGCATCCTCTCCCCAATCATGGCAGGAGCCAGTTTGGACTGGACTTGGATTGCAACTCTAAGGTTAGTGGGTTCGAATCCCATTCCTGTCTCCACGAAGTATGGCGCATTGGTGAAGTGGATAACACAGTAGACTTTCAATCTACGATTCGGAGGGTTCGATTCCCCCATGCGCCTCCACAGATTTTCAAAGGAGGTGAATGAGATGAGTAGAAAGCCAGTAGAGTTCGTTATTGATGAGAATAACTGCTTTATCTGTACATCTCATGCCTCGCGTAAGAAAGATGGCTATATCTTACATCAACAGATGATTAAAGGCATACGTATTAAAACTTATATGCACAGGCATATTTACGAACAATGTTTTGGTGAAATACCTGATAACATGTTAGTTCGTCATAAATGTGACAACCCAATGTGCATTAATCCTGAACATCTTGAACTAGGAACACATGTTCAAAATATGCATGATATGGTTGAACGTGATCGTTCAACGAAAGGTAACAAGAATCCTCAATCTACACTAACAGAGGATGACGTTCGAGCAATCAGAAGTGATAAGGTAAGTACGAATACTTCCTTGGCATTAAAATATGGGGTTCATCATTCAACTATATCAGCAATACGAAGATACAAATTATGGTCACATGTGACCTAAAACTATATAGGCACTAACAGCAATTACACACTCGACTTTTAATCGAACATGTGATAGTGCCTAGTGATGGATGGGTACTCAAGTGGTGAAGAGGGCTGGTTGCTAACCAGCTAGGGTGACGATGAGTTGCCGCGAGGGTTCGAATCCCTCTCCATCCGCCATTGAAATGGGTAGATGTCTGAGTGGTTTAAAGAGCCAGCTTGGAAAGCTGGTGGGTGTCACAGCCCCACAGGTTCGAATCCTGTTCTACCCGCCAAGCAAAGGACGCTTACAGCAACTACAACTATTGGACAAAACTTTTAATTTTGCACCCAAGCAAACAGCGTCTTGTGATCTCGAAAATTCACCCCTAAAGGAGTGTATTATATGAATAAGTTTTACGCAACTGCACATGTCACCAAGCGTAATAAGATTGGCGACACTATTGAAGTGACTGAAAAAGATGTTATTCTGCAAGATGCTGGTGCAACACGCTCTGAAGCGGAAGACAATGCCGCTGATTGGGTGGCAAAATTGAAGTCTGAGGGCTTCAAAGTCACTGGCGACAAAGCAGACGTTCATCTTCTGGTGAACTTTCGCCAGAAACCGCCATTAATGCACAAACCTGACTGGTTCAAACGTGACGAAAAAGGTCATAAAATCATCACAAGAATTTGGGGTAAGTAACCCAGTCATAGGCGCTAACAGCAATCAAACCAAACTTCGTGCATAGAGGAATGAATGCGCCTAGCAAATTTTGTGAGTATCACACAGGCAATTGCCTAATGATACAAGTCTTCTCAGTGAGACTTTGATGATTGTGTTATGTCACGTCAACATTGAGTGGTCGGAGTGTCCGAAATCTCATGCAAGTTGTAGCCTGAAAATGCGTTAGTGTAACATTGCGATAGTCAGTAGGGATGAGTCGCAAGGCTAATCAGGCGAGGTCACACACTGCAAATAAAATCCTACTCAGTGCGTGAGTGTTAGCGTGGGCATCATCCCTTTGGCATAGCAGTACGGCGAAGTAGGTAGCTCCTACAAGTGGCAGTACGCAAAGATTCGCGAGAGCGAGTGATGATGTAGATGGTGGGGCTAACACAATTCGGTTGTGGGTTGGCTAGTAACGGATCGTGCTGGCTGGCTCACAACAATATGGCGGGTTGGCAGAGTGGTAATGCTCCTGTCTTGAAAACAGGTGACTACAGGAGAACTGTAGCGGGGGTTCGATCCCCTCACCCGCCGCCATATATTCAAAATTCAAACGAAAGGTGGAATCATCCACATGGATATTTCTGTAACTCGCGGTCTTGCAGAGTTGAAATTGCTTGACTCGCGTATCAACAGCACGATTCACAGCGGAAAGTTCGCTGTAATGACCACTGGCAAGAAAGTGGTTACTGGCTACACCTCGAACGATGAGTTCGTGAAGAAGCAAGAATCTCACTTGCAATCTATCCTTGACTTGATGGAACGCCGTAAGGCTATCAAGTCTGCCATCGTAGCGTCTAACGCTGTAACGATGGTTACGATTGGCGGCAAAGAGATGTCTGTTGCAGAAGCAATCGAGCGCAAGTCTTCGATTGTCTATGAGCAGACCTTGCTGAGCAAGCTTCGCACTGAGTATAACCAAGCTGTTGCAAGAGTTGAACGTGAGAATGAGCAAGTTCAGATTCGTCTTGACGAACTGATTAAGTCCACGTTCGGCAAGGACACCAAAGTCTCGACAGAGCAATACGAGTCTACGTCCAAGCCCTTCTTGGAGCAGAACCAAGCGAAGCTCGTTTCTGTCAACAATCTTCGTGAGAAGATTGAGAAGATGGAGAAGGAAATCGCTGAGTTCTTGAACGAAGTTGATTTTACTCTGTCTGAAAGCAACACGATCACCAAAATTGTGATTCCTGACTAGGTAGTTTACTAGTCAGGGTTACATAAACTGATTGCTGGCTATTCGAAACACTCATAAACTCAATACTCGTCCACTATTTACGTTAAAATAGTATCTAACTACTTGGTTTCCTTTATTCAGGAAAAAGATATTGAGGTTACATCATATTTGATGAAATTCTACAAATGCTGATGAAAGCTCAAATCTCAAAGTTCAAGTGGTTAAAGCTGAAGACTCAAAATTCTTCTTGAATGCCCAAATGATAGGGCGAGTCAAAGCTTAGGACTGAGGTTTCGAAAGTTCGATTAAATCCACGATTAACAGTCTATGGGTGCTTGGTATGATTGACCTATGGGTTACTGCGTGGCTGAATAGTCAGCAATTATTATCTATTCAGGGGTAGCATTAAGCGGCAGATGCCAGTGTGAGTGTCGCGACTCGCTGTTCGTTGGTTCGAATCCAACCCCCTGAGCCTATGAGGAATGTGGCGAAATTGGCAGACGCGCATCCATGTGGCGGGTGTGAGGCTTAGCGGCTTCGTGGAGGTTCGAGTCCTCTCAATCCTCATCATCAAAGCTTTGGTGGAAGTCGTAGCTTTGAGCTTCCACCTTATACATCCTTAGCTCAATGGATAGAGCGCAGGACTACGAATCCTGAGACGTTGGTTCGACTCCAGCAGGGTGTGCCAAGTAATACCTAACAAATATTTGGAGGCGTTGTACAATGGAACGATTCAACAACACAAAGCGTAGACCGCGCCCAACTGGTGGCGGTGGAGGTGATTGGGGCGGCGATGATGGCGGCTCTGACAATGGAAGCTGTGACAGTGGCGGTGGCGACTGTTAGGTAGTGAGATGGGAAAGCTCTCATGGTTTTGCGGGGAGAGCCACACGTGCCAAAGGGGATGAGGGCATAGGTTCGAAGGTTTCCGCGATACTAGTTGATTGAAAAACCTTTCCGTAAACAATCTGACGCACTAGATTGTACTGTATGCGATAGCGGAAGTCATGACCATTGGCTAAAGTATACATGTGGTAAAGGCGGGTTGTCGCCAAAGAACAGCCCGCACAGATTTTATGTGGGAGTGGGTCAAAGGTTGACCACTAGCCTTGGGAGCTAGCCTATGCAGGTTCGAGTCCTGTCTCCCGCACCAATATCACTGTTGAGAGTTCGACTCTCTCATGCGCGTCCTATGAGTGTGAAAGATTAAGCCTGTCCTTGGTCGCGTAACCACAGGCACAATGGTTGAACTCCATTGCATACTCGCCAAAAATAGGCACATACAGCAAACACAACTACTGCGTGGATGCAAATTTCCCTTCCAAGGAAATTCAGGGGTTCAATTCCCCAAGAATTGTGCCTAGTATAAAGTTTTATAAATCTTGATTAGACGCTTACAGCAGTACACATTGTCTCCAAAAATCTCTTTTCGCACAACGACAAATGTGCAAAGCGTCTAGCAGGATTCCAATTAGAAAACAAGGAGATGATTTTAATGTTGGAACACCTGAAAAATGCAACTAACTTCGCGCACACTGAGAATGGCGCTCTCGCTCATCGTACTACAAAGAGTGATGTACTGGACTTCTTTGCTACTGGCGGTGCAATGCGTCAACGTGACGAGCAATCCATCATCAGAGCTTTCACAAAAGCATTCTCTGAAGATGCACTACTGGCACTGAAGGCACTCTTCTACTTCCGCGACATTCGTGGTGGTCAAGGTGAACGCAGACTGTTCCGCGTGATCGTTCGATATATGGGAATGAATCAGCCTTACGCTGACGTTCTCAAAAAGAATCTCCACCTGTTCGAAGAGTATGGACGTTGGGATGACATCTACGCTCTGTTCGACACTCGACTGGAGCAAGACGTTCTGACTCTTATCAAAGAGAATTGGGACAAGCCTTCCTTGATGGCAAAGTGGCTCCATTCTATCAACTTCCCTTCCCTAAAAAAAGGGAAAGATGGGGTTAAGCACAAGCGTAATCTGACTCCTGAAAAGCGTCAGAAGATTGCATACGCAAAGCGTACTGCAAAATATCTTGGGCTGTCCGAAGAGCAGTACCGCAAAGCACTTGCGAAAAAGCGTAGTGCGATTAATCTGCTCGAAACTCTGATGTCCCAAAACCGCTGGGAGGAAATTCAGTTCGATAAACTGCCTTCTAAAGCTGGTTTGCAATACAGAGAAGCCTTCAAGCGTCACACTCCTGAACGTTACCAAGCGTTCTTGGACTCTCTGCAAAAGGGCGAGAAGAAGATTAATGCTTCGACTCTATACCCTTACGAGTTGGTTCTGAAAGCATTCCAGCGTAACGATGTGACTGTTGACGAGATGTGGAAGGCTCTGCCTGACTACATGGGCGACAATGCTGTCAACGGCATGGTTGTAGCTGATGTTTCTGGTTCTATGACCGCAACAAGCTATCATAGCTCTATCAGACCGCTTGATGTGTCTATCTCTCTGGCTATGTACATGGCTGAACGCAATAAAAGTGCTGTCTACAAAGACCACTTTATGACCTTCTCTAATCGTCCGCAACTGGTTAAGATTCAGGGGAAAACCCTGCATGAGAAAGTCACCAACATGTACCGCGCACATTGGGAGATGAACACCAATGTAAAGGCTGTATTTGACATGATTTTGAACACCGCGAAAAAGCATAATATTCCGCAGAATGAAATGATCGGGGTTATTTTTATCGTCTCTGATATGGAGTTCGATTCTGCTGATCGCGGAGCATCCAAAAGCAAAACGTTATTCCAGACTATCCGCAGTGAATATCATGCGGCAGGGTACGAAATGCCTAAACTGGTATTCTGGAATGTCAACGCTCGTAACGATCAATTCCCTGTTACGATGACGGACAACGGCGTACAGCTTGTTTCTGGTGCATCTCCTTCGATCTTCCGCAATCTGCTGGCTGGTACTAACCTGTCTGCTTATGATCTGATGCTGGAAGTTTTGAATGCTGATCGTTACGCACAAGTCACTGTCTAAAAAGGTGTTGACAAGTCTACTGTAATCTGGTAGGCTTGTCTTACCAAAAGATAACAAGGGGGCTTCTGAGCAATGAAGAAGGTTGTCGCTAGTACTTTGATTGTTGGAGCGATTTTTTCTGCCATGATCGGTCTGTCTTATCAAGCAGAGATTATCCCTATCACTCCTGATAGCGAGAATCGGGTTGTCCAAAACGATCCTCCGCTTCCGTGGACGATCATTGTGATTGGCTAAGAAAACTTTTGAAAAAATCTCTTGACTTTATCTCTAGCAAATGCTAGAATATAATCAAGAAGTGAGGGGATGAAAATTCCCTCACAAATACAGGGGCACATGTTCCAAGGCTAGGCGTTGCCGCCTCCAAAGCGGCGAGAGGTAGGTTCGATTCCTATTGCCCCTGCCAATATAGCCTGTTAGTGTAGTGGCAACACGCCGAAAAAGCAAACGAGTCTAGTAGTTAGACTTTCACAGCAATTTTCGCTAACCATCAGGAGGCGGTATCAGAGGTTCGATTCCTCTACAGGCTACCAAAAAATCTAACAAAAAGGTTGACAAATCCTCCGATTATTGTTAGAATGCAAGAGAAGGCACTTACAGCAAGTAATTTTATTGGTTCGAATCCAAATTTACCGCCACAGACTGGTAAATGCTCACTTGGGAGCAAAAGTTAGTGCCTTGTAATAATGTATCCTTAGCTCAGTGGATAGAGCAACCGCCTTCTAAGCGGTGGGTCACAGGTTCGAGTCCTGTAGGGTACGCCATAATGGGCGGTTGGTGTATGGCGCATTAAGCTTATAGAGTCTAGTTAGACTCTCACAGCAATCCAACCAAAAAGCAAATTTTCCATGTCAAAGAAAAAGGAGTGGGTTCGATTCCCGCACCGCCCACCATTATTTTAAAATTAGGCGTGAACAGCAGTTTTAAAGTCGCTGAAGTAGCTCAGTTGGTAGAGCGCATGACTGATAATCATGAGGTCTGAGGTTCGAATCCTTACTTCTGCAAAAACTTGATCGCGCCTAGTGTATATATCTTCTGTAACTCAGCGGTAGATGATGGGGCATGTTGCTCCTGTGTCGTTGGTTCGAATCCAACCAGAAGACCAGTTCTTGGGGAGATAGCTCAATTGGCAGAGCATCAGTCAATGGAATGTGACTTGTTAACAAGAGTCACGTACAGCAATTTATCCAACAGGTGAACACTGAGGGTTGTTGGTTCGAATCCTTCTCTCCCCACCAATACCTTTAAAGAAAGAGTAAAACTTGCTTCTCTTCGGCAAAGAACCGCTTGCTTTGCTAGGTAAAGCCAGATATGCGCTCTTAACTCAGCGGTAGAGTACCTGACTTTTAATCAGGGAGCCACTGGTTCGAATCCAGTAGGGCGTACCATTTTTCAACTTATCAAACCTCCTTCTGCTGGGTGTCTTGGCACAGATAGCCCAGCAGGATATGCGAGTATATTTTAACGGTAGAATGCTAGACTTCCACTCTGGCGGCAAGGGTTCGATTCCCTTTACTCGCTCCATTTAGAGGCGCGTACAGCAATTACATATGCTATGGTTATAGTGGACAAATGTGCCTCGTTTTTACAAATCACGAAATTATTGGAGGATGAAACAGATGGCAAAGAACAAGAAGCAAGTCAAGCATGAAGCGCAAGAAGCTTCCAAGGCTAAACAGTCTGTACGCTTGTATGTCAAAACCATCAAGACGCTTTATGGCGTGAAACACGCAGTTGTCGATGCAAACGGCGTAATCCAAAATTGGCAAAACGGCGTTGCAGTATTCGAATATAACAAAGCAGGTCTTGCGAATGCAAGAGCCGCAAAGACCACGTTGCAAACGGCGTAAAATTCTCCGCAATTTACAGTAATAACCAAAATTCACATACTCCAAGGGGGAACTTAAACAATGTCTCAAAACGATCAAAAGCCGCTGGTAACGCAAATCAATGATGCGGTCGCAAACGCAAGTAAGACCAGCAAAACTGTTATGACTCAATTGCTTGAAAAGGCTGGCGCGGTTATCGCGGCACAAAAAGAGGGCAAGATTGACCTGACTGGTGAAGCTGACGCGAAACGTGTTGCTGAAGCCCTTGCAAATGCTGAAGCGATTGCAAGCGGGTCTATCGCTGTTCGCTTTGCTGAACTTGGCGACGAACTGGCGAAGTCTCTTGCTGAAACTGGCAATGAACTTGGCAAACTCGCTAAAGAGTTCGCTGATCTGACCACTGCACGTGATACTTTGTCCGCTGAGGTTGAACAACTGACCAATATCAAGGCGGCTACTCTGACTTTGCAACAAATTCTGAATGCCCAAATGGACGCAAAAGCAGAATTTGTTGCAGAAATGGAAAAGAAAAAAGCTGAACTGCAAGCGGCTATTGACGAAGCGGACGCTTATGTCAAGTCTGAGAGGGAACGCATTGACGCTGAGATCAAGCGTCTTGCTGACGATGCAGAAGCTGATCGTAAGCGCAAAGAAGCAGAATGGGCTTATGAGTTTCAGCGCAAACAGCAACAAGATCGCGACAAATTGAACGACGAACTGACGGCTATGAAAAAGCGTCATCAAGAAGCTCTTGATGCTGAAAACAAAGTGCTTGATGAGCGTGAAGAAACTCTGGACAAGCGTGAAGCGGCTCTTGATGAAAAAACTGAGTTCTATGCTGAACTAGAAAGAGAAGTTGCTGGCTTCGATGAAGCAGTTGCCAAAGAGGTTGAAAAACGAGTGAAGGTTGTTACCGATACTCTAACCAAAGATCACGACAATGCAGTTGCTTTGCTTCAAGCGAAGCATGAGTCCAAGGTTGAAATTCTTCAACACAAAGTTGAGTCTTTAGAGTCTCAAGTTGAAGACTTGAAGGCGCAACTGCAAGCGGCTCTAGCAGTTTCTGGTAATGCTATGGACAAAGTCCAAGAGATTGCCAAGGATGCTGTTAATAGTGCGGCTCAGGCGAAGGTTGTTCTTCAACAACAGCCGCAAACTGAACAACTGCGCAAGTAGGTAAAATCCATCAGGGGGGTAAAAGTTGCCCCCCTGAATAAAACTTCCAGTATCCGAAAGGGGATAAACAAGATGTCTCAATTTTCCGTAAACCTCTCTAAAGGTCAAAAGGTAGACCTCACTAAAGGTACAACCTTGAAGGCTGTTATGGTTGAACTTGGATGGTCTGCGCAAGTTTTCGATGGTGTGAAGCATGATCTTGACGTAACGGCATTCATGTTGGACAGCTCTTTCAAAACCACTCAAAATCCGTATGGTCAAGTCAAGCAAGGCCCAAATGATTGGGTAAAATTATCCCACGGCGGCATGGCTCCGAAAAACATGATCTTCTACAGCAATCTTGAACATGAATCTGGTGCTGTACGTCACACTGGCGATGAACGTACTGGTTCCGCTGGCGGCATTGGTGAAGCTGACGAAACTGTATACGTCAACTTCGACAAGATGCCCGCTGACGTTGATTCCATCTTGTTCTGCGTAACCATCCACAACGAAGACGAAAACGGCAATCCGCTTCCTGTTCAACTGACGTTTGGACAAGTCAACGATGCGTTCATTCGAGTTGTTGACGCTGACAACACGAACAACAAGCTTGTGAACTTTGACCTTGGAGAAGATTTCTCCACTCAAACGGCTGTTGTCGCTGGTCGCCTGTACAAGCACAACGGCGACTGGAAGTTTGAAGCAATTGGGCAAGGCTTCAACGATGGTCTTGCTGGTCTGTGCCGCCTTGTGGGGCTGAGTGCGTAATGAAAGTCAACCTTGCACGACCGCCTAAGAAGAATACTGGCAATGGTAACACTGGTGGGGGAGCTTAACGCTCCTTCTACCTCAAAAACTATCATAAGGGGATAGATAAATGTTGGATATTTTGTACGCTTTGTTGGCAATCATCATTCTCGATCTGATTTTGAGTGGTGATAATGCAGTGGTTATTGCCCTTGCCAGCCGAAAACTACCTGAGGCAGAAAAGAAAAAGGCAATCATTTATGGAACAATTGGGGCGGTTGTTTTTCGAGTCATTTTCACCCTTTTGGCTGTATGGTTAATGGCAATTCCGTATCTCCAAACGATTGGTGCGGCACTTCTGCTGTATATTGCTGTAAAACTTCTCTTGGACAACCAAGAGAGTGAAGGTTCTCACGTTGAGCAAAAAACAACGTTTTGGGGTGCGGTTGGAACGATTCTTGTAGCAGACATTACACTGTCTCTCGATAACGTTTTTGCTGTAGCTGGTGCGGCGAATAGCGCTGGGGAACACAGCTTCGCATTGGTAATCTTTGGACTGATTCTCTCTGTGCCCATCATGGTATGGGGTTCCAGTATGATTCAAAAGGCAATTTCCAAATTTCCCATCATCATTTACATTGGCTCTGCTCTGCTTGGTTGGGCGGCTGGGAAGATGATTCTTGCCGAAGATTACATGAGTCAGGTTATCACTGACTACGGTTTTGTGAAGTGGATAATCCCGCTTGCATTCGCGGCTGTTGTGGTGCTGATTGGTAAAGTCAAGTCTCGCAAGAAAGATGACTGTTGCGATATACAAATCAAAGAAGTAAAGTAAAAAGGTATGGGGTGAGCCTGAATCACCCCAATATTTTTTCTAATTTTGTGGCGGTAATCCAATAGGCAGAGATAACAAGCTTAAACCTTGTCCAGTGGGAGTTCGAATCTCCTTCGCCACACCAGTTTTAAGGGCATATGGCGCAATCGGTTAGCGCGGCAGATTCATAATCTGAAGGTTTGGGGTTCAAGTCCCCATGTGCCCACCAAATCCTTACTAAAAGGGAAGTGATTTATTGCCACAATGTAAACAATGCGAGAGTCATTTTCCAAGTAGGGTTGAGATTGATGGCAAGCAACATGTTCTAAGTAGTCGAAAACATTGTTTGGCTTCACTGTTGGCAGTGAAGCGTACAAACTTCTAAGGCAAGAAGGACTTGTAATAGAAAGATATTAGAAAGGGTGTTGCAGAACATGCTAATCGACAAAGATGAACTTTTTGCCTCAATACAAGAAGAAGAGGCAAACGTTCTCCAGAATGAATTCGACTCTTTTCTGATAGCAGAAGGTGACTCTATCCAAAGACATCAGCACAGGCGACAGATGTATGTTGAGTCGATTAACATTGGCATCTGCTACTAGAAAATGGCTAAGAAGACAGTAAGGCAACACGTCGAATATCTTTTGGAACAATATCCGCAAGCTAGGGATAGCGACAAAACGCTCCTTATGTTATACTGGATGTTGGTAGATAATGTGGATATGCAAAGTGGCCGAAGAGCTTTGTATAATTCTTTTATGGAACGAGCTACGCCGCCTGAATCTATCACAAGGGCAAGAAGACTTATCCAAGAGGAAGGGCTGTACCCTTCTAGTAAGCAAGTGTCTGAATCTCGTAGGCAGAAGCAAGAAGCCTACAAAAATGCTGTTTTAACATACAGAGAGGTGGCAGAATGATGAAGCTTGAATGCACATCAAATTCGTTGAAAGATTTTACCAAGGGAGCTACCTATGATGTATTTGACTTTCTTCGAGAATCCACAGGTCTTGTTTATTGTGTGATTAACGATCAAGGTAAAGCTCTTGATCTTACAGAGGAATTTGTTGAAGCAAATTTCAATTTGATTAAAGTTCAAACACATTTTCATGGTAAACCTGTTGATTTTCTTGGTGGCAATAGTTGGTTGCATGTGTACCGCTTTCAAGATAGCGGCTACACGTTTTCTCACGAGCCAAAATGGAATGATATAGGCGTTGGCATTCTTCCCTATGCGATAGGAGAAGATGGAGAAATTTCTTTCCTCGCCGTGCGTGAGAAGCGTCCAGCCCACGGCGACATCTTCAAGACATACGCTTTGACTGGAGGATATGATGATAATTCTATCACTCCCGCTCAGTGTGCGCTGAAAGAGCTACAAGAAGAATCTGGTTTTGTTGCTTCTCGTGATAGGTTGACCTATTTTGGTATGTTTAATACTACTAAGATGTCAACTGCTACTATGCATTTATTTGCTATCAACGTAACTGGTCTTAAACAGGGCGATAGAACAACTGATGGAAGCATGGTAGAGCAAAATGCATATCCGCTCTGGATTGGCTTCAAAGAACTCATCCTTGAAGGTGATAACCTCTTATCGAAAATGGCAAATCTTCTCTTCCTCCAATTGAAAGGACTTCATACTTTTCCCAAGGAAATTTAAACCATCCAAGGAAGTTTAAACTATTTCGATGATTTGACACCGTTCGACATTATTCGACTTAAAATATTCTTGCAATTCACTCTCTAGGATGGTACAATGAGGTTCCAAAATTACTTCACTTTTAGGGGGCACATCACGATATGACACAAGCAATTACCAACAACTACAAAAAAGCGCTTCTGGATATGTTTGGCACTGATAAGGCTCTCTATGAAAAAGCCATTATCCTTATCAATGATTTGGAAGACTTTCGTGAATTTGTCAATAATCATATGGGTAAACCTTGCTCGAAGCTAATGGCGATTGCCTCCTTCCGTAAATGGAAACTAAATCAACGCAAATTCACATTTTTTGAATTTGTTGAATTTTATCAAAAAGATGCTAAGAAGGCATTGGAGAATTTGGCTCTGCTTCCTATTGACTATGAGCAAGTGAGTTTTATTGACACGCTTCTCGATAAAGGAAGTTTGACATTGGAGGATGTGTACAATTTACATCAAGAGGAACCAGACAAGCCGATCATTCGACTTGTTTTAGCAAGGAGTAAGGGGGAATCTTAATCCCTCTTGACAAATCCTCTAATTATTGATATAATACTCACTGTGAGCAAGCAAGTAAATAGGTGTACTACAAGGGAGGAATAGCAACATGGCAAATAAAGAAAAACTTATTGAAACTAAAGGTCGTTTTGAATTTGTTGGTATTGTAGCTGGCTTAACACGCAATAATGCCTTCACTGAGGAGAAGACCAAGAAAGACCCAAACAAAAAATGGAGAAGGCTTCGCTTCAATATCAAGACGAGCAAGGCCAACTCTCCAACCGTGGAGATCATGGGTTCACAAGTTGACACTGTTAAGATCAAAAAGAAGGAAAACAAGGCTGAAGAAAGAGATATTCCGTTTACAAAGCGTAATTCTCTGCCTGAAGGCTGGTATCTTGGCGGTATGCTTCCAACTATTGGGCTAGAGAAAGAAATTGATGACAAAGGCGTTGAAAAACTGAAGTTTGAGCGTCTTCATGGCTTTGATGCAGTTGACAAAATTTACACGCTATTAAAAGATGGAATGTCTGTAAAAGTCACTGGTCGAATTGAATACAGTGAATACAAAGACAAACAAGGAAAGATGAAGCGTCAGGTCACATATCGCATTGACTATATTGCTCTCACGCAGGAGCCTGTAGATTTTGATGCTCAGGACTTTGAAGAGCAAGCATTTTTCCATCAAGAGATTGTATACGATCAATCCGCGCTTATTGACGGCAAGCTACATGTAGATGGTATCTGTATTGCATACAATAAAACGTTTGCTCCAGCTCAGTTTGTCATTGACACTGCTACACATCCGAAGCTGGCTGACAACGTAAGTAAACGCTTAAAATTTGGCGACACCATCCCTGTATATGGTCGTGTCATTTCTGGTGCTGTAGCTGTTGAAGCTACCACAATCGAGGAGGATGATTGGGGTTCTGATGAAAACCCAATCCCTAATGCAACCGAATGGGTTAACGAAATGCGCATTACTGGTGTTGAATCCTCTAATCGCGTAGAGGGCGTTTACACTGAGGAAGATTTTGCACCTTCTGAAGAAGAGCAAAACTACGGCAATGATGCCAAAGACGAAGAGGGTAGCTGGAATGACAACGAGGATGACTTGCCGCCAATTGATATCTCAGATGATGATTTGCCATTCTAATAATCCTTTGATTATTGTACTATAGGGGCTACAAGCCCCTATAGCTACGATATATAGTAAAGGTATAAACTATCAACATATAGGGGGTTGTTTCAAACAAGATGCCCTGAATATCAAAATAGAACAGTTAAGAACAGGAAGTGATATGAAGCGACCTCCTTAGCCATAAGGGGGAATCTTATTAATGTCACGTTTTAAAAACAGAAAAGCAAATGTACCAAAAGCAAGAATCCAAGATTATATTTGGACTATTTATGGTCGTCCAAAGGCTGGCAAGACAACACTGTTTCATAAGTTGATTCAAAAGGCTTTTGGGGATTCTTCAAAAGGTCAATTGCTTGCTTTTGAAAAAGGTTATCAAGCGCTGTCTGGTGTCTTCGCAGAAGATGTTCCAAACTGGAAAGAATTTATTTCCATTGTAGATGATTTGATTGCCCTAAGAGCAGATGAAAGAGAAGAGGCTAAAAAGGCTGGCGTAGAATTTGAACCTTCCATTGAGTTTATTGGTATTGATACAGTTGACGAAATGTGGGTGATGGCTACTGAATACGCTCTTTTGCTGAAATCACGTGAAGATGGCAAACGCTATAAAACAATTAGCGACATCCCTTGGGGCGGCGGCTACGATCTAGTTGCCAAGACTGTTGATACGCAAATTAAGCGTCTGCAACGTGCAGGGTATGGATTGTGGTTCATCACTCACGATAAAGATAAAAAATTTGAATCACGTGATGGTGTAAGCTATGATAAGACCACTGTCAATCTACAAAATCGCGCACGTGATCTGATTATTAACATGTCTGACTTCATTATTTTCATTGATATTGCAAAAGAGCAAATTGGAGATGAGCTTGTAGATACTCGTTATATCTACTTTAGAGGCGATGGAGAGCTAGAGGCTGGCTCCCGTTTTGAGAATATTGAATCTCGCATCCCCTACAATGTCGATTTGTTTTATGATGTTTTTGAGAAGGCAGTTCTTAACTCTGTAGGTTCTGGCGTAGACATTCAGAAATTGCGTGAGGAGCAAGCCGCAGTACGTGAGGCAGAGGCAGAAGCTTACTTAGAGCAAGAACAAGAGCAAGCATCCTTAGATGATCTTCGTGACTTGATTACAGAAGCTATCAACTCTCTAAATCCAAGTGCAAAAGATCAAGTTAAAGCCAAGTTTAAAGAGTTAATTGGCACTGTCAACTACAAGAAGGAAGACCTAACAGCAAAACAGTTGCAAGATTGTCTTGATTTTGTTCGTAGTCTCTAAATTCCTTCAAAAAAATGTTGACAATCAATCATAGAAGTGGTAGTATAATTAGTAGGATTGTAATACAAGGAGGTTGCTATGAAGAAGACGGTTATCACAACAGCCACAGCACTCCTTGTTGCTTCTTCTACGCTACTACCGAATGGAGTAGCAGGAGGTGACAAACCTCCTGCTTTTCTTTCATTGGCTGGCGAAGAATACGAGCAACAAGTTAAAGACTTGGATGCCATGAAACGTCTTGTCAAAGAGCAACAACGACAACGACAAATTGAGCAGGCTAAAAAAGAGAGAGATGAGAAAGAAAAAGCAGAAGCCAAAAGACAACTCACTCTTGCCTCTCGAAGCGGCGAAAATGTGCAACAGTGGCAACCATATGTAGCTACTTTCTACACGCTTGCAGAAGGAAGCGGCACAGGAAGAACAGCTACAGGTACTATCCCAACTGCTGGCAGAACACTTGCGGTAGACCCAAGGGTAATTCCACTTGGTTCAACTGTTGAGGTTATGTATCCAGATGGCTCTGTCGAGCAAAGGATAGCAGAAGACACTGGAGGAGCCATTAAAGGCAACATCCTTGATGTGTATGTCGTTACAGTGGAAGAAGCACTGCGAAGAGGACGACAAAAAGTGCAATTAAGAGTCATACATACACCATAAGGAGTGATGCGAATTGGTTTTGTGGTTTATTGCAGGAATAGTTTTGTTGGTTCTTGTACTAGCACCTATTGGCGGCTCTAGTGGCTCCAACAGTAGTAGTTACTCGTCCAATGGTTCATCTTCCTCTTCGTCTTTTGACTTTGGTGATGATGACTAAGTAAAACCTTTGACCGCTTGGATGGAGGAGGAAGCCAACAAGCGTAGGTGATGCAACATGCAAATTAGACAATGCTTCTGGAGATGGAAAAGTGTAGAGGAAGGTGAGCCTGATACGTTAATTGTTGTAACAGACAATACTAGGGTGAAGATTCCACTGGAGCCAATGGTAACATTCTACGCTCCACTGTACCCCATGCACCAGAGAGTCCTTGGTTATCAGTTTAGAGTCTTAGATGGAAGCAGAGAGCAGAAAGAACTCTTTGCGAAACTAGGTATCTCTGAAAAGGATGAAATCAAGGAGAAGAGAAAACGTAGAAAGAGGGCTGACAATGAACAGATGGGAGAAGTTTATTAAGAAGCTAAACAAGATTTATTCTTATCAAGAAAAAACTGTTTTAACTATTCAAACTCAAAGAAAGAATGGTGATAAGAAATGTTAGAATGGACATTTTGGGGAATCAGCCTTGGAGGTTTTCTAAAATTTTGGGGAGTTTCCATCGTAATCAGTTGGGTTCTCATGGTTATTGAAGTTTATCTGGAGCCTGAAAACGATGATGGTTACGAATGGGAGCGGGTTAAGGGTAGCTCTGAGTCTGTCAAGGTAAAAACACGTCTAACGAAAGAGGAAGCTCGCGCTCAACTGATTTTTATATTGGTTCCTGCGATCAACCTTGCAGTCAGCATCTGGGCTGTAATCAGCGCATTCTTCAATCGCTTTTGGAAAGTCGATCTGCGTTGGCTGTTCCTTGTCTTCCCGCGCAAAGAGAAGAAGCAAGAGCAGTCCAATCAGGATGCCTATTATTGAGAGAATGCAAGTTAAAAGGCAGATTGCTAAAGAGGGAGTTGAATAGTATGTCGAAGATGTTGATGGACAGCCTTGTAAGACAAAAATCCATCCTAGAATCTGAAGGGTACTCTGTTGCATATATCTGCATCTATGGTTCGCAAAACTATGGGTTAGACCTCAATACTGAGGAGTACCAATCAGACATCGACATGAAGGCAATTATCATTCCTACTCTGGATGACCTTGTAGCAGACAGCAAGCCTGTTTCTATAGTGGTCGATACAGAATGGGGGCAGTGTGATGTGAAAGACATCAGACTGCATTTTCAAACACTGTTGAAGGGCAATCCCGCATATATCGAAACATTGTTTACAGACTACTATGTTGTAGACAATAAGTTTCAACGTGAATTCGACACCATCATTAGCTTGCGTAACGATCTTGTGTCAGCATTGTCGGCGCAATTCGTCAGAGCAATATATGGAATGATGTGTGAAAAGCAAAAAGCCCTGTGTCATCCCTACCCTTCTATCGCCCATAAGATTGAGAAGCATGGCTATGATGGAAAACAAGCTCATCACATTTTGAGATTGTGGTTTGTAATGACAGACTATATTCTCAATGGGAAAAGACTAGAGGAGTGTCTTCGTCTAACAGATGAAAGCAGGATAGAAGCTCTTATGCAATATAAGCTGAATCGCCCATCCTTAGAGGTTGCTTCGCAGATGGTCGATCACACGATGGGGCTTGCTAAGAATTTGAGAGATTCATTTTTGGAGAAGGTTGATGAGAGTAAGATGGAAGATTCTGTCAGCAATACATTTCTGAAGCTTTCTCAGGACATCATTAAACACAAAATTATTGAAGAAGTTAAGGGGGCGAGATAATGTCAAGAGAACTGCTTTTGAAGGTTGCAGACCAGATCGAAGTAGACCCTCAATATAGCGGCAGAGCGTGGTGGGATGTTAACACTCACAAAGGTTGAGCGGCTATTCGAATCCTGCTGGAAGCAGGAGCCGAAGTTGTAGCAGGACGCATGTATAATGCTATTTTTGAGCTAGATGGAGAAGATGTCCATTGGTATAATCTTGACCGCATTACTGGAATCTCTCGTGAAGTTTGGGATGAATTCACTGATTGGAGCATTGATAAAAACGCTCATGAGACAGCAGAGGTATTGCGGTATATTTATGAGCATGGTGAAATGCCGTATGGTGTTTAGGTTAGTAGTAGCTGGTTGCCGAGACTTCCATCATAAAAGCGTAAAAAACTTTAACGTGGTGAAAGTTGCATTAACCTCTATACTCTCCAGCAAAGTTAGAGATGGTTACAAAATTGTAATCGTCTCTGGCTGTGCTAATGGTGCTGATAAGCTTGGTGAGCTATTCGCAAAAGACAACAAGTATGAGATATTGAGGTTTCCTGCAAATTGGGAGGCTCATGGAGTGAGTGCTGGTATTGTTCGCAACGAGAAAATGGCAGAAATATCAGATGCTGTTGTAGTCTTTTGGGATGGCAAAAGCACTGGAACAAAAAATATGATTCAGAATGCAAACAAATATGGCTTGCCTATAAGAGCATTTGACTTTAATGGTAAGCGCCACAAGGAATGGGAGGCGATTGTGTTTTGAAAAAGATTCTTGCTCTTTCTGTAGTTGTAGGCTTGTTGCTGACTGGATGCAGTGACGGCAATAATGTTGATAAAATATCTGGTCTTACGTATGAAGGTGTTGGAACTGTAAGAGGTTATACTTCATACGTTTTCAAAGATCAAAAAGGAACTGTCCGAATTTTTTGGGAAAGTTCTAAAAGTAAGGTAATCCGCAACTTCTCCAGTAATACCAAATATACCATCGAAGCCGACAAAGATACTTCGACCCAATGGGGCGGCAGAATCGTGTCAGTACAGGAGGAGTAAACCGTGAGAGTCCATCTTTACACGACAAGAGAAAACATCAACGCCTATCAACGAGGCTTGCCCATTGAGGCTATTTGTGACAAAGAAGTTCGAAAATATGCTGATGAGTATTCGAATTTCGACATCCATATTGATGTGGATGCTGAGGAAATTCAGTCCATCACTGTCAAAGAACGTTACTACACACTTTCTGGAGCTTGTCCATACAAAGTGTTTAGTGTGAGGAAACCAAGAGAAGCGGAAGACTGCTAATCGTTAAAACGAAACTTTTAAAGAGGAGGTTTTCTGAAGATGGGAAATGATAGGTATTTGAAGCAAATTGCTCTAATCAACCGCTTCTCTGAACCTGAGCTGGCTCAAAAATTCATCGAAAAGCATGGCGAGGTACAACATAGATTGCTAATCCATATTGCTTTATATGGAGGAACCTCAAGCGTAGAATATAAGACTTTAAAAGAGCTTTCAAAGTTTCTTGAGAGCGAGAAAGTTGAGCATATCTTTGAAGGTGATGGTCACAGCCTCAGTAATTGCTGGTGGATTCGATTAAAAGTATAAGTTGTCTTTTCTCTAAAATCTCAGTTTTAACGAAAGGGGGGATCATAATGGGACGCGACTCGCTGATTCGGGAATTGTGCGCTATAACAGGTGAAAGTGAAGATGTTATTCGTAATTCGATTGATATAATTGCGAATAATTGGAGTAGAATGTCTACAGAAAAAGCGGCAAAGATTGCCTTGGAGTTTGGTGGGCATATACAACAAACAAGGGCTATTGCCTTACTGGACTGTTTATTTAAGGAGATGGGGTAGATGGCTAACTGTTGTCGATGCGGAAAAGAAGGATACGATCACGTTATTGACTTACAAGGACAAAGCTACGATCTGAAAGATGGAGAACCAATCATGCGTAGCTTTCTTGATAGAACTGGTGAGCGATCCCTATGTATATCATGTGCAGATGCTATGACTGAAGAAGGGTTGGAAGTTCGTGCGTTTTTATACAAAAGGATTGAATTATAAAAAAACACAGGAGGATTGATAACATGAAACGTACTAGTAAGCTTGAATGCACTAGCTGTGAAAAAGGTGAAATGATTTACGAACGTCCTATCATTCTCAATAACAATAACCCTTGGGGCAACGATCCTGCAAAACTCATGAATGCAAGCAAGCTGGCTATCCATCGCTGTAACAGATGTGGAGCAGTTGCTACGTTGAAGCCGTTGGAAGTTTCATCAAGGTAGTAAACTCAAGAATTGGCAGGTGTTGAAATGCGCATTGGAGATGTTGTAAAACACAAAGAGAATGGAGAATTAGGCACAGTTCACTATTCCTCTTTTGGCTTCTCTATTCATACATGGGATGAGGAGAGGCAAATATTAGTAAAAGAGTTAGGTGAAAATCCGAAAGTTCTTCAGGAGCATTGGGAGGTAGTTGATCTTCCGAAAGGTTACGAAAAGATGCCCTATGGAGGAGTGAGAAAGGTTGAAGGCTAATCTTATCCCATTCACAAATGAGAAGCAGGAAATCGTTTGGGTGCGTGAGGCTGACGTAAAACGTCTCTTGAAACAGCTTCCAAAAGATAATGTGAAAGTCATCATGACCGTGGAGAATGGTAGTGCCATTCTTCATTATGAATTTGGAACTACTAAGGGGAAAATGGTGTTTAGAGGTCAGCAACCAAAACAAATTTAGGTGTTGACAAATCCCCTGATTATTGGTATACTACAAAAGAAGTGATCGGTAACGTCTAATACTTTCAAAAGTGAGGTTAACAACAAATGCTTACTACTTGGTATGTGCAATTACCCACAGGAGATAAAGCAAATCGTGAAGCGGTAAAACACGTTGCTGAGGTTCCTTTGGGAGCGGATATGGTTGGTATCGCCATCAAAGATGATGGTTTGCCCTATGCGTATTTTGATTGTGACACTGAGAAACCACTTGTCCCTCATACATTTTTTATTAGTGGCACTGGCTATAATAATGAGATTATGAGAGGGGAAGTAATTAAGCGTGTTGGGATGTTTCAGTATCCAGACGAAGTAGCGGACGAGCTTTGGATTTGGCACGTATGGCATAAACCATATGGGCACTAAAGCACTACTGGTCACTTGATAAAACAAGTGACAAAAGGGGTGCATTAAAAATGGCAAAAGTAAACAAAAATGTAGATTGGGCTAAGGTGAAGGTTGGCGATAAAGTTTTAGTTCGCAAGGACTTAGACGCAAATAAAATGTATAGTCATCATGATGATAGACTTTGTGATGTTGTGCCTGATATGGTTGAACTTGCTGGCAAGGAAGTAAAAATCACTGATATTAGCAAACATCGTGGTCTGTTTCGCGTTGACAACTTTAATTACTATTGGTCTAGTGACATGTTCGTTGGCGTAGTAACCGAAAAATCTAAGCCAGAAACTACAAGTATTGATGATTTCGCGGCACTAATGTTGTTTGTAAGCAAAGTTATCCATGCTGATCCCTACACTATTATTTTTTACAAAGGGTTGGACGGCAAGGAGCGCAGAGCCAAAGTAAAATGCCAGAATGGTGATGTATACGACAAAGCAAAGGGAGTCGAGATTGCAACCTTGAAGGCCATCAAACGCGAAATTGAGCGCAAATTGCGTGAGTTTTAGGTGATAGAATGCTAGAGGATGTTCTGAAGAATCTTATACATTCGTGTGAGGCTCTTGCTACCTCTATCATTGACAGAGAAGTTGAAACGTGGACTCCAGAGGAGTTCACGTTTGTCTCTGCATGGACTGAATTTATCACTGTCTATTACAATGAAAAGAATGGTGGGGGTTTAGATGAGGATAGAAAAAGCCTTTAAGGTTTATTTGGACGCTGAAGAGAAAAAGTGCTTCTTGTTTATGCTTAGATGCTTAGAGGAAGCAACAGGAAAAGGTAGGGTTAATCAGCTTCGGTCAGATTATATCGTTGTGAATCAAAGCAATATACGCTCTGTGGAGCATATGTTAGCTCTCACTCAAAATGGCACTTCTATTCCAAGCGATATTCAGGTAGCCTTCCCTAATTTTTGGAATAGCCTTTCGAAAGTTGTCCTCGACTGGAGGGACGCAAGATGGTGAGGAAATACGAAGGTTTTTTAGTCACCTTTGAAAGCACATGCGAAGGTATTGGAAAAACAACACAAGCCCTGAAGCTTGTTGAGAATCTAAATGAAGCGAATGTTGAATCTTTGTACACCAAAGAACCTTATACACCTCAGTTTCGCGCTATTCTAAAGGGGAAAGAGATGAACTTATCCCCCTCTGCCGAACTTTTCTTGATGAATGCTGATAGAGCGCAACATTTCCATGAGGTGATTGAGCCAGCGTTGATTGCAGGAAAGGTTGTTGTGTGTGACAGATATTTTGATTCAACCCTTGCTTACCAAGGTTATGGTCTTGGATGGGACAGGGGAACACTAGAGGCGCTACACTATATTTCGACAGGATTCACATTACCTGACATCACATTTGTTTTTGATGGGGAGCCATTCCGTCAAAGAGATGAGGATGACAGGTTTGAGGCAAGAGATGATGCATATTTTGAAAGGGTTAGGAAAGGAATGTTGGAGCTTTCCAAACCACATCCGCAAGGGTGGGTAAGTCGTTATCGTCTAATTCAGGCTAACAGACAAATAGAAGAGATTGCCAAGCATGTTCTGAATCAAACTCTTATGCATATCAACATGATGAAAACATTGAGATAGGCGACCCTTTTAAAGATAAGGAGCTGGACACAGTGAAGGTAAAATGCCAAGTCTGCAATGAAAAGCATGAACGTGATGAAATGGTGAAAGAGGTTATTTATAACCAAAACAAATACTTTCACCCTTCTTGTCATGAGAATTGGCTAAAAGAGAAAGAGTTTAAACAAAAGGAAAATGAATCGTGGATTGAGCTGTTCGAGTTTGTCAAAGCTGTCCACAATTTCCAAACGCTTGGAACTGGTATCATTGAAGCCCTACAAAATCTTCGACATGGCACTGTTAAATTTAGGGGCACTGTCGTTAAGAAGTATCGAGAAGGAGTTCCTTATGACGTTATCTTGCAAGCGTACAAGAAGTCAGAGCGTCAAATAGGAAAGATTCGTGAAAGCAAAGGTGGCGATTTTAAAAGTGACCATGCTGAATTTATGTATTGCTTTTCCGTTGTAATAAGTAAGGTTAACGAAGTATTTAGACAGCAGAAGACTAAGGAGTCTCAAAAAGCTATCACATCTGCTGAAATCGAAGTTGCTTCGAGAAGCAACAACGAAGAAAGGAAGTTCCGAAGAACAGAGAAAACGGAACTTGAGGATTTGCTTGACGATTGATAGGGGTTGATGTACTTTGACGAAAAGTTTAGTAGTTAATGGTGTTGATATGACCACTCAGCAAGAGGAAGTGCAAATAGCTGAGTCATATCTATGCGGCTTATTTTGGAATAAGCCAGAATACTACGACCTCTACACTGAAGACAAGATCAGTAACAAAACGTTTCTCAATCCTGTTTGGGCATTCTTCTTCCAACTAGGAAGACACATGTGGAATAATGAGATCAGGAAGTTTACTGACATTACCGCATATGAATCTCTGAAGCAACTGAATCCTAAAATGCTCAAAAAATATGAGTATTTTGGTGAGTTTCAGACGATTGAGGATATTATGGAGGAAACAAAACAAGACTTTGATAACCTTGATGGCTATTACGACAAGGTTATCAAATACGGTATGCTTCGTGAACTTGTTGAGATGCTTGGCGAAAGAGTTCTGAAGGTAGATGGGAAGTATGACTACCGCAAGCTTAACGCGACAACACTACACTCTTATTGGGTTGATCGACTGAATAAGATTGGGCTTGGTATCAGCAACAAGGTTGATGAAGTATATTTGCTTGAAGACTTTGAGGACGAAGAAGCGTTCATTGAAAACATGAGTAGCAACCCATCTATTGGCTTAGCGTTTCATGGTGCGCCTCTTTTAACAGAGGTAGCAAATGGATGGGATTTTGGCAACGTGTATATCCATGCCCTTCACTCTGGACGTGGTAAAACAAGTATTACATTTGCCCTGTTAATCATGTCTTGTCTTATTAACAAAGAGAAACTTTTGGTTATCGCGAACGAACAATCGAAAACTGAGTTTCAAAGAATGCTTCTCATCACCGCATTAGGCGTGCTAAAACTCGACTTCAATAGGAAACGCCTGAAGAAAGGCAATTTTACAGAAGACGAGAAGGCGAAGCTTCGCCAAGCAATTCAATACATTAAAGATATAACCAATGGAAACAAAAAACTATTAGCCTTTGTCTTCATGGAGTCTTATACAATGGACAATGTGAAGAAGCACGTGGTTCATTATGCGAATAGAGGCTATAAGCGAGTTCTTATTGACACTGGCAAGCCACCTGATGACTTGCAAGGAAAGGCACGTTGGGAAGCCTTTACGGATGACTTTAAGAACCTCTACAAGCTGGCGAGAGCGGATGGCGGCGGCTTGAACCTTGCTATTTGGGTTAACGTTCAGCTAGGCGATGAATCTATCGGAATGCGCTTCCTAACAGAAAAGGCTCTTGGTGACTCTAAGAAAATCAAGAACGAAGCAAGCTTTCTGCTACTTGGCAGGAGGATATTCGATGATGAGTACAAAGGAGAGAAGAGAGCCGTCACTGTGTACAGGATAAAAGAAGACCCATTCAACGAGGATGAGGGAGAGCAGGTCATGAAAGAAGAGTTTGAGCTAGAGAGGTATGATAAGAAGGGGAAAGAAATTCCTTACTACTTCTACTTTGTAGCCAAAAATAGAGATGGCGAATCAAACGATACTGGACTGGATGTGCTGGTTCTTCGTCCAAACTTTACCAATAATACTTGGCAGGAAATTGGATGGACTACCATCAGAAAAGATTTTTAAAGGAGGTTGGCACATGAAAGAGAATGCGATTCTTTACCTCATTGCTTCTCCAATCATCCTATACTGGAAATATCACGCTTTTAAGTATGATTTACAAAAAGAGATGGATGACTACCGCTACAATGTGGACAGGATGGACGTGAAGTGACAGGAACGTTATACGCAATTTCACTGAGTAAGTGGGAGGCTTTGCCCTCCTCTTGCTCTATCAAACTTTTGTGCGTCTGTCATCCTCCTAGCCCTCTTCCTAAAGGATGGGTGCATGTGCCCTACTTAGCTCCTAGCCCAAGCCTGTGGAGACGTGTACAAAGAGTCAAGGAGAAAGGGGAATGGAACGAGCAAGCATTCAGAGAACATTATACCCCTAGGTTCAATAAGGAGATGAGAGAGAATGAAAGATCACTTCTGGCATTCAAGGGTATTGCAAAACGCCTAGATGGTGGTGCTGACATAGCCATTGCCTGTTTTTGTTCTAACCCTGATATGTGTCATAGGAAATTGATAGCTAAATCCTTTGAGAAATATGGTTATAGGGTGGTGCTAATGTGAGTGACCTAAGGGAGATCAAAGAGCGAATCTATAACGAGGAGCGAATTGGCGATGTATTAGAAGCATTAGGCTGTCAAAATATTAGGGAGCTACCAAAGAGATGGGAGGCACAACTTCCTCCAGAGTTCTATTCTAGCTACAAACGAAGCGTCCAAGTTAATAAAAATCCAAGTCTAACTGCCAACGTATACACAAGGGGCATAAATGGGGATATATTTGCTATTATTGGGTATATCTTGTTTGATGCTCGAACATTTGAAAGTGTAAAAGATTATCTCTTTGAGATAAAAAAATGGATTTGCAATACACTTGGATATCGCGAAATGTTTGAAACTTCTTTGGCGGTACTTGTGAATGGCAAAAAAGAAGAAAGAAAAAAGAAGAATTGGACTCCTTGGCTTGATTACATCAGACAAAAACGCAAGAGAGAAGTATTGTTTACAGAAAATGACGTGTTAAATGACAGTATTATGGACTCTTTTCTTCAGTGTACTTGGCAACCTTGGATAGATGAAGGTATTAGCCGTAAAACTCAAATAGAGTTTGAGGTTGCACTAGATCATACAACCAAACGTGCAGTGTTTGCTGTTAGAGATAGATACGGGAAGCTTATTGGTGTTAAGGGAAGATATTTTGGTGACAACCCTGAGATCATGAAGGAGCAAAAGTATCGTTATATTTATTCTTGTAATAAATCTGTTGAATTATACAATCTTCATAGAGCGTTACCATATATCTTCGAACAGCAAGAAGTTATCATTGTTGAAGGTGCAAAGTCTGTATGGCTACTATGGCAATTTGGATACAAAAACGCCGTTTCTATTGAAGGTGATAAAATCACTGATGCGCAAATACATATCCTTAAAGAGCTTGGCGTAGGTATACGCTTCATCTTTGCTTGGGATAAGGACAAAGAATTTGAGAAAATAGAAGACGATAACATAGTGACTCTGGTAAAAAGTGATAGATTTTATCAGGATCAGTTACAAAATCACTTCGCTGGTCGTCTTGTTTATCTTGTAAGAGATGAAGAAGATTTGTTGACTGGCAAAGAATCTCCTATTGACAGGGGAAAGAAAGTATGGGATTATTTATATAATAATAAGTTGAAATACTTCTGGAAAGGGGAAGATGCTGTATGAAGTGTGAACTTCCTAAGAAGCCAAAGTTTACGCGGGGTGATTTTGTAGCTTTAGGCAATACTCAACATGACACCTGTCTCATCACTGTTCATGGTGACGGAATGGGTGGTATAGTTTATTATTTGACCTGTCTTTATAATGGTTGTCGTCTTCATGAGTCTCAATCTGAAACTCCTGAATTATTATATGAGTGGGTTAAGAAAAATCATCCAAATTTTCAACACTATCCATCCTCACGATATAAAGCAGTGGTGACTGAGAATGAATGATCGTATGAAGAAGCTATGCCCAAATTGTGGTGGAGAAAGCTGTATTGATAGTGGCGGGGTAACTCCTTGGGGTTCTGGTATCGACCTCCCTTGTGAAGCGTGTAACGGCACAGGGAAGGTCGAAATAGACTGGAAGAATGCCACGAGAGAAGCTTACCTGTCTAGATTGGATAAGCTTTCTCTTGATGACGTATTGCCATTTGGTGAGCCTGTGCGTCATTTTCAGCCATTGTACCTAGCTAAAGCTCCTATCAACATTTATCTTGATGATGTAAGAGACTGTCCACGAGAATTCCTGTTGGCTCGTACATACGAGGAATGCATTGCTATGCTCAAAGGTGAAATCTATGATATTCCTGAAAACTACACAGGATATTACATTCACACCATTTCTCTTGACCATGATCTTGGAACAGAGAAGACAGGGTATGATGTAGCTTGTTGGATTGAGGAGCAGTGGGCTAATGGTAATACTGACCTTGTTCAAACAATCTACCTCCATACTGCGAACCCAACTGGCAGAGATAACATGTATAGGGCATTGGCGATGTCTCGTTTTAAGCCTGACCATGTTAAAGTCTACAAAAGTCCTATGATTAATGACATTAACTTTGGAGGTGAACGAGCATGAAGGTGGAAGTGGGGAAGGTATACAAAGTATCTTTTGATGACTGCTGTGTTCAGGGTTCTTTTATTTCGACTTTGAAGAAAATAGAGAAATATTCAGACGGCGATCTAATGGATGGAGGCACTGGATATTACAATTTGGAATTTGTTAACGGTGTAAAAATTGAAGGTCACGCTCTCGATTTAAAAGAAGTGAGCCAAAAAGATCAACCATACCTTATCGACCTTGAAGAGATTGGCAACAGATGCTATAACCCTGAATATGGAGACAGCAGAATATGCGAGTGCGGTCATACTTACTATAGACACTTTGACACATACGAAAATATGAGTCCTTGCGGTTGTAAGTATTGTGGTTGTCATACCTTCAAAGAAAGGGAGGGTGGCGAATGAACCTTCCAGATAAGTTCACTGTTAAACACAAAGATTGTGATTATGTTATGTATGAAATTGAAAAAAATGAAAATGGGTATAAAATATCGTGGGATTTTTTCGATGAAGTAGAATGTAAGCAACATACTGGCTCTACCAATTACTCTGCATGGCTTGTGCGAAGCATCATTAGAGATGGGGGTTGGATTATTCAATGAAAAACTGGACAAAGAAGACTCCTGTAAAGCTTTACAGTGAATACGATGACGTTCAAGAGAAACTTGCGAAGATCAATGGAATTGATGATTTGAATAGGTTTCTGAATCCGCGTGAATCTGATCTTCATGACCCTCGTCTTCTCGATAATATCGAACAGGCTTGCAAGATCATTCTTGATGCTATGAGAACTGGCAAGAAGATTCGTATTTTTTCTGATATTGATGCTGATGGTATCACGGCAACTGTCGTAATGTACAATTTCTTGAAGCAGTTTGGTGTAGATGTTTCTTACTTCCATGTTCAACGTTCGGCAGGACATGGGATTGAGCAAGCGATGGATGTTGTACCAGAAGATACTGAGTTGCTTATCATTGTAGACTCTTCGACATCTTCTGCTGAGGCTTGTAGGGAGCTTAAAGAAAAAGGTATTGAAATCATCATTCTTGACCATCATCACCCTGAATGTGAAAATCCATATGCTCTTATTGTCAACAATCAAATGTGTGATTATCCCAACAAGGAATTATCTGGTGTTGGCATCGTATGGAAGACAGTACAGGTGTTGGACGATTATCTTGGCTCTGGAACTGCTGATGAGTTTATAGACCTTGTAGCTGTCGGCTTACATGGTGATGTCATGTCTATGCGCGAACCTGAGAACAGATATATCGTTTATCAGGGCTTGAAAAACATCAAGAATGAAGGTTTGAAGGCTATTCTTCAGGCTAATAAAATTAATCTTTTTGATGTTAATTCTGGAACGATTGGGTTTACTATCACGCCCACTTTGAATGGTGCTTCACGTATGGACAAAATTGAGCTTGCACTCAAACTTCTATCAACTGATGATTATTTCTTATGTGCTAACTTAGCGGCTGAAGCGAAAGAGTTGAATGATAGGCGTAAATTAATGCAAGCTGATTTTGTAAAGCGATATTCTGAAAAGATCGAACACGAACTTCAGCATCGCAATATTATTGTACTTGTCGATGATACAATTACCAGCGGATTTACTGGTTTGGTAGCTGGTGATATTGCTAACAAGTACCGTAAGCCCACTGTTGTTCTCACACATGCTAAGACAAAGGATGGCGAACCTTTGTTTCGTGGCAGTGCCAGAGGTTATGGGTTTAATATAAGAGGTCACATTAGTCAGATGCCTCAAGCTCTGTTTGCGGCTGGTCACGATCAAGCATGTGGGGTTGGTGTTTTGCAAAAGAATTTTGAAGAATTTGTCAAACATATTGGCGTTGGAGTTAATCTTGAAGATAAAGGTAATCAATACGATCTGGAACTTGATGTTCAAGACATCACTTATGATCTCATTGAGAAGGTGATGGAATTCAACTTCGTCACAGGTAAGGGCATGAGGGAAACCAAATTTCTTGTTCGCAACCTTGTGGTAGTAGGCAAGCGACAAATGGGTGGAGGCTCCACTGTTCGTATTGATTGCAATGATGAGAAAAATCCATTTGTTTTGATGAAATTCAGAACCAATCAAGAGTTTTTCGATTCTGTTCAGGATTGCGCTGAGAGTATAGTAGCGGTTGGCTCTTTAAATTTGAATAAGTGGAAAGGTAAATGGAAAACCATCATTACGCCTCAGTTGTTCTTAGACGATTACGAAGTGGTGAGCTAAGTGTTTAGAAATTTGATGACTGTGTTTAAAAATTTATTCAAAAAGAAGCCAAAAAGCTGTCGAGATTGCTTCTGGTATTCTTGTTCGCAAGTGGGTTATGTTGTTAATTCTGACAAAAGCATTAGAGAGATAGGGGAAAATGTCGAATATTGTAATCGTAACGGCTCCTTCAAATTAAAGGACACCGAAGCTTGCGCTCTATTTGAAGATTTTTAATTTGAATAAGACTCTTGACAGAACACGAAATTATTGGTATACTAATAAGTACCGAGAGATGAATGGTTAGATATTTTTGCTGACCATTCTTTTTTCGGGAAGATAGTCAATATATTGATTATCAAAAATATGAGTAAAAGGGGAAATGCGAAAAATATTGGAGGGATTTGTTTTGAAACAACACTACGAATTCGAATTTGAAAACATGGAGTTCTCAAAAGATGGAGGACTTGACGAGCTAATTGCTCTTGATCGTTATGCAATTCCTACTTACGAAGGTTACAAAACTGGAGATACAGTTGTCGCTATTGTTGACGATAAAGGCTCTAAGCGAGTAGGCAAGATCATGATTCTAAAAAATGGAAAGGCTGTCGTTGAAGATCGTTTTGGCGACACACATGAAGTTGAACTTGATCTATTGCATAAACCACTTGAAACGAAGCCCTCTCAGCTTTGGGAGCGTTGGGCTAAGGGTGGCTCTAGTGTTGAAGAAACGATGACAACCAGAGAGTTTTGGGAGAATGAATTCCGCTGGCTATTTGATGGATACCGTTATAGCTTAGGCGGTCGTATCCAACTGATGCTTGGACAGGAGTTTGTAACAGGTCAACGTGCCAATTTGACAGCTTACAACTGTTTCGTTGCTCGTAGCCCTGAGTCCCTAGAAAACCCAATGGAGCAATTCTTGGATGGTCTTGAGGTTGCATACAAGGAAGCCAGTATCATGCGTAGAGGTGGCGGTGTTGGCATCAATATTTCAACATTTAACACAATCTCTGGCTCTGGCGCAACTGAAAGCGATTTCATTTTCTATCTTGACAATAGCCATGCTGACTATAAAGAATTGCTACAACGTATTCGCCTTGGCAAGTTTAAAGGTGTAACAATTGTAACGACTCAGGAAGAGTTCGACAACGCAATTATTGAAAGAGCTAAAACAAGAAATGTGTTTTCTTACAATGCTGTTGACAGTGTTGATGACGGACTGTTTGACAATATGAAGAACATGGCAGAGTTTTCGTACAAGAAATACTCTGTGGCTATCAATTTCAACGATCTACGTAAGCGAAATGCTATCGTCAAAGGCGTGAATGGACGTTCTTCTGGCTCAGTATCTTGGATGGAACTGTTTGTGCTGATTGCTCAACTGCTTCAACAAGAAACTATTGACTGCGTTGACTTTGCAGAAGTATTTTCTGCTATCGTCCATCTAATTATTCAAGGTGGCTCTCGTCGCGGAGCGTTGATGTTGATTTGCAATTCTAACAACCCTCACATCGTCAAGTTCATTACTCGTAAGCGAGAAATGGGTTATCTGTCAGGTGCTAATATCTCTGTTGGCATTGACGATACGTTTATGAATAATGTCAAACTTGCCAAGAGTGTGGTTGAGGCAAATGCTGAAAGTGTATATTGTCTGAATGCTGACTTAAAACAATCTTTAGAGATATGGAATTTGATTATTGAGAGCGCACATGCGTCCGCAGAGCCAGGAGTTGTATGGCTGGAGCGTTACAATAAGGAGTCTAATAGCTGGTACTTCCACTACATCATTTGTACCAATCCTTGCGGCGAGCAAGGGCTTCCTGCATGGGGTGTTTGCAATCTTGGACATCATGTATTGCCACGTTATTATGTGCGTGGAAAATCTTCTCTGAGAGGGGCTAATGTAAGTAATAAAACCTCTTTGTATTTTTACCCAAAATACGAAGAATTAGAGAAGTATCTACAGGTCGATTGGGATTCTCTTGCTAGAGCTTGCCATACATCTCAAAGACTGCAAGATAATATCATTGATTACACTGACTATTTCATGGAAGAAAATCGTGAAACACAAATGAAAGAGCGCAGAGTTGGCATTGGCTCGATGGGACTTGGCACTCTGATGATTAAGCTAGAGCTTCGTTATGGTTCTGATGAAGGTAATGAGTTTATTGATACTCTTTATAAATTCATTGCGTATCAGCACTACATGGCAAGCATTAAACTCGCAGAAGAAAAGGGTGCGTTCCCTGCCTACGAATACGAGAAATTTATCCAATCTGGATTTATGAAACGTATGCTTTCTGAGTTCCCTTCGATGGATGAACTTCTGAAAAAGTATGGTATTCGAAACGTAACCTCTCTGACGCAAGCACCAACTGGTTCGACTGCTACATACATCGACTACATTCCTCTGTTTGTAGAACTGTTTGGCGGCACGACAACAGGTGTTGAGCCATACTTTGCATTTGAGTTCTGGAGAGCTAGCAGACTTGGCTTTGCACAGCAAATCTGTCATATCGCTCTGCAATACATGGAGAAGAATGGCTTAGGCAGTATTGACGAACTGCCAGAATGGTTTGTAACTGCTATGGAGCTTTCGCCAGCAGATCACGTTAAGGTTCAAGCGGCTATCCAAAAATGGACTGACTCTTCGATTTCGAAGACTGCTAATGCACCAAGAGACTTCACTGTAGAGCAGACTGATGAATTATACATGCTTTCATACGATCTTGGTCTGAAAGGCATGACGATCTATCGTGATAGTTCACGTGAAGCTCAAGTTCTCGCTGTAGACAAGGAAGACGCCAAGTTGGAAGTTCATATTGAGGCCGAAAAACTGGCTGAGATGGAACAAGGCGACATTGAAAAGCTTAATTTCTTGCAGGAGTATGAAGCAGAATGGGTTGGCGATAAAGAAGCTACTCATGAATTTTCGAAACGCCCAAGTCGCCTGTATGGATTCACTGAGAAAGTGAAAGTACCATTTGGCGATAAGATGGTGAAGGCTTACATTAATATTAACGTTGATGAAGATGGTCAACCTTTTGAAGTGTTCATCACTTCTAACACCAAGGAGTTCGAAGAAATGGCTAGTGTCATTGGTAGACTGGTGACTCGCCAAATTAGAACTGGTGATAACATTGATGAAGTCGCTAAACAACTTCGCAAAGGACAGACTATGGTAACTCTTCCTGCTAAACTTGCAACGCTACTGGAGCATGTAGCTTATGGAAAGATTGAAGTTCCTATTCCAAGCAATGTCAAGATTAAGAAGGGCAAGCCAAAGATGGTGTTCCAAAAATGCTCTAAATGCGGCGAACAAGCGTTTGACAAGGCAAACTGCATTTGTGTAGCTTGCGGAGATTCGAAGTGTAACTAAATTGGTGTGGGGCGAAAGCCCCTCCCCTTATCAAAAGGAGGTGTATTGTTATGGAGCTAGAAAGAGTTATATTTGAAATGGTAAGCGGAAGACAAATGACGTTCAGAGGAGAATCTGCAAAACGTGTTTTAAATTTTTTTGACAAAGATGGCAACATAACATCAAACCCTCTTGTTATAAATGATGACAATGGTGTTACAACTGATATTGTATACGTTCAAAACATTGAGTGTGTGCGATTCTTATACGAATAAAAGGAAGTGGTATTTATAAAGGTAAATTTCCGCATTGCCACTAGGTATATTCGAAGTGAATATACTGAAGTCATTGAAATTGATGATGATGAATTAGTGGGGATGACCAAAGAAGAGATTGACCAGATGATTGACACCATGTACTCTAAATGGCTTGCTGAGAATAATTATGGCGGTTGGAATATCATTGGATAATTTTCATACTAGGCTTTATTGCAATCATTGTCTTGCTTTCATGGCTTGACAAAAAAATGTTGTGAAATAGAGCACGACATTCATAGACCTATGTTCTAATAAAAGGAGAAGTGATAAAATGATTGAACAAAAAAAGAAAAAATATTACAAGGAAAAGGAATATGTCTGGATTAAGGAGTTGAAAGCAAGAGGTCGCATCAAATCTCTCGACCTTAAAAATTATGAAGCTATGGTTACATATTTCCTGAATGGAGAGCTTGTTTCCAGTGTGTTTAAGCTATGGGAGATTACCAAGCTTCGCAAGGATGAATCTAAGCCAAAAGGTAAAGGTGTTAACCGTAAGCAATTGAAGGTTCTTATCAAATACTTTGACAATGAAATTGATAAGGTAGCCAAGATCGCTATTGGCGACTGGATTGATCTTCGTGCGGCTGAATCCATTGAGTTGAAAGCAGGAGAGTTCAAACTGATCCCGCTTGGTGTAGCAATGCAACTGCCAGAAGGATATGAGGCTAACGTTGTGCCACGTTCTAGCACGTTCAAGAACTATGGTATCCTTCAAGCTAACCACTATGCTGTCATTGATGAGTCATACTGTGGTGATAATGACCAATGGTTTCTGCCAGTATATGCTACGCGAGATACCTTCATTAGCAAGAATGATCGTGTGTGCCAATTCCGCATCAACCGCAAGATGCCTAAAGTTGACTTCGTAGAAGTAGAAGTCCTTGGTAATGCAGATCGTGGCGGTCATGGCAGTACAGGAGTGAAATAGAGGGGTTTTTACCCCTCTCTACTCTATAAAAGCAAAATTATAATCAAAGAGGTGAAAGAATATGGATTTACAAAGAGTTTCCCTCATGCACACCATGACTCAGCCTCTGATCCGTGAGTCGATAAAACAAAAGCATGGTGATGAAGCTTACAGACAGTTTCTTTATCTTGTTTTTAAAGGGTATTGGAGTGGCACAGATTTTCATATGTTTGAAGAACTTCTGGAGATACTTGAAGAATACTCTCTGGAGTGCGAAAATGACATGGAAGACATTGAGGTTGACGATGGAGAGGACTTCCACTGGAGATATTCTATCAGTTTGCGTTTTTAGTATTATATAAAACTCTTCTTTTAGCGAGGTGATAATAGTGACTGAAGGTGGAGATTTTGGAAAGTTTACAGTCCTAAAAAATGATGACATTCAAAAATATGCTTTTTCATGGGAGATTGAATATCTGGATATGTTACGTAAAACCATTAAAGAAGGAAGGGTTAACGACAACAAGAGTCCAGATCATAAATACATTGTCATTAACACTGATGAGCCTTATGCTGACGAGATTATTGAAATTCTCAAAAAGCATGGGCATTGGGGGTAATTAACATGATGAAACGTGCATTAGCTTTCTATATTGGTGCGCTTGCAATTACGTATCTAGTACTCTACTTGGATCAAGTTTCAGCAAATTCGTATAGCATCGTTAATGTTTACAGCTACATTATTCCTGCTATCCTTTATTCAGGGGTATTTGCAGTCGCGTATCGAGAAAAGAGAAGAGGAAAACAATGACTAAAATATTTATAGAAGTCAGTAAGCAGGAATATATAGATTGGCTAGGCTCTGGCATAGAATACTATTTTATTCCACAGCCAATTGCAGACAGGACAAATATTCATCACAAAACAAGAAGTGGTGAAATGATTGGCTATAGATACTTGGAGCCATTTGATTCGTACCATATTCGCGAAGATTTTTACAAACAGTTCAAGGGGGAGTAAAACAATGTCACTTAAACTTTATGAGATTACTGGACTGATGTCTCAGCTTAACGACATGATGGAAGCTGAGGACGCTGATAACCAATCTATTATTGACACTCTTGATTCATTAGAGATTCTTCTGGAGGACAAACTAGAAGGTATTGCTAAATACTACAAGAATTTGATGGCAGAGGCTAAGATGTTTGACGAAGAAGCGAAGCGTCTTGCTCAACGCGCTAAGGCTCTAGAGAATCGCGCTGAAAGCTTAAAGAATTATGCTCAAAATTGCATGGAGCAAGCGAAAATCGAAAAGGTTAAAGCTGGTCTATTCAATATTCGTCTACAAGCAAATCCTGCTTCTGTTGAAGTCATTGACGAAGCTAAGGTGGCAGACAAATATAAAATTCCACAACCTGACAAGATGGACAAGAAGGCTATGTTGGAAGATATGAAGAATGGGATTAAAGTTGAGGGTGCAAAGCTTGTCAATGACAAGAAGCATTTGAGGTTTTAGGGTATGTGGGAAACATATTTGAGCTGGTTGTTAATCGCTTCTATTGCTGGGGCTGTATATGGTTGGATTGATTGGCTAATTTTCAAGAAGGGATGATGAAAAATGACACTGCAAGAACTGCAAGGAGAAATATCGACTGGACTTCATATTGTAAAATTTAGTGCCACTTGGTGCGCTCCATGTAAAATGTTAGCACGTAGTATTTCGGATGCTTTCGATGAATTTTCTATAGACTTCGTAGAAAATAAGCCTGAGCACATCAAAGGATTCTCTACTAAAATAAAAGGTATGCCATTTTCTATTATCAACATTGACGTAGACGAGAATCCAGAAATCACTACACACTTTGGAGTCATGGGTGTTCCACGCATGATCGTGTTCAAGGATGGCGAGATTGTGGATGATGTTTCTGGCTTTCAAAGCAAACACGCTGTCATTGACTTGGTTATGCGACATGCGTAAAGAGCTACGAGTTAGTAGCTCTTTTTTTAACAGGAGGTGTTAAAAATGAATCATATACCAAACGGAAAACATAGAATCCTTGCCATCAGTGATATTCATGGTAGCTATGACGAGTTTATAGAGCTTTTAGATTTGATGGGTTACGATTCTGAAAATGACCAACTTATTCTACTAGGCGATTACATAGATAGAGGAAGTCAGAGTAAAGAGGTTATTCAAGAGGTGATGACTTTATCTTCCAATGGAGCTATCGTGTTAAGAGGAAATCATGAGCAAATGTTTCTTGATTGGCTAGACTTAAAAGATCAAGATATGTTATTTGCTTTCAATGGTGGTATTGAGACAATGGAGAGTTTTTTCCCGCATATTAGACAGGATAATTGGGATAGCGTAGAAAGAGCAAGAATGCACTTCTTGGCTCAATGCAAAAGCGAAATTGACTTTATTCGGAGATTGCCACTCTTCTATGAGACTAATACACACATCTTTGTACATGCTGGTATTAATCCAGTTGCTACAAGTTGGAGAGCATCTTCAAAGAATGTATATATGTGGATTAGAGATGAATTTATTCATCACCCTCATAACACTGGAAAGACAGTTGTTTTTGGTCATACGCCAACTATGAGGATAAATCCAAATACACTAGGGAATGTATGGCATGGAGAAGGAAAGATTGGAATTGATGGGGGCTGTTGCTTTGGACATCAGATGAATTGTCTGGAGATTACAGCAGAAGATTGCAGAGCTTGGTCTGTGCCAAGCAAAGGAGGGCGATAAAATGGGAAGAATGAGAGGATACAGTGCAGACGTACAATACCTAACTCTTGTCAAAGAAATTCTAGAAGAAGGCTATTACGATCAGAACCGCACAGGAATGCCTACCAAAAAGATTTT